ACCGAGGCAATAAAACTATATGCCATAGTTATCTACGCCTACCATAATGCATAATGGTGGTGGGGATCGAACTTACACTAGCGCGAAGAGCAGAGGTTAGGGGACCAAAAGTAAAGAAGGTTGATCCAGGTTTCTGGTTGTTGTACTCAGAAAGCATCCAAGAGGTTGAGCGTACCACACTCGACTGTCTGATCTCGTCGTAACTTCCTTCCCAGTTATTACCGAGACCACTAGGACTCGTTCCAAAAAAGGACTGTGCAGCTGATCCTACAGTAGCTGTAAGTGCTGCAGTAGTGTTGTCGAGGACTCCATCAATATAGTAGGAGGTTGTTCCACCAACACCAGCCACTACTGGTCTCGTAATATGAAGCAGATGCCAATTGCCTGTTGTAACAGTGATTGTACCTGTGATGGTTGCACTACTCGTACCCATAGCACCAATACTAAGGAGATTGCTATTAATGAAGACTCCTAGGGATTTATCAAGGTTATCGGCGACTGCACGATTGGTGCCTGAGGAGGTAGGCTTGATCCACACTCCTAGAGTAAAGTTGTTGTCCGTATAGTTAAACACTGCAGCAGGGAAACTAACTGAGGTGCCTCCTGTAACTGCTGCTCCCCCTCCACCTTGAACCCCTGTGACGGCTGTAGCACTATTATTGGTGCCATCAAAACCGTTTAATGCGGAATCCGCCACACTGACTGAGGAACCATTTCCTAAGTGACAGACAAGGCCATAGTCATTAATGGACCAGAGTGTAAAGGTACCATCGGTACCATCTGTATTAAGACTGGGATTTCCTACAGCGAGGTAGAAGACTGTGTCAGTAGAAGCAGAGAGTGTAGGAATCCTAATATGCATCTCAAATGCACCTGTCGAGGCGACGTAGGTGCTTGGGACTAGTTCAAAGAGTAGTGGTATACTTAAAGCTATATCTGCATAAGGACGGATATCATAACCGCTCGTGTTCTGGGCTTTTCCTCCGTTAGCAATCGTGGCGAAGGCACTGTCCGAAGACCAGAGAGCTGCAACGAAGTTCGTAGAATTGATCGATCCACATTGCGTGTGATCGATGGTAACCTTTTTATAGTGAGTGAATGCCACTATCTATCCATTCAATACAACTATACCTGAGGGGAGGACTTTGTATCTAGGATCATGATCATAAGCGTCACGCTGACGCTCGACTACGTCAGTGAATGGGATGCAGTGGCGGTCAGTGGAACCGTGGAGGTGAGAGAACTGAGCTAGGAGACGCTTCTGCTGGATCTCACATTCATCTCTACCACACAAATGGGCATCGCACCGCAGGCAGTAGCCTCGGCGTATACCAGAACCAGGTTGGGGAGTCCATGTGTACTGACAATGGCAACACTGCTCCTGCTCGCCTTCAATCTTATTTCCGTCTCCATCATAGGTGACGAAGTAGGCTGAAGGTTTATGTCCTCTTATCAAGGGAACTCCTGAATTGTTATTGGGGATCTGGGACTGAGTTGGGGGCGGGGTCGGGGACTGAGGATCTGATATCGATACGATCTGGTCCTGCTGCAATTGCTAGTGTGATAGCTTCTCTCTGTTCGTCCTCTGAGAGGAATGACATGAGAGTAGGGTTACTAGCAAAGACAGCTTTGATGGTGAGCGGCTTTCCCATTGATGGACACTTGCCACAACAGAATCTACGCTCACCCTCGGGCATGGTTGGAGATCCACAAGGGAAATCCATATATTCGTCCGCATGGAGCTTCATGTCCATGCGGTCGTGCTTTAAACAGCAACTCATATTTAACCTTTCCACACTCTGGGTTCTCTAAATACCCATCTGAATACCTTAGCGAAGAATGAATTAGTTCTATCGAACCAAATATCCCCACCTGTGTGATGGGCTGAATAATGATGGTTAAACATTATTCGTCGAAGTAGATGGACCAGTTGAGGACGTCTGAACCCTGGGCGAAGGTTGTAACCCAATCGATTCCGTTTGAGAAGGTCAATGGAACGACTAGTTCTCCGCCTGGGATTGAGACCCACCGATAGCCACCACGCATATGGAAGCCCCAACGACCAAGCTCAACGCCTAGGGTTGGTGCAGTTGTCTGTGTGTTGTTGGCTAGGGTGACTGAGGCACCTGCCTTAGCGTCAAGGGGCGATGGGGTGATTGCGTTGGTAAAGACGCCGACAGTTGACTGACGACTTGCTTTGATGGTGTAGGTGTTGTCTGCTGAGTTTGCAGCAGGGCCTGCCGACCACTCATAGACCTTCGACGCAGCCATTGTTGCTGAAGCTGGGTTGAGGATGTTAACGTTACCGGCTGTTGCTGCTGTGGTGTTCATGCCAGGGCCGATTGTTGATGAGACGTAGCGCATGTAATTCTCCTGAAAGTTGTGAAGGGGATTAGGTCCAGATGAGGCGAACACCCTCTACGTCAATATCTACGTTAAGGATGATGGGAGCGAGAGGGTCAATAGCAATGCTTGATGGGTGAGTTGCGTGGAGGACTATGCCTGTGTCGCCTGAGGAACCTTTGAGTGTGAGGACTGCTGCATTGCTTGCTGGAGGAACAAGAGTAAGAGCAACTGCATCAAGAGGAACATCAAGGGTATTATCTCCTGCTGCGAAGAACATTAATTCAGCCTGGACTGGGCTGGTTGGATTGGTAGCTCCGAAGGGAAACTCTGTACCGTTGAGATCTCCTGAGTAGGAGATGTTGATAACTCGGCGGGATGTGGTGGACATTACTTTCTACCGATTCCGGAGTCTACTTTGATAGCTGGATACTTGGCTTTGACTTTGGCTCGGACTGTGGCTTTCTCCTGAGCAGATCCGAAGGAGGCTACGCGGGCTAGAGCGTTTCTGGCGTGGTTAGCGTCTTCGATAGGGTATCTGCCACCAGCCAGGGCGAAGGAGGAGCTTGGAATCTTTTTGCGGGCTGCTGCTGTTAGCTTAGCCATGACTAGTTCTTAACCACACCTGTAAGGGTGATAGAAGAGGCTCCTGTGTAGGTGCCTACAGTTGTGTACTTGACTCTAAGCTGTGATCCTAGGAGACCTGTGAGGATAGTGTTGACTGTGAGGGCGCCGTCGCCTGGGGTGATTGCTGGAGCTAGGGCGATGCAGGTAACAACCGCTGAGACCTTCGTGGCTGTTGTGGTTGCGAAGCTAAACTCCATGATATCGATCCAGGTGTGACCGTTATCGAGGGTGGTTTGGACGAAGAAGTCTGCTGAGGTTCCACCACCAACACGCACGAAAGTAGCCTGAACAGCAAGATAGTTCATGCCATCAAGGTTCAGGATTGGAGTAGAGGTTGATCCAGTTACAGCAGCTGCTAAGGTTGTAGTAGGGAGAAGTGTGAGAAACCTTCCACCTGAGATTGTATGTGATAGCATTACTAAACCTTATGTGAGGTTAATGAAGGTCTTCCAAACTGAGCCGTCGAAGATAGCTACTGAGGTGTGGGATGAGCCGCCTGCCGAGATTGTACCTGAGGTTGTAGTAGCGTCTGTTACTAGGGTGATGGTGCCAATTGTGGGAGCTGTTGGGAGCTTTGTAAAGGTACGACCCTTAAGACGTAGAAGCCCACGTAGGAAGACGTTTCCTAGGATGGTTGGATTCTTAGTCGATGTTGACATGAATAGGTCCTAAATAAAAATGGGCCTACCTTTCTAGAAGATAGGCCCGTGACGTGGGAAACGTCAAGTTGGTAGATGGAGGTTAGTCGTCTAGTTCGTCAAGATTCTCGGAGAATCTGGGCTTAGCGGCTTCGTCAATACAATGGGCAGCAATCTCTTTTAGATTTCTTAATCCCCATACAGAGATTAACTTGAGACGCTGCGAGACTTCCTTTACCGGCCAGTCAATGTCGATTCCCTTATCTCTACGCCTTGTAACTTTGACTAGGCCACCGCAGAAGGAGCCTGGTTTGAGCTTGTTGATAAGGTTGATCTCTTCGCTATCGAGGAAGGCAGGATCAACTATGAGGCCGTGCTGGTGAAATACTCTCTTGAGCTTTGGTTTGGGTGAGCCATCCTTATTGTCCCAAGGAGTCTTACCCTTACGAGTAAAGATGTTAAGTTTGGTAGGACGGGCTGTTTCAATAGCCTGTGTGAGGGCGGAGGCGAGTTCGTTGACTGTGGTCTGGTTGTTTGTCGGGTTTGTCGGAGCGACTACGGGTTCGACGACGGCGATTGCTTTCTTACGTGGCATGGTGTGGATGGAGGAAATGAGCCTTAGGGTTCCCACCCTACCGGCACAGTTGTCTCAATATGAGACGGTATGGGGCTAGTTAGAGTCCAGCCCCAAGACTGAGGTTATTAGCCAGCACCGTTCATGAATGGGTAGCTTAGGTATACTGCACCTGCTCCCGAACCTGAAACGGTTGTGCCTACAACTGCACCATCTATCTGGTCGCCCGACACAACTGCGTCGTCGATTTTGCCAGTTGAGGCCGAGTAGACCTTAGCGTTTGCAACTGCAGCACCGTTGTAGAGTGCAGTTGTTGATAGGCCATAGATCTGATACCAACCAGCTTTCGCTGTGGTGTCTACGATGGCGTTGGCAATGGCTACTGGACCACGAACGCCAGTGACCGAGAGAGCGGACTGGAATACGTTGGTTGTTGAGAGGCCAAAGCTGACAAGTGAGCCGTCTACAGTGGAGGCAACTCCCTGTAGGAAGACATACTCGTTGCCTGCAGCATCTTTCTTTCTAGTGCCTAGGCGGAAGTCATAGACTGTGGTTCCGTGCGAACCGATTGCTGTTGGTGGGTGTTCCCACTGTGTGTAGACGGTTGTTACCCAAGCTGGACGTGCCATGTGATGAGCCTTTCTGTCTAGACAATCAGGGACACCTAATGGTGTTTAGACTAGAGTAAGAAGTGGGGGGCCGAAGCCCCCCTGAGTGAGGGTTATAGAGTACCGAGTGAAGCGAGGATTGCATCAGCTTCTGCCTTGAGAGCGTCTAGCTGATCCTGAGAGACCGGAGTGCCTGCAGCAATCTGTGCCTGAAGGTCTACAATGGTCTGGTTTAGGGCTGAGAATCTTGCAGGTAGTGCGTCAACGGCAGCTTTGATTGCATCTAGATCTGCCTGGAGTTCCTGTTCTGTTGCCATAATCTTATCCACCTTTCTATGGAGTGTTAGTAGTAGTTCTAAGACAAGTATTAGAGGATCATGTTGACTGAACTTGTTGCCATGATCATTCACATAGTCTCTACACTTTCTAAACCACTGTTGTGGTTGGTTATGGTGAGTGACAGTGCGACGACGACGAGGAGAGAGGTTATGTTCCGACTGCTACCCAGGCTACGTTTTCTGTGCCTGCGGAAGCTGAACCTGCGAGTACCCATCCATATACGTCTACCGAGCCACCAGTGATGGTGCCGTAGGTTACGAATGCTGTACCTGCTGAGACTGCTGTAGAACGGTTGAGAGCGACTGCGAAGCCTAGGACAGTTGTTAGACCTGTTGCGACTGGGGTTGGGTTGGAGCCGTCAAGAGCTGTGATACCACGAGCAACCTTATAGCCTGCGGCTACACCTGTGGTTAGGAGGTTTGTTGTGATACCTGTGGCGATTGAGGAGACACCAGCGTTGGTGATAGCAACGTCGCCTGTGAGGGGTACGTCTGTGGCTACGTTAGAGCCATTACCGACAAAGAGGTGGGCTGAGGTTAGAGTTGAGGTTAGAGCCGAACCACCACCTGAAGTTGAGGAGATGGAGTGCCAGGCTAGCTTGTCGCAATAGAAGATGACAGAGGCTGATGCTCCCTGTGCGAAGGCAGCGTTTGTACCACCACCATCTACTGTTCCACCAATTGGTGGATAGACTTTGAGGATAGCTGCGTTAACGTTGAGGATGATTACGAATTTTCCACCAACAGTTGGGGGAACCTTAGGGAGTCGAACTCCTTTAGCAGCATCTGCGCCTGTGACGCGATAAACGGTTTCAGAGAATGGGGTGAGTGAGGTTGCGTCGGTGTTAACTGTTCCTAACGCTGCTACCGTTCTTACTCCCATCGTCTGACCCATCATTGGAGCGAAATTCATGTTGAGTCCTTATAAAGAGAGTCCTCCCCACCTAGTTTATAGATGAGGAGGACTGTTGGAGTTAAGAGTTACGGAGCCTGCGAGATAACTGCTAGACGTGACTTGTTATTGGTCACGAACTGTAGTGCAGAGTAGATCTTGAACACGAATGCGTTCTGATCTGGGATCTCGATGGTGTTACCCTTGTCGCGGAAGTACTGCTTCGAGCAGACTAGGTTGTACGACTTGGGGTTGAGGAAGTAGATCTTGTCTGCACCGTACTGAGAGTAGACATAGCGGCTGGTCTTGAACGCGAGGACCTTGAAGCCTGCGTCGGCTTCGCTGGTGTCGTTGAACCGCTGTAGGGTCTGTAGCTGCGACTCGTAGAGAGCCTGAGCTGTTGCACCCGAGATTAGGAACTTAGGTGCGAGAGTTGACCCGCTACCCTTTGCCGCTGTATCCCACGCTGTTGTCATTGTGGCTTCGATATCAGTTGCATCGGTGTATGTGGTTGCGTAGTTTCTCCACCATGTTTCCACGGCTGAGTCGATGGCTCCGACAACGCCCTGACCTGTGGTAGGTACTAGGTTGTCTAGACCCTGGAGTTCGTCTCCACCTGCAGTCGAGGTTGTGAAGATGTTGCGCTCGATGAGGTCGTCATGGGTATTGATTGCATTCTCAAGGATCTGCTTGACTAGTGCAATCTTCTGGTTCTCGGAGGGGTTCTTTGCGTCATCGCCCTTGGTCCAGACCACGGGAACTGAAAGCTGAGCAACTGGGTAAGATGCCGAGGTGACTACGATTGTCTTTAGGAGCGAAGCCGTGTCCTGGTCTGAGGCGAGGATGGCTGCGTCTGGGTTCGGACGGTAGTCTAGGGGTGCTTCGATGTGGTCGCCTAGTGAGACACGAGTAACGGCGCCCTGGCGCTCTAGTTCTCGCATTGCGGCAGACTCAACCCACTGGTTGGCAGCCTTTCTCATCTCCGCTAGAACAGCTGGGTAGCTGACTGCGACAATCTGTTCAATATCTAATGCCATGTGTGTAGGTACCTATAGAAAAAGGGTTGTTAAAGGTTAACTTTTGGCTCATTGACGGGGAGTAGAACCCGATAGTTGAACTTTTAACCCTAGTTCTAGGGCACTAACAAGGAAGGACTCGGTCGCAAGCTACTCGCTATGGTTGGCTTTGGCTATATTAACGTCCCGTACCGAGGGAAGGACGAAGAGATTATCTAAACAGGGTTCCCTGTCTATTGAAGCAGGTTAGCAGCCTTTAGCCGGGTATGCCGGTCTACCCACTGATCAGTTTAGATAAGGTGGCGGTCCATCCCCGGCAAGCCGCCGTTCCAGCATCCCTTTCGGGACCGGATATGGCAAACCAAGGATGGGCCATATAAAATTTGTTCACTGTAACCCGGTGAGGGGGCGGTAAAGGCTTTATCGGGTGGGGTTTGGGTGATAAAGCCCGTACCTGGAGGAAGGAGGAGGGGGAGCTTTATACATAGTAGCACATCTAGTACTAAATGTCAAGTCCCCTACCATTAGGAGTGTGTTATTTGAGGGTCTGCACCTGCTCTGTGATGATATCCTCTAGACTACGATTGCCCTTAGACTGCGAGGGGGATGGTCTTGAGGCTGAGGTGGGGGCTGAGGTGGAGGTTGGGGCAGCCTTGAGTTCTGCAAGGACCTTCTTACGGGTTGCAGTCTCGACTTCCTTGACCTTCTTGTCGAATTCTGCCTGGGCTGAGGCTAGCTTCGGTAGGACTACGCGGCGGTAGGCTCCTTCTAGAGAGAGGCGTCCGTCATGCTGCAAGGCTCGGACGATGTCGCCTTCGTTCTCGTTGAAGTGGGGCCACCGACGGGCTTCATCGATCTCGGCCTGGACTTTGGGAATGAGCTGCTGAACCTGCTGATGGGCACGATACTCCTGCTCGATTGGACCGAAACGTTTGTCCACTTCCTGGAGGGTTTCCTGGCGGGCTTGCATGCGATTCCAGGCGTTGAGGGCCTTGAGTCCGTCCATGGAGTAGACCATGGAGCCATCTGAGAGGCGCTGGTCGGGCTGAGGCATGTCGTCTACGACTGGGCCTATGGGCTGCTGTGTCTGGACTACTGGGGGCTGGGCTGCTGCCTGGGATTGTGAGGCGATGGCCTGGAAGATCTCCCGATAGGCTGGGATGGTTGCTAGCATCTCTAGGAATCGCTGAGGATCGTTGGCTAGAACCTGCTCGAACTGGGCTACCTTTGTTAGTCTACCTTCGTAGTCCTTGACCTTAGCCTCATATTGGTCGAGCTGGGGCTTGTAGGTGGACTCGACCTCCTTGGCCTGGCGTTCAACGATCTTCTTGACGCGTGAGTAGGGGATCCTGTTCTCACGGCCTGGGGAAGACTGGGAGGGGATACCGAACTTCTTGGAGAACTCGTCTTCCTCCTTAGGCTCGGCTGCCTGGGCTACAGGAGAGGCGGCTTCGGGAGCTGGGTCAGGGGTAGGAGTGTCGGAGAGAGAGGCATCTGGGGCAGCCTCGACGGTTTCAGGGGTATCTGAGGAGGTGTCGTCGGCTGGGGTGACGGCATCTTCAATGGAGCCTGTGATGACGTCTTCGAGGTCGATTGGGTCTGACATTTGGTTTCCTTTTTGACGGGTTGGACCGTCTGGTTACGCTCAGTTGGCGATACGGTTGAGGTTGATGGGACTGAAGTACCTCAAAATGGAGCTGATGTACATCAAGTCTTAACTGACTTACGTTTACGATATGCAAAATTGTTAATGATTTTAACGATTTGCGTGAGTGAGTTAACTCAACCCTAGTGTATGAGTGATTAACTCAAACTCACTAAAGCTACGGACAACCCTTTAGGAGGGTTGTCCTCGCAAAGAGCTAGTTAAGTAGAAAGTAAACTAGGATTGACTTACGTAGAAATCTATGGTATGATCCTTTCTTTTTAAGGAGTTTATATGACCGAAGCTAAGAAACTATGTATTAAGTGTGAGCTACGAGAAGTAATGATGGACTATGTGAGACAGAAGCCTGGAGTATATTGCCATAAGTGTCAAGATGAGATATACCGGGAAGAGTACAAAAGAAATAGACCAGGGCGATTAGTTAAGTTGAGAAATAAGAGCAAGGAGAATAAAGCTTTTATTCGGGAATTAAAGACTAATGCAGGATGTATGGACTGCGGAGAATGCTATCCTTTTTATGTTATGGAGTTTCATCATCTTAATCCGCAATTCAAAACTAAATCTATTTCACAAATGATGGGGTATACACGAGAGACACTCCTAAAAGAAATTAGTAAATGTGTATTACTATGCTCTAACTGTCATAGGATTAGATCCTACAGTGAAGGTTATGATGATAGTGTAGATTAGTTAATGGAGCCGGTGGCCTTGGCGATAATCTGGGTCCATTCGGCACGTTGTTCGGGGGATAGTTCGGTGACTTGCTTGACACGATGGGAGATGGTGAGGACGTGAGCACGTTGGACGAAGATCTCCTCGCCTTGTAATAGGATGTCGGGGTTAGCAGGTGATGGCTTGGAGACTAGGGTGATGGTGATTTGGGTACCACCGAAGACGATGGAGTCTCCGGCATCATGGTCGATGGAGACTGGGAGGAGATAGCCGTTCTCAAAGAGGAAGTCGTAGTCGTCAATGAGGTGGGTGGGGAGGTCTCCAGTTGTGATGAACATCTCAGACATTCTCTTTGTCCTTCTCTCGGATGTATTCGTAGCACTTGTAGGCGTAGGTGGGATTGAGGGGGGTGAACTCGTCGGCCTTGCCTAGGTAGGCGTCGTTGACTAGGTAGTTGACGTAGGTGCCTGGTTTGAACTTAACCTTCTTTCGCCTGGGAACCTTGATAACCTTAGGCATGAGAGGGGTATGAATTTTAACGGCCTTGTAGGTGACGAGGGAGAAGGTTCCGAAGCCCTTGATTTGGACATAGTCCCCACGCCTGAGGGCTTTGATCATGGCCTGGCCTATGATGTACATGATCTTGCGGACTTCGTGGTCGGATAGGCCAGTGAGGGCTGAGATCTCTGAGACAAGATTGTAGTTGGCTTTACTTGGCACTATCTTCTAGACCTTCTAGATTCTTTCTCCATCTGTCTTTGTTCTACTATACGGGGATTGGGGTTCGGGGTGTCTCCATGGACGGAGTAACCTGTATCATAGGCTACTCGTTTGAGTTCTGACTTTGATCGGAATCGTCGGGGGGAGCCGTCAGGGTTGCAAATTCCATGACGGATTTCAATATCGATTTCGTCACCATCAATTTGTGGGGAGTAGGGTAGCCATAGGTTGTCCAGAGGCTCACCACAAGTGGGACACTGGGGGTGTGGGGTGTAGATGGAGTGGACATAGTCTAGGAATTGGTGGCCGTTAGAGCAGCCGAGGTCATAAGTTGGCATTACTTCTGGTCTCCTCTACGCTTGTTGATCTTGCCCATGGTTGACCAGGTTGGGTGAGCGTTACCTGGGGTTGGAGGTGGGGGCGGAGGGTTAGGAGGGATTGGGGTGGACATCGGCGGAGGGGCCTGAGGAAGTGGAGGTGGACCTCCTGGACCCTGCGGAGCGCCTGGAGGTGGGGGCATGCCAGGAGGTGGGGGTTGTCCAGGCATTCCTGGGGGAGGAGGCATGCCTGGGGTACCTGGTGGGACAGCGGGTGGGGTGACTGCCTCCTGGATGAGCTTCTTGGCCTGGTCGATGAGTTCCTGCTCGGGAGCCTGGCCTGATTTGATAAGGAAGGCTAGGGCGAGTGGGTTCATCATGTCCTCGACTCCGGTGAGACGGAGGGAGATGTTGGGTTCGACTGGAGGCTTTGGAGATGGGGCCTGGATGACGACGGCAGGGTCTAGACCGGATAGGGTGGCAATCTCCTTGAGGACGGGTTCAAGGTTGATGAAGCCTGACTTGGCTGTGAAGTTGATGAACTGGAGTAGCCGCTGTAGACGCTGATTGGAGTCTAGGAGGACTGTGGAGTCAGCGAGGACGGAGTAGGCGAGGGTGCGGCAGACTGCAGGATCAAAGCCCTGACCGAATGACTCTGGTGGTTCGTAGAGACAGAGGAGGCCACCTAGGATCTCGGCGATGGTGACTAGGAACTTGGCTACCTTTGCACGTTCACGGGCAATCTGAGATTTGGGTGAGGGCGAAGCACCTTCTTCTCCAACCTTGGAGGAGGCTGAGACTTCAGAGGTCTCTTGGTTGTCGGAGAGTTGCCATGCTTCTAGGAGGTCGGTCTTGGCAATCTTGTCGAAGGTGAAGTTTTCTGTGGGCATAGCGGCACGAGAGACTTCGGTGATGATCTTGTCGCCTGCTCCTTGGACTGGGATGAAGGCCTGCCAAACTCCGCGCATGAGTCCTTGCATAATAGCGGGGTCGACTCGGTTGACATCTACGGTGCGGACGGGGAGGGATCTCTGGCGCTGGAGGATCATCTGGGTACGAGCGGCGTTGATCTCGTTGACCTGTGGACGACCGATAGCGGTGTCGGATGGGGGGATTGTTTCGTCTGTGAGATAGGCTAGGGTGAGGACGGGGATGGGGAACTTCATTGCCCCGATTAGTTGGCCTGAGTTTGGGTCAGTCTTCTGTCCCTTCCAGGGTTCGTCGATGACTGGTTCGGTCTTGCCCTGGATGAAGACAAGGTGGTGGATGGAGAAGTAGGACTTCGCAGCTTCGTCGTACTGGAACTCCTTATAGAAGACCTCATCGAATCCAACCATCTCGTCTGCGATGGTCTTGTCTTTGTCGATGTCGTGGACTAGGCGGTCGAGGGTGTTACGTTCCTCACCTAGGATAGCATCTCTGTCTGAGTCTTTGAGCTTGAACCTTTGAACGGCCTGTGCCCAGGTGATTCTACCTGAGCGTCCGATCCATGGGGCCTGCTGGAAGTCTGAGCCTGTGAAGTTGATAGGCCAGAGGAGATCGGCAGGGGAGATTCTAGAGATAGTGTAGCGGTGATCGAGGATGCGGGGGATGGTGGTGGTAGGGATGGGGGAGCCGTCAGGCATAGTGGTGGGAGGGATACCATCTGGGCCTGCTGCGAGGGTGGAGGGATCGAGGACGGGCATCTCTACGTCTTCGGTGATGGCTTCGTGGGCGATAAGGACAGCACCTATGCCCGAGGCGTTGATGACATCGGGGAGAACTTCATCTGTGGCTGCTTCTATGCCTGCGACGACTAGGGTATCGTTGAGGCGTTGTTCGAAGGAATGCAGCCATGGGCCTGCATCTAAGGTTTGTGGTGGGTGATTGACATGGACTACAGGGACCTGGGAGAAGAGGGCTGCAACCTTAGCCTTCGTGAGTGACCAATCTAGGTTGACTACGACTCGGTCTTCGTCGGTCTGGGACTGGAAAGGTTTGCCTCTGCGGTAGTCGATGTTGATGGTCCAGTTCTGAATAAGCTTCCTGCGATATTGTTTGCAGGCGTCGATCCTAGTCATGAACTCTGACCATAGCTTCTTCTTAGCTGGGTCTACATCGGCAGACTTCTCGGCTGTAGGAGCGGTGGGGTTTTTCTGTGGGCCTGGGACGGATTCGTCTGAGGTTTGGGTTAGGTTAGTTCCGAAGTCTGATGGCATGATGTCCTATAATATGAAGGGAGGTTACTTGACGCTCTCACTGCCGAGAGTAAACTTCTGTCCACGCTTCTCTCTCATCCAGGGACGCATAGGTGAGCCACCTGAGCCTGGGCCACGACGTTCCATGGAGGATGAGGAGATGAGGAAGTAGGCGAGGGCTACGACTGCATGGTCTTCCTTGTGATCTGCCATAGCAAGGGGACGCTTGGGATTGTAGCGCATCTGTGGGATGGTCTTGACGAGGTAGGGACAGCCGTCACGACCGTGGTTGTAGATTTGTAGGCGGGGGAGACTATCACCAGCTTCTTCGGCCAAGGCAGTGTGGACGGCAGCGGCGAACATCTCCCTATCGTTAATGGACTTTTCCATGGGAATTCCACAGGCTTCGTACATATCCTTGATAGTACGGATATCAGCGGTGGTATTGATGTCCATTGTGGGGTCACAGTAGGTAATAGCGACTCGTTTGACCCCGAGTTGGTGGTCGATTTCCTTGATTTCCTCTGCAATCTCTGAGGCAACCTTCTTATACCAGAGCTTTTCGTGAAAGACGATGTAACGGTTGCCGAGATGGGCGATCCAGAGGCAGATTGTGGGGTCGGGGAACCATCCAGCATCGATTGCACGGTAGACAGTGGCATGTTTGAGGAGGGTTTCTAGGTCAATGTCGGGGATTACGTGGTAGGGTTTGCCCATGTTGGTGGGATGGAAGTCAAAGAGGGCATTCTCGAGGACGAATTCTCCATCTACCCAGGCCTTACGGACGTGTGCAGCGAGACCAGCGAACCTCTTGCGGTATTGGACAGCATCGATGGCGAGGTTATCCTCAAGGTTTGCGTGGATGGCGTACCAATCCTCAGGATTGTAGTCCATATCCTCTTCAGGATCGACGTCTTTGGCTACGAAGTACTGGAGGACTTGGGATGCAGAGGGTCCGAGGGGGTTAGTAGCCGCCCTAACCATTGCAGTAAGGCCAGATCCCTTGGTGACTCGCACCGAAGCTGCAAGTTTAGTGAACATATCCCACTCGAAGGTGGAGAGTTCGTCGAATCCCATCCAGGCGAATTCAGTTGATAGGAGATTGAGGACATCGGCGTCTGATTGACAATGAGAGAACCAGCCAGTAGAACCATTAGGATACCTTGCAATGTGTTTGGTGGAGTTATAGGTACCACCGATTGCCTTCATCTCTCTGGGAACGTGGATGAGGTGGGACTTTTCTAGCTCAGGGAAGGTACGACGGAGGATGAGGTAGCGGAATCCTGGGTGGGAAAGCGCACGCATGTGGGCATCCCATCGGAGGGCCTCGCTTTTGCCTGAACCTCGGCCTCCCCAGAAGAGTACGTTAGGTTCCTGGCGGGAGTGGAACTCTAACTGCTTGGGGAATGGAGTGTAGAGGATCTTCTCAACTCCTAGGTCGTCAGTGATTATGATGGAGTTACTCATCTTCCTTCTCCACATCTATCACATTAACTGCTGGTAGCTCCTTAGGCTTCTCTATGCCACCGATCTTGAAACCAATATTGATGGATGGACCGATTCTATTCTGGTCTACCTGCTTAGGTTTGTCGACTGAGATGTCTACCATGGTCACCCCATCCTCATTAGGCATGTGTTCTATGAGAAAGGAGGTAGCCTTATTAGCTGTCTCATGATCCTTATTAGCCATAGCTGCCCGAGCATTCTCCATATGGAGTTCGAACACCTCCATAGCTCTCTCCATGATGGCCTCTCTAGCCTCCCTAACCTTGGAGAAGAAAGGATTCTTAATAGGTTCCTTATGGATAGCCATTACTTCTTACCTTCCTGGTCACTCATAGCGGGCTTCTTTGGGCCTGATGCATGCACTTGAGGTTTCCTTAGGGAGATAGCAAGCTTGTCTAATTGGGATTTAAAAAATTCTAAAAGGAGGTCAGACATTGGAAAGGGGGTGGGGGGTCGAAGGCGGGCCGAGATTGAGACTGAGAGGAGGGATGTACCTAATTTGTAATGCGTAGTATAACACAAGCATGCCAATAAGTCAAGTCTTATCTACTGTTTAGGGTATAATTAGGTCATTTAGCTATATACTTGGTCCCGCCCCGCCCGCCGAACGGACACAGGCGTACTCCAACGGACACGGGCCGACATAGGCGCACCCTAACGGACACCATATGACACCACCCGCCACGATGTCCGTCTGGCGACCATAGCCTGCCAGTGTGACTGCCGAGCTAACCCATAGTAGGCGTGAGACTTACGCCGAACGGACTAGCAGCCCGATATGACAGCGCCGACGCCGGCCAATGTGACAAGACTGTGAAAACAGGGGGATCTACCTACTTCGGGGTATAGACAGACTATTCAATCCGCCATAGGCTGAGCACTCGGTCGGGCAAGACGGCGGCAAGGTCGCCAAGGCAAGCCAGCAAGACAAGCGGTTGACAACCGGAGCGCAGAAGGGGCAAGTCGATTACCTTCCGCCAAATACCACGATGGATAGCAGCACGAAGGGCCGAGAGCCGGACGGATACGGGAGCCTTCTCCTCATCGCCAGCCGCCTCTAAGCGCCTAACTTCCCCCATAGGGACGCCAGACAGATCAGCCTCTTTTCAGCGTCTAGGGCCAACGACGACGCCATGCACCGCGCACCGACTGTGACAACCGACCGACTAGCTAGCGGCGGGAACCCTACAGCGGACACGGCAAGCGGCCTCTAACATCGCCCTAGCCTGCAACAACGCGCAACTCTACCCAGTGGCCTACCCTATCGGGCTAAGTTCACTAACGCGGAATATGCCGATGCCGGATACCACGCTCCGGCCTTTCGTCCTGCTACCCATCCCCATGTAAGCGCCTCATAGGGCCGTCTAAGGTTCGACCTGGAGCAACCAATGGACCGAACCAAGACGTTAAGCAGCCTGCCCCCTGCCGAACTTCCCATGCAGCTAGACAGCGCCTCACACAACATTGACGAATATCTACACAGCACACCGAAAGCCGGACAAACCATCGGAGAGATCGTCCGCATGGCACAACCGGCAATCGTCGCCTTGCAGATCCTTCGCGGCGAACTGGACGTAACCGACGCACGGATCACCCTAGAACGCGCAGAGAGACAACAGTAAACACTTGAGATCCTTAGACGGTCGTATCAGTCGCTTACATGGACATAACATGAGACCCCGGTTGACACGCCAGCCGGGACGGAGCTACAGTCCGCAAGTCGGCCACGGCATCCCGCCGAGCCGAGCGCAACCGAGCCGGGACCACGGACCCCGGCACTTGATAGGAGTTAGTTATTATGGCTGGAGAAGTAGCGCGACAGATGGCCGCGACCCCCTTGCAGAAGGACGAAGCCGCCAAGCCGGAAGCCAAGACAGAGAAGAATCCGATCTTCGCCTTGCTTGGACGCCCGAAGATCGTAGCAGGACCGGGAACCCGCTACGCGCGGACGGAAGGATGGGGCAAGGACAAGAAACCCCACCGGGACGGCGGAACCAACGAGACAATCGCTTTCGCCGTGTTCACGCCGTTTAAGGGCTTGGAATTGCCCCTTGTCGCCACGGTCTACTGCGAACGCTTCACCGCAACTGTTACCGAAGGCGGGAAAACGGTTGTCAAGAATCGTCGCAAGCTGAACGTGTCGATTCCGTTCCTGAAGCCTGAGAAGCGCGACGGGGACGGCAACAAGGCAGCGGCGCTGGCAAAGGCGGAAATCGAAACCATGTTCCGCAACTGGGAAAAGACCACGGACCCCACCGAACGCGCCAAGGGGACCGCATCCAGCTCCGACGCCGGAGAGGATGACCCCGACGCGCCGACCGCAACCGAGTAACACTCTCACACCTACCTCACCAAAGGCTCTATAAGGATTCGTCCTTATAGGGCCTTTTCCTATTTATACCCATGTATCTATCAATTAGCCGACGGTCGTCAGGGCTGCCGAGGATGCCCCAAGACGCGAGCCGAACCGCCCAACGGGGCAAGGTGGCGGGGGGCCTGTGGAAAACCCCACCGGGCGAACGCTGGACCCCTTCCCGGCCCGCCGTGGTGCGGTTCCCGAACCGGTTCGACGGCAGTTGACAGCCGGCCGGGAGCCGTGCGAGGATTCGCAGGTCGGGCGGCGCTGCCGCTCGGCGGTCGGGGGCCAGGTCGAACGGCTGACCCGAACCGTAACCCAAACCAATACTTAATAGTTAATAACTACTAAGTAACTTATTGAGAAGGGAGTTAGATACAATGAATTGCATCGAATGTTCTAATGACCTTGGAGATAAGGGATTTGGGATCTTCACTTGTGATCAGTGCCTCACATTGTTGAAGTTCTCAGCTATTGAAGGATTGACACTCTATTCCAAGTCTATTGGAACTAAGAGTGGATTGACACTCCAAGAGAAAGAGGAACGATGGAATAACCTTACTCCTAAAGTTGGGATCTTGTATGACGATGGTATCAATGTTGAGGCTACTGAAGCTCTTAACTTTGATCCCAAGTGCATTAGTTGTTATAACCGTCTTGAGAGTGTCAACAATGTCTACGGTAGAATAATTGTTGGTAGTTTCAAGGTTGTTAAACAGTATCTTGAGACTGTCTCACTTAATCCATTGGTTGAAGTTCCTACCATGAGGATTTATGGCGTCCCTGTTTATAAGAAGGGATGGGCTTGTAAGTCCTGCTTTGATATGCTCTATGGTTCCACTTATCTTAATGATAAGTTGGTTGTCATGAGAATGTTTGAGACAATAGAACTTCCCCAAGTGAAGATTAGTGATAGAGCTACTACGATCAATGGTGCCATTGGTAGAGAGAGAATCTCCCGTCCTAAAGTAAGTATCGTTAGGACTGGTCCTGATGGGACTGAAGATGAATGGCCTGATTATCGTGGTATGGCTACTGCTAAGCCTAAGGTAGAGGAACCCGTAGATATTAAGTCTTATGGGTACTTCATGAAGCCTAAGGATAGACGTAAGAATATCCTGGAGGATGACTCAATCATCGTAGATGAGAGATCAAACTGGAGGAACAAGTGAGATTCACAACTCCTAAGTTTTATAGTCTCTACAATCTCCTATGGTACATTCCACGTCCCATAGTGAGATATGAGGCTGTACGATTTGGTACTGAGTTGTACACTCGTGTATGGTTGTTGGGTATTGTTGTTGGCACTTATGTCGATGAGATATTCGACGACTACTATTGCAAGAGCTAACTGGAGGAACAATAGATGAAGTTCTAATCTAACTACGTCATGTGACTCTGTTGGGCAGGTAAAACAGGGACGTACTAATACCTGCTTAGTGTATACTTGAAATGAAAAGTATATAGTCCCGAACACGATAAGTATAAGAACTTAAAGACTTGTGGCTTTGGTATACGGAAGCCACACCTATTTAGTCTCTAAGTAATCCTATCACTGGTACACTAACACCAGTCGGTATATACCTAATAGACCAGTTTGATGGGATTTCTTAGACACTAACTTGGAGGTCACCTTGAGACTTGCTAAGAGTGAGACAGTTGGGACAGGTAGGAAACGTGGGATGTATGAGACTGAGTATGGCAATGTTTGCTATGTCTCTGGTCCCAATGCTAAATCAGCATATGACATAGATGCTGATCAGAGAATCCCTATCGCCCTTGTCACCTTCAAGTACATTGGTCCTGCTCACTAGGAGGGTCGCATGCTACAAATCATCGAAGCAGACAAGACTGTGACTGTGTATCACAGAATCACAGCCATTCACAACGATCTCACTGTCAACCTTGATCCTCAGACAAGAGTGGTTGCAGCCTTTGTTGAGGGTGATGTTGAACTGTGGAGAGTGATTGACGGTGATCGTGGAGTTGACGAGTTGAAGAACTACTACAACTTCCAGCGTGAGGAAGTTGGCATGGTCAACTACAAGATCATGGTGGTGGTTGAATGAACATGATCATTGCTTGTGATGGCAAGCTCTACCTTGTCAATGAAGCTGCCTATATGGAGCTTGAAGGAGAGCCAATCACCACTATCATTGGATGGGTCAAGTCCAATGGTATCCTCATGGACACCAAGTTCATGGATCTTGACGCCTTCATCCTTGAATTAGAGAGGGGCAAATGAACGTCACAATCAACTTCGATTACGTTACCTCTGAGTGGAGAGTAACGTATATTGAGACTGACAAGACCTGTATCTCTGCCACTGGTAAGACTCTCAAAGAGGCTCTAGAAGGTCTTAAGAGTGACCAGTTGATGTGGCAGATCATTATCTGGTTTGGTATTCACCCTCTCTTTATGATGGAGCATAAGAAGTGACCGCCATCATCATCGACAAGACCACTAACCAGGTGCTTGACATTCGATGTGAAAGGGTTGAGTCAATTGATGACTACTTTTTCACAGTCCACTTCAAGGGAGTGATACTTCCTAGATACTTCCCTAGGACGGAGTTCAGACTTGCAGGTACAACTTACTAGTCCCCCTATCTGGACTTGCAAGCTCTGTCTCAATCCTAAGACTTGCCACCTCTACTATCCTTCAGAGCGTAAGAAGAATGAAGGTCGTAGAGTGTGTATTGCTTGTTGTAGGACAAGGGACAGACAAGCAGACCAGATCTACGTCAAGAGGTTAGATGATGCTTAGTTTCTTTGAGCAGATGCAGACCTGGCCTAACGCTAGACTCAAGCATGCCTATGAGACTGGCGATAGAGCCGTCAAACGCTATGTGATCTACATACTTGAACATCGTCCAGAACACACTCCAGTGTGGGGAGCATCATTGTATGTTAGGCCAAGACCCTTTGCCATCGCCATCCCCAAAGAAACCGAAAGCACAAAGGTTTCATAATCCCACTGTTGGGATTCAGTATCCCTATGGGCAATCCCTTAGGTTTGCCTATGACGTAGAGTTCGGGCTTGTTGTGATTGTCTCGGGGAGAATCACAGTAGGAGGGATTGAGGAGATGGAGTTCATTGATATGTTTGGAATTGAAGCCTTCCAACAGATCATCTCGGGGAAGTGATGATTAAGATTAGATGGTACGGAAAATGGTACTGGTCTGTACGTAAGATCGTACCCTTCTACGTGCGGCTCAACGAGAAGTGTTTCTTTCTTGGTCCCCTTGGGATCAACTGGTGGTAGTAATGACCCTTACAGGTGGTTTTGCCTCATTCTCTGAAGAACGTAGATTGAGGTTCCAACTGGAGACTAGAACCCTTGAAGAATTGCGAGGGATGCTAGAGAAGTTTCCAGAGGGATCAGCAATCCGTACACTTGTCGCTGAGATCATTGAAACAAGGGAGAAGAAGTCATGATCCAACAGAAGGGTGCAGTGATTGAAGGTTATGTGAAGAATGAAGAGGATGCAAACAATCCTGAACTCTTTGCAGAAGCCTTGCAAGCTCTTATTGACAAACGTCCCAACGACAAGATGGTGATGTTTGCTGGCATGTTCAGCACAGAGATGGCTCACAAGATCATTGGCATGCTGACACCACACGGGAAGAGGATGTAAGGGAGGTCAAATGTTGAAGGTGATTGTTGATCGTGAGAGGTGGTTGAGAGGTGAGGGATCTAATGCCTCAGCTCTCTACAGAGAGGATGGCAAGATGTGCTGCATGGGATTTGCAGCCATCGCTGCGGGCTACAAGAAGTCTGACTTGCTCGGTCTCAAGTCCATTCACTCCTTGGAGATTGCTACTAGACAGAGAGTAATTGTGGCACCTGAGAATTGCTCGATTACAGAGGATGAGAATAATCTGAAGTATCATCCTCTCTACGTGCAGAACGATGCAGGCTTGACCACAGATGCAGAGAAGGAAGAGACTCTGATCCGCATGGGCAAGAAGGTTGGCATCGAGTTCTCTTTCGTCTAATTCACAGTCAAACAAGATTGCCACACGGTAGTTGCAACTAGTTGTGTGGTAGGCTGTGAGACTCGACTAAGCGAGTATAAATAGCTTTTAGGCTTAGTGCGCTCCATTCACCTTAGGGTGGATGGGGGTAAAGTCCGTATACTTGCTCACACAAGTATAACAGCATAACGGACAAGGTGAGTAAGGACGTTATGCCTGTATGGATGTTGGGACTATGTTATGGGCTTGCTTGTTACGTCCCTCCTATAAATAAAGCGGGTCTGTGCCTCTGGATCAATTGCTAGTCTGACGCTAGAGGCGAGATAGTGACTAGCCAAAGGGTGGCTGTGTTAGGAACCTTGGTAGTGGTGCAAGCCACATAAACTACCAGCTATTTAATCATATGACTAGCGATACACTCCTAGACCACCTCCTTGATAGGATCAAGTCCTATAGGGATTGCAGGCATCAGTGGCTCAGAATGGGGCATCTAGAACGTGCTCTATTCTATGAGACTAAGCTTGTAGGTGTAGTTGAGTTATTGGAGGTATATGATTGCAGATCTGTAGGAGGTTTTGGTAAGGGTCAGCCTAAAGGTCAAGACCTTATGCAACGAGTTAGGTGGCTCTTAAAGAAATATGAAGAAAGGGTTTGACCATAGGCAGCTGTGATGGGTAATTGGTTATTGAAGGTAGTAACAAGTCTACTTTACCCGGAGTAAAACGCTACCTACCCTATGGTCAATTAGGTTTAGCCTCTCACATAATCAACACGATAGCCATGCTGGGAAAGTCTAATAGTTGGTCCTGCAATTGCTGGTGCTCGTAATCAACATAAGGCCTTAGGCGTTGGGCTTAGGAACCTTATACAGTAATTGTTGCCCATTAATGGTTCTCGCCATGGGGCAGTTAGATGGTGTGGAATCCGTGTCCTGAGTGTGTTACTTGGGGTGTGAGAGGCTATCACAGATTGTTGGGATAGGAAATGGTATATGGGCCTGGCCGACTTCTACCGGCAGCATTGTCCATATCGTAGAGAAGCCTATCCTGACAATATAATCACGCTAAAGGGAGGGTTGCAAGTGCAGTCCAAAGAACAGAAGCGTAAGGATGGTGAGGAGCGCAATAAGCAGTGGCAAGAGATGTCTACTGCTGACAAGATTGCCTCCTTGAAGGGTCGCAGAGGAAAGTCAAAGCGTCAGATGAAGAAGTTGGAGGAGTCCAAGTGAATCTCCACCAGTTCTACTTTGACAGTTGGATACTGGCTAAGAAGATGAGGTGGAGAATTGGGCAAGCATTGTTCAATAACCTCATGGATGTGAGGCCAGAGCTTGCAGAGAAGTTGAGGGGAACTAAGAATGATCCCTTCTTCTCTGAGTCTCCAACAGATCCCCGCTACGACGCAGCTATCAAGATCATCGAGAAGGAGTGGTTTGAAGATGCCAGTCCACGCCAAGACTCCTGAGGACTGTAAACATCTCAGGAACTTTGGTTTCCCCATCTTTGAAAGTCCTGTAACCCATATCGAGTCCATAACTCTTGGGTCACTTGCTGGTTTGTATGCTAGCCATAGTAAGAGTGATATCCTTTGTCCATACTGTAAAGTGGCATTGGATGAGGCTACTTCTCTTACTATGTTAGTGAGAGTAGTCAAGATAACTGGCGATTGTATAGGACTTGTAGAGGTAGCTCCAGAAGGTCAAAGGGCTCTTAAGTGTTCTGAATGTGAATCCAGATTCACCTTACCAAAAGGTGGAGGTTACGATGCCAGTTCCAGTTCATAAGCTCTCGTCAGTGCTTGAACAACAGCTTGCACCACGTCTATCAACCTCATTGGCTGATAGATTGATCTGTGGGGCAATCGACATCTCACAACATGTCCTTGATCGTAAGGACCGACAGGGGTCCAACAAGCGTACCAGGTCATCCATCACAGTCACCTTGGGCCATTTGAAGGACTATGAGGAACGTGGAGGGAAGCTCTAATGGACGAAGGCAAGACGTTAAGTGAGAGCATTGACTATGGGAAGCTCAACCCAGACGTTAAGGCTGCATGGATTGCTGCTCTGAGATCTGGATCTTATGAGCAGGGAACATCTGTCATGAAACAAGTAAAGAGCCTCAGTGGTAGCCTAGATGACTGCAAGTACTGCTGCCTTGGAGTCTTGCTTGAGATCAAGGGAGTTCCATCACGATTGGCTGGGATGGTTTCTTACTGCTTCCAAGACAAGAACGGCTTCAACCTGAGAACTGCCTTGGACGATACCCTGAGACATAGGTATGGACTTACTATCTTAGCTCAGGGTAAGCTCATTCAGATGAATGACAGTGATGCCAAGTCATTCCCTGCTATTGCAGACTGGATTGAGGAGACGCTGTGAGTCGTATCACTGTGGGCAAGTGGATGATTGTACTAGGCATCATAGGCCTTGTAGTCTTCCACTTTGCCCTATTTATCAAAGTTGAGGGAGTAAAGTGAAGTCTAACTTCTGCAAGCACGATGAGCATGCTGGATGTGCTCCACATGGTAGGATGATCTCTCCTGAAGGTAAGCACTTCCGATGTGATTGCACTTGCCATCCCAAACCATCTCTTGTTAAGAGGATGGTTGAGGATGAAGATGACGACGATGACTAAGGAGTGGAAAGAGGTTCCACAGGTTATGTTCTTCTCGTGGTCAGCTAAGGCACAGTGGACATATCTTGCTAAGAGAGACCTAAACTCGGCTGAACTCGCATTAGAACATGGGGACTTGAAGTCTGCTAAGTGGTATAGGGAGCGGGCTGAGACCTACATGGATGAGGCTAAAGATGCTAAGGAAGGCTAACACCTGGCTACATCGTCTGTTCTGCATGCATGTTGACACAGCTAAGAAGACCGACACGGGTAAGACAAGAGTGTGGTTGGAGTGTATGAGTTGTGGTTGGACATCTACTGGTTGGCAAGTCAAGTGAGACTCCACACCACTAAACCAGTGCTTGTCACCCTACTTGGAGCTATAGCATTTGCTATCTTCGGGTATGGAGGGTTTCTACTCGTATGGATGACTCAGTTGGAGTTCAATCATGGCAGTAAACGGTTGGACTCTCCCACCTTGGATAGTAGAGGCCATAGAAGCTGGTACCGTGAAGGTAGTCAAAGTTAAGGATAAGAGGTTTGGGGAGTATGAGTGCCTGTATGGGTCAGTGATTGGCCCACATGGAGTGCTTGTTAACTTCCTTTGAGGTGTTATGAGTGTTCCAGGTCTAGTTAAAGTTATTAGCGGTGGGCAAACAGGGGTAGATAGGGTAGGCCTAGAGGTTGCAAAAGAGAAGGGACTTGAGACAGGTGGAACCGCTCCAAGGGGCTACAAGACTGAGAAGGGCTTCGATGTCTCCCTCAAGGACTATGGGCTTGTTGAAGATACTTCGTACGACTATAATCCACGGACTCGTGCGAATGTCAGAGATAGTGATGGAACTGTCATATTTGGTAATACTACCAGTGTTGGCAGCAAGCTTACTATTAGACTTTGCAAGGACTACAAGAGGCCCTATCTTGAGAACCCTTCTATCACTGAGCTACGTCAGTGGCTCTTGTTTAATAAGATTGCTGTCCTTAACGTGGCAGGCAATAGGTTGAGCCAGAATGCGACGGCTGCCCATTATGCTAGAGGCATCCTCATGGAGGTGTTATGAAGGATATTGTGTTTGGGATTATCACTCTGCTTATAGTATGTGTACTAGCTGGTACCGCAGTTAGTGCTTGCTATATCACTACCTTTCTGCCCCTCAAGAATGGCTATTGTCAGACCTATATTCAGCCTACAAGCTGGAGTGGTAGTGGTTTCTGGAGTTGGCAGCCATGCCATAAGGTGAATCCCTAATGGAAAAGATCATTGTAGCAGAGATGAAACCTGACTGGCTTGAGCCATATAGGACTATGGGACAGGATATCCCAGTCGTAGTTGCTCGACTCAATGCTAGTCCTAACTACATGCCAAGGACTAGACTTGATTGGGGCATGATTAGTTGTGCTCTAAGAGATGGCTATGAGGTTAGGATTAGACCGAGAAAGAAGTGAGACTCTAAGTGAGCCATCTAATCCCTTGTATGAGACATTCCGGTATCTGGCGACCTCCATACTGGTTTAGTTTCTCCTAGGTGCTTTAGATGGCTCTCTTAGGTTCTCACTGAGACTCTAGGAATACCATTGAACAGCCTCGAAAAAGCGAACACTCATAAGTCTAATTAGCTCAGTATGGTAGAGCATCAGCTAAAACCTGAGGGTCGGTGGTTCGATCCCACCATTAGACAGCGACGTGGGTGATTAGGTTCAATGGTATTCTTATGGTCTTACATCTCCATCGCTACACAAAGTTGCAAGACAATGCCTTCGTCCGAACATGCAAGAAGTGTGGTAAGAAGCAGGGGTTGTCTACCATAATTGCATGCCCGATGTTGGTTGTACGTTGTTGGAAGACGCTAAGGAATCTACCTAGACAGTCGTATGATAAGGGAGGTCAAAGTGCCACAGACATATACAAAGATGGATCCCACTGAGAAGGCTAAGTGGGTTGCAGCTCTGAGGTCTGGAGACTACAAGCAGTGTACACAGGTTCTCTACAGTCCTAAGTCTAACTCCTATTGCTGTCTTGGAGTTAAGCTTGAAGTAGTAAATAGGCTTACTCGTGCTGATGGAATTTATATGCCAACTTTCAAGGAGCTTGCTACTTTAGATTGGAAGCGGGTTGTAGGCATTGATTATGGTGCAATCGGCAGGCTTATCAACATGAATGACAAAGAGGACCAGAACTTCAATCAGATCGCTGATTGGATTGAGGCTAACCTCTAACACTTGCGGAGGTCAAAGATGGAGTTAGGTGCAGATAAGGCCTTAGAGATTACTCGATAGGAGAAGGCATGCCACAGAACCTTATGGTCCATCGAGGCTTGTTCACAGGCTATCACTATGCTGTGCATGCTTCTTACCACAATCGTAGACCTACCTTGGAGTTCTTTGAGAGGGAGCCTGAGGCTATCAAGGATGCCAAGCTCAAACTCTACAATTGTAGTAGAGTAACAGTATACTCGCTTGAGGACTGTACCTTTGTAGGTAAGGCAATACTTGAGTCCAGGTCAGCTAAGAAGAAGCTGGTCAAGTTGAAGGAATATCAGATAAAGGACGGAGAGTAAGAAGATGGCATCAGCTAGAGGGATGAGTTGTTGTGGGCTTGCGGAGATTGCTGGTATCTCCTATGGTACTCCTGAGGAGGCTATGCGGACTATTGTCCTATATAGCTCTCACAACGAATATAGGATCCAACCAGTAATGATCTTCACTGGTGCCTCAACTACTAAGACTCCGCCAGCCTACTCTGAGAAGTTCAAGGCCCTCATTGAGAAGGAGAAGCTTGGTGATGTGACTGTGATTGAGGCCTCTGCAAAGAATCCTAACAGTCATAACTATATCACCACGTATGTGTGGCGTACCAATAAGAAGAACTTGAAGGCTTGGTACACAGGGGCTAAGAAGAAGGCTCCAAGGGTCGTTAACTAGAGATTGTGGTCCCTCAAATCATCTGGGGGCGTAAGCTGGCATGGGAACTCAACTAGCCCAAACTACACAAGGGCACATATGTCTACCGAGTAGTAACTAGGTGTCTATTAATTTAGTGTAACATCCTAGTGAATAGTAAGGTAGATGGCGTCTATCATTTGATAGTAGAGATTGCATACAGGCCACATAACTTCGTCATCATCATGCGCTACCTCATCTATGTCGTTGTCGGTGTTCCAGTGTTCATCTATTACACCCTCCTGAGTGCTTATGATGATTGGAGACTGTCTTGCAGATAAAGGCTGCTACACTCTACAAGAAGGGTCAGGCTCTCATAGACAAGTTCAACCCCTGCAATATCACCACAGATGATAAGGGCTATATTCATTGTAGTCTAGGTAGAAAGCCTAGCCGACCAGGAACCACTTACTGTTGTGATGATTGTAAGTATGTCAGTGATGAGGGTTGTACTGTTAAGTCTCTGGGCTGTAAGTTGGGGATGTGCTTCCAAGGTCCGGTGAGAGACTTCTGGAAGCAGGAGACTCCATTCCCTCCAGAGTTTATCGTTGAGATGAACAAGCTCCAAGACAAGGCACATAAGGCTCGCTACAACCTAACCTGTCGAACCATCACTAAGGAGTTAAATGGGTAATCGTATTAGATTGAAGCCCCTCTCCAAGCGTCTATCGGTGGGGGAGAAGCGTCGTAGACTGGCTAGGATTGCAAGGAGAAAGCTGAAAAATGGCTAGAATCATCGTCGGTGGATCAACTAACCCCTTTGTTAGTGTGGGGCAAGCACAAGAAGGAGAGTAACATGCCAGCCTATGCAATCAAATCATCACGCTATATCAGCGACAGGAAGACATTGTACTTCAAGACCAGTGTTCCTGCTGGAGACATTTGCGAAGCCATTGCAAACTTCAAGGAGGTACATAGACATGAAAGGGTAACTGGAATCGACTGTAACGATAACGAGAGGATTGTAAGACAGGATCGTGCCTGGTATATACCAAACACGGCTGCGGCTCGTTAATTGTAGGCCAGACTCAAGCCATATGTGTTTGAGTCTGCTCTAGAGATAACGAACAACCAACCTAAGGAGTGAGCATGGCTGGATTGAGTGTGCGTAAGGACTATAAGGATGCTGTTGAGAGGCACTTCAAGACCCTAGATGGGGCTGGAGACATTCTCAAGAAGGTGGCGGCGGGGGCAGAGTTTGAAGAGCTTGAGACTGGCGCAGAGGATGCTCTTAGAGGTGGAGAGAGACGAGAGATTCACTATGTCAAGCTGAAGAATGGCGAAGAGAAGATCCGGATTGAGGTCTACTACCTTTCTTAAGGGTTTAGGCGGTCTAGCTGATTGTCCAGTGAATTCTGTCGCTAGTATGCTGCTACGCTGACAATGCCTAGTAAGCTCTGCGGGCAGAGACCGCCTAAAGTATTTATTAACATTTGAGTGGAGATGGTCGCATGAGATTACCACCGTTCAAGGATGAGATTGCAGACAAGAACACAGGGTCAGGCTACTACGGTACCAATGAGGAGCCTGCTGTGTTGAAGGAGTTGATTAGGGGAAGGATCTACAATAAGGCAGGGTCGATTGCAAGTGGTGGAGAGATGCCCATCCTTATACTCCTGCCTGTGTGTAAGGAAGTTGTGGCTATTGACCACAGCTATCGCTCCCTGGCCGCATGTTATCTCAAGGTGCTTCTATTGGATGCACTTGGTCCTGAGAAGCTCTATGAAGTGCTGAGGGTTAATAACTCTCCCCTCTTTATAGAGACTTGTAAGCAGTTTAACGACATGATTCCTGCTGGAATTATGAAGCATGCTGGGGCTGTAGCAGGCTATCCTGGGAACTATACAGTAGCTACTCTTGCTGGCTCTATCTATGGGGAGATGCGTAGGGAGTGGCTACTCCTGCCCAAGACCGTGCTTGCGGCTGCATACAGACGATTAGAGAGGCTCACGTTTGTGCATGGGGATCTGGTTAATGACTTGCCTAAGTATGGTAAGTTTAACCTGTTGTATATGTCTAATGCTCATGAGCATGCTAATCGTGATGCTAAGTATCCCAAGATTGACGACTTTGACAAGATTGTCAAGCCTAATGGATCTGTCCTGCATGTCACTACGAACTATACGACGATAGTTCCTAAGAAGTATCCTGGCTGGACGGTTGCAAAGACTCTGACAGGGATTCGTACTGCTTGGAACTACCATCTGTTTAAGAAGGATCCTGCTGCCACACAAGTGACAGTGTAAGGGGTTAGGAACCTCAGGTAATGTCTGCTTATTCATAGTGCGAGTCATTGCGACTCCATATACTATGGGCGGTAGGTAACGCACAAGTGGTGTAGATTACAGCACAGGGGTTCCTAATATTTGAGGGTGTAACATGTGTATATTGATCATAGGTGGGTTGGTTGTGGCCTTCGCTATACTTGTAGCTGGAGGGCTGCTGTTCGCCTTTGAGATTGCAAAGAAGTTGGGACTTTAACAAGGAGTGAGTATGTTGACATTCTTAGGTAAGATTTTCACATTCCTTGGTTGGAGTAGGGACGATTGGAAGTGGATCTGGACCCAGTTAGTCGCTGCTATGGGACTTGTAACCTTAGGAGCAGTTGACGTACCTATGTGGGTGATGTTCCTATTTGGTGTCACTATGTCTACCACGGCTATTCATTGGGTACAGTTTGTGTGCGGAGTTATCTTTTGGGTGTCTGGCAGGATGGCAACTAGTCCTCTTTATGGAAGAAATAACTTCCCCCCATCTAGTGCTGGTATGTAATATGACCTTCAATGAAATCAAGGCTAAGTGGAATGAGGAGCAGTTCCCCCCACAGGAGCCATATGTTGCTGGTAAGAAGATTGAGGAGCCGTCTGCTGATTTCTGGCTCCTCCTTGTCTATATTGCATTTGTGATATTTGTAATGGGGTTACTATGATCTTAACCTGCTGCGGCAAGAAGCATAATGGTGCTAAGGCAATCATCAAGCACCTTGGTACGACAGAGTTTACTGGAGATCGTAGGATGATATTCCAGTGTGACAAGCATAGAAGATTTACTGCTAAGTGCTACAACTGTAAACTCTGCCGCTATATTCATAAGATTGACAAGAAGCTGTGGAAGAAGAAGCTAACCCTAGATCAGTACACCGGTATTTATTCAGGTGGAATGCCTGGAACTTGGTTTGAAGGTTGTGAATAATGAGTAAGTCTAAGTCACATCCTTGTAAGCATCCTGAGAAGGCCCTACGACATGAGGGGGCCTTCGTAGTGTGTAAGAAGTGCTCTAAGATTGTGTATGATGCAATTGAAGAGTATAAGAAGAAGCGAGAGGCTGAGGGGATGTCTACCTCAGGATTGTAAGTTATGCCTTATAAAGTTCGCATTAGGCGTAACAGTGACAATCTAATCAGAACCTATGATGACGATTTAGATTGGCATGATAGCTCTATGTTCTGGTGGACTGAGGGTAACGCAGGGTGTGACTGTAATAGGGCCTTGTTCTTTGCTAGAGCGGTAGATGAAGATGAGCCAGATTGGGATAATATCCCTTGTGGCGATAAACTTTACACTGTGTTAGATATTACTCTAGAAGATGGTCGAGTGATTGAGGTTGATGCTCCGGTAGCTTAACTGGAGAAAGCCTCGGACTTCTAATCCGATGACTGGGGGTTCGAATCCCCCCTGGAGCACCATTTATGCTTAACGGCAAGCAGCTAAAACGACTAGTAAGTAAGATCCCAGATGATGCTATTGTCCAAGTAGCTGGACCTGACTCTGGCGGCTATGATTGGACATATTGTGATAAGGCTCAGATCACAAAAAGGAAGAATATCTACTTCATTAGTGGGGTCTTTGACGAAAGAGTTTTTAAGGACTAGTTATGTCTACCTTCTATGACAGGCTTATGACTAAGAAGAATCTGCCTAGAGTCCCAGTCCCTAAGCCCTCTGTTGTACACAAGGTGAAGGTTAAGACTAAGCATCGTAAGCGCAAGCACAAGGGAGAGGTCGAGGACTTGTATGACTACTGAACTAGATAAGCTACTAACCAGGCTGCTCCTTCTTGCAGTTGTAGGGATTGCTAAGCTTCTTCTTAGTAGATTCCCAGACGAGACTACTGGAACCAAGATTCTTGGCACTATTGCCCGCCTTAAGGTGCTTGGGCAGAACGAGATGACTGGTAAGGACTACAAAGAATACTTTGAAGACATTGATGAGGAGTAGAATATGAAGATTAAAGATAAGTGTGAGGCTGCACCCGCTAGATGGATAAAGGATCTCCCAACTGGGGCTGTCTTTACTACTAGAGATGGAAGAACCCTAATGAAGGTTAGACAGTATTCTGCAACCACTACTACTGTTCATTACCTTGTAGACCTTGCTAGAGGTGTGTTCTGTAACTGGTCCGAGAATCTTCAAGGCTCGGAGACTGACCGACCAGAGCTTGAGAGCTACTACCCCAATGTTGAGCTTATCTTGAATAAGAAAGAGTAGCACTAGCTAGATAAATATGTGGGGTTTGAGGTATCATGCGCAAAGGCCGTCTCTCACTACTGAGAGATTTGGTAAAGGTCCTTCGATACTCCTCTTTACAGGGTGAAAAGACCCTGGCCCTGCTCACCCCTTCACCTTGAGGCTTTATGCAACAAGACGTTAGAATCATCAGGTTCACTTGTGATAGATGTGGTAACCAAGAGGAGTTTAAAAGAGTTGGTTATACCTATCCAGCTAGGCCTGTAGGATGGTCAACTAGGATAACCTATGGCCATGGACTTACTAACCACTCACAAGACGAAGATATCTGCTCTGGTTGTACAGCAGCTCTAGGGGGGATATTATGATTGGAGACTTCAGCGATGGTCCACAAGGCTCGGAGACTGAGGGGGGTCCTTTTGACCATACATGCCCGTGGCCTTGGCAAGACAAAGAGTGTCTTGCGTGTGGGGTCAGAGATTGTCCAAGCAGGGAAGCTCTTCACTATAGTAAGTATGGCTGCCCTACCTGTTCGCTTGCTAAGGTTGAAGAATCCCCTACACTGCCTTTCGGAGAGCCAGAGGAAACACAGAGTAACCTTGAAAAGGAGTAGATTATAATGGGTGAGTATATTAATTCACAGACGGCTAAGTTTGATAGATCGCATATCTCTTGTGGTGTGACTGAGGTTCATCACCTTCCTGCAAATACAGCTAAGACGGTGTTTGCTATCTCTAACTACTTCTACCATAAGGCCAATCCACGTCCTGGAGCCTTCATCATCTTCTCAGATGTGGTTGATCAGGGTGGAGAGAAGCGCGGTGAGCAGCTTGCAGCAGCTCTAAAGAAGCTTGATTGTGGTGAGATCATTGAGTCCGTTAAGGCTGTCAACCCACGTACAGGCAATGTCATTAGAGTATGGATCTTTACCCCAAATCATGAGACCTTCCGTAAGTGGTACCAGGAAGAGCTTGCAAACCGGATAGACGACTAAGGAGGGAGTATGAGGCCGCTACACTTCGTAGATGATGGTAAGGAGTATGCGATTGAGTTCAAGAGGAAGTTGTCTGATGTCACGTTACAGAGAATCGCTGGTGGTAACTCTGTCATGGGTCCTTCTACTTACCCTTATACTACCGTGGACATTGTGGAAGTGGATAAGTCTACGAGTCCATACACTCGTAGGGTACACCGTACGTTCACAGTAGGTTGTCACCATAAGGATAGATTCAATCGGGAGAAGGGTCGCATTAACGCTCTGCGCCAGGTCTCACGCACCGATAGCTTGAGTTATGAGTTTAAGGCTAAGCTGTGGCAGACCTACATGGAGCGGGCTAATGTCACCGACAGTCTTGAAGGTTAAGTGTACACATCCATTGCATTGGACAGGAAAGGTTAAACATGGCGGCAAAGTCCTTCTCTACTGCCACAAGTGCAACTCTTACGTGTGACAAGTGTGGGGGTGCTTGTACACGTCGAATTCTAACACAGACCCCACACATTGATGTAGTTGGCAAGTCTAGTGGAGTAAATGCACTACAGTGGATCTGCGGAGTCTGCCTTCAATATTTGATAGGTTATCGCTGATGAAAGCTAAACTCACCATCACCCTCTCTGCCGAGTCTAAGGATGAGGTCATGAGTACCTTCCCTTCCGAGTACAAGTTTATAAGGGAATCGTTTGAGAAGGTGCTCAAGGATCATGGATTCATGGGAGTTGTCAAACCTGAACACACAGTTGTAAGGTGGCTACTGGATTCAAGTTATGGGAATGAAGGATTACACGGGGAAGGCTAGGACTTGCGTGGGGGGTCTTAGTTGTTGTGGGACTAATTATGGCCCACAGAAGACTAAGAGAAGGACCCGCAGACATCAACGTAGAGTTGATAAGATGAAACTGAAGAAGGAGATTGAGGAATGAAGGCTATCTTCACTGAGAGGTTAAAAGAACAGTTCGGCAATATTGGTGTGGGTGCTACCTTTATTGTAGGTCCAGATTCCAAAGTAGTCTGTGTTAAGACTGCCAGAGCATTTGACGAGTCATATAATGCCTTTGACTTAGTTAACAATGTACGACTTGAGATGAGTGCTGGAGATCCTGTGTTCTTGGTTGATTGTGAGCTTAGGGTTAAGAGGGAGGTTTAGAGGAGGCTGCGGTGAATAGCTTTAAGAAGTGGAAGTTTCGCAAGAGGCTAAAGAAGGTGGTCAAATGGTATGGAAAAAGGTCGGGACTAACGAAGGAACAGAGGTCGACAGTCCTAGAGAAGATGCTCTTAAGCCTAGGGTTATAGAATACACAGATCATGACCATGAATGGGCCTTTTTTCGAGCTACACATCCCCACTACTACTGTCAGGCTCTAAAAGACTCCCCCAATTGGCCCTATGTCACCCAAGAGGAACTGAAGGAGTCCGTCCGATGAAGATCTACACTAAGATTCTTGCTGGAGATGACAGAGATGATGCTTGTAGAGAGGCTATTAAACAGCATTGTACTCACATGTTCTTTAATGGTAGGCTGTATAGAGTATCCTACTCTATAACTGAGATGCCTGGCTATGACAGTCTAAGAACCTGGTTAGAGAATAGACCTAATCCAAACGGTCAGTCCTACATTGAGGTTGTGTGATGAGCTACATACGCATCCCATCTAACCCTGAACGTCTCCATATATTCCACGACAACGATGGAAGGGTGAAGATTAATCGGGGTCCATTCACTAAGTTGTTGAGTGTGAAGGCTAGTGACTTCAATGCCCTAATCAACGCATATAACGAGTTTGACATGATCCCTGAAGGGGGATTTGAGGCTGGCAGGCTCACCCTTAAAGAGGAGGGATCTTGTAAGGATGCTGACTACGGGAAGGTTATCCTTGAGATTAAGGGAGAGCCTGACTTAGAGATGTGGCTTGTGACCTGGCACTACATTGCTAGTCGTAGAGGTAGATTTACTAAGTTGAAGTCTCGGTTTACAGTGGAGAAGAAGAATGGTTAGAAGGACTTGCTATTCTATCGGATACACCTTAACTATTGGAGCTAATAGGTATGACAAACATACCTTAGTAGCTGCTAATAGTCTTTCTGAGGTAGAAAGCTTATTCAGGGAGAGTGTTATTGGTCCTTGGACTTCCTTTAAGATAACCTCAGTCCAAAGTCAAGGTTCCATAGTTGTTGGAGGGGAAGATGCCTAAAGATGTCAAGAGCGTCTATAAGGTCTGCTACTACGCTAGTGATGGGTTTGGTCGTAGTGAGACTACCTCTAAGAGCGTGTTGGTTATAGCAGAGAGCTTTGCAGAGGCAGAGGACTTGTTCTGGGATAATAAGCCTACTAAGGCTGAGACTGTCTGGTGGGTTGGGTGTGAGGGTAGAGTGCATGCAGGTAAGGTTTAGGGAGATTCGTGTAAGTAAGATTGGAGGTTAGGATGGCTAGTTGTTTACAGGCACACAACGTATATCTAGGTTGTGACCCTGAACTTTTCGTCGTTCGGAATGGTAAGGTGATTGGAGGGGAGAAGGTTATTAGCGAGAATGGCCTCCCTTACATGAGTCGGAAGGATCCTACTAAGCCATGGGGTGGGACCATGGACGATACTAAGTGTAAGTTTGTACTCGATGGAGTGCAGATTGAGATGACCACATCCCCCTTCAGTTGTAGGGAGGTTATGGGCGATACGATTGCATGCGCCTTTGCAACCCTCAAGGAGCATCTCAAGAAGTATGATGCAAAGCCATGCTTTGATGCGGTTGTTGAGGTTGATCCTGAGGAGATGGCTACCCTGAGTGAGAAGGCTAGAATCTTTGGATGTGCTCCTTCTGAGAACATCTATGGTCCTCAACCGATTGAAGTGGATCCTACAGTCTATCTTAAGAGAGCTGCAGGTGGTCATATCCATCTTGGACTGTTCAATCCTATCTTTGCTGGGATCGACTCAAAGATTGACTACCGGACTAGACTGGTTCCTATCCTTGACATCCTTGTGGGTAATACCTCAGTCATGGTGGACAGAGATCCTGGGGCTGTGGAGCGTAGAAAGGCTTATGGCAGAGCGGGAGAGTTTAGACTGCCCAAGCATGGACTTGAGTACCGTACCCTGTCTAACTTCTGGATTAAGGACTATAGACTGTTGTCCTTTGTGATGGGACTGTCGAGACTGTCTGTGGCTGTGCTTGGTAGCACACTACAGCGGACTATGTTCGACAATCCTAAGTATAGAGGGATCGCTGAGTATGCTCAATACTTAGATCAGCCTGACTATGAGGCTGAGTTGCTGAAGAAGGTTGACATTGAGCAGATTCGGGCTGCCATCAACAAGAATGACTTAGATTTGGCTCAGAAGAACTTCGAAGGCGTCAAAGCCTTCCTTGCTGATCATGTTAGACGTCATACAAACATGGGTTTGAATTGGGAGACTGTGCCTAACTTTGAGTACTTTGTGAGTGAGGTTAATCGTGAGGGTCTTGGGAGATTCTTCAAGGAGGATCCTATTGAACACTGGACTAACCTCCCACTAAGTTTGGACAGACAGAATAGAGGTTGGGAACACTTCATCTCTACACTACCACGACGAGGTTGATATGGCAGACGCACTAAACATTGACAGATACCTTGGTAAGACCCTTAATAGGATCTCACTAGTGGGGATTGAGCTTGAAGGTGGGTGGCAAGTACTACCTCCAGGCACACAGCTTGCACATGATGGCAGTGTGAATCTGAGGAATGTGGATGTTCCTCTACAGGGAATTGGAGAACTGCCTAGCGAACCCATGCCGCCTATTAAGATGGCTTCATGGGTACGGAAGTTCTATCCGTCCCACACTAACTCCACTTGTGGCTTGCATATCCATATGAGCTTCAAGAGTGCTCTCCACTATGGTCAGTTGATGATCCCCGAATATCAGGAGACCATCTTTGACTACATGATTAAGTGGGCTAAGGAGGAGAAGCTTCCTAAGACGCATGCCCTATGGAAGAGGCTTGATGGAACTAATCAGTACTGTAGGAAGATCTTTACTGCTGACCTACAGGCTCAGAAGACTAGCAAGTCTCACGACATGAATCTCCCAGGCAATAGATATACAGCGATTAACTATTGTCATGGTTTGCATGGGACGATGGAATGTAGACTATTGCCGATGCTGGAGAATGCTGAGACAGCTATTCGAGCTTTACGACATATCATGGATATTACTAATGCATGCCTTGTGGTAACAGCTAAGAAGGAGGCCAAGTTGAAGGCGAGTGCAGAGGTTAGAGGTGGAGAGGACGCTTGGGTGGAAGAAAGGAAGGTCATTGTATGACAATGTTCACTCATAAGAAGTGGTATTGGAAGCCAACCATTTGTAGACGACCTAAGTATACGTCACTGTGGTGGCTCAATCTTTATATTTCGTGGTAACAACGAAGGGGAGGGTAAAAGTGTGTGCGTGATTATGTTGGTGCAAGACAAGCGCCCTACTGAGGAGATGATTAAGAAGGCATACGAGACCAATAGTCATGGTGCTGGTATTGCCTGGAAGCGTAATGACGCTGTCATCTGGAGAAAGGGCCTTGATCTTGATGAGATTAAGAGAATGGCAAAGAGTGTGCCTACTCCCTATGTCCTACACTTTAGGATTGCAAGTGTGGGCGGTCAGGCTAAGCAACTCTGTCATCCCTTCCCGATTGAAGAGGAAGCTCCTCTAGCGACAGAGGGTAAGACTAAGGGCTATGTCCTATTCCATAATGGACATTGGGGCAAGTGGAGAGACACTCTTCTTGAGCATCTACCTGGTAAGATTCCTGCTGGTAAGTGGTCAGATACTCGTGCCATGGCTTGGATGACTGCCTACTATGGTCTTGGCTTCCTTGAGTTTGTGGATGAGAAGGCCATTGCATTCGGACCTGGTGGATTTGAGGTGTTCAAGGCTACCGATTGGACAACGATTGAGGGAGTCTATTGCTCTAATTCACTCTTTCAGTATCGTACCCACAGGTATCATGGTGCTCATGTCTCCATTGATCCCATTTGTACATTCGGTAACTGTACAGTTAGGTCAGGTCTGGATAGTGATAAGAGGTGTAAAGAACACCCTTTAGTTCCAAAGGGGTTGGAAGCGACGGTCAGTGGCCAGAAGGATGGGAATACGGATTCATCTAAGGCCATCGACATTCAGCCCCTTCTGATTAATGGGGTTGCTAATCCTAAATATAGGGATCCACAAAGGCTTGCAGATGCTGTTGCAGCCTTTGGTGGCCCTGACCTTAGTAAGGGTCCGGTGGTTGGGTCGTTCTCTCCTGATGCTAGACTGAGATTGCAAGAAGATAAGAGCGAGTCTGGAGGTACTCGCGGCATGACCCCTTTTGCGATAGCTCAGCAACTCTTCAACGCGGGGAAGCTGAGCAAAGGGGAGTTGAAGAAGGCACGGAAAGCGCAATCCAAGTTAGATCGCCAGAAACAGAAGCTCTTGATGAAGGCAGTCAAGAAGCAGGTGAAAGAGGAGAAGCGTCGTTTGAAGTTAGCGCAAGAACGGATGCAGCGAGAACTAATGACACAACCTTGTTTCACGAAGCACTAGCACCACAGGGGGCTAGAAAGTTGTGTATTGAGGATTTCACGTGGGCCTGTTCTCTCAATCCAAAAGGACCATCAAAAGGTGGGCGAGTTATTTTGGACGAGGAGGAGATTAAGCGAGAGTCTCGGAGAAAGCAGGCCGAACAGGGTATTCAGGTGATTGGGAGGCTCTAAGGCATGAATCAAGAAGAATTTCTCGCTTTCATGCAGAAGAAGGAGCCTTCCTCTCCACTTCCCACTCAGACTATTGATGGTGAGGTTGATGGTGAGGTTGTCTATCCTGATCAGCATGCAAAGGATGATGGGGAGTATGCAGATGAGTTTGACGACCCAGAGGCTGCATTGCTATTGACTGTGGAGACTCTAGAGGATGTAGGTAGGATGTTGGATATGCTAGCAGTCAAGCATACGATTACAGATAGTATTCGTAGGCAGATTGTAGATCAGGCTAATGAGGTGTATCAGGTTATACACTCCATTGATGGGACCAAGGAACTTGAAAGGTCGGAGGTTTAACTATGTCATTCTATGTGTACTGTAATAGAGCGAGTGATGGGGCAGCCGAGCTTACGCGTGGGCTGGAAGGAACGCGGCTGCGCAGGTTTGATGGTATGGACTTCTGGCGTAAGGGCAAGCGGATTGTGCCTAAGAAGGGCGATATCATCATCTGTTGGGGATCTCCACTTCCTGAGATTGATGGAGTTAGAGTGTTGAATGGTGAGGATGACCATTACAATAAGTATCGGGCTGCGGAGTTTCTCAGCTTCAAGGGAATCCCCACAATCACAGCTGTTGCACAGTCCAGAAGACCTACCCCAGTAGACGCTAATGGTATGCCTATTGAGTGGGTTCCACGGACGTTCCATCATGTTGGTGGGAATGACCTGATTAAGCCTCCATATAAGCCTGACTTCTGGGTTAAAAAGGAGAACTTCGTTAGAGAGTTCAGGGTCCATAGCTTCGCCTCTAAGTCGATTAGAGCCGGTGTTAAGGTTCATAGAGAGGGGTTTGCTAATCCTAGTCCTTGGATTAGAAGCTTCGATGCAGGCTGGAGAATTAACTATGACAACTTCTCCTCTACTAAGCAGCTGAGAAGTCTTGCTCATAAGGCTTGCAAGACCATGAATCTGGTGTTTGGAGCGGTAGACATCGCTGAGAAGGCTGATGGTACGATGGTGGTATTGGAGATTAATCGTGCTCCAGGGATTGAAGGTAACTCGATTCCTGCCTACTGTGCAGCTATTCAGAAGTGGGCTAAGGGAGAGAGCGAAGGAGAATAATATGAGTGTAAATTCGTTTGAGGAGCTAGATAAGGTCGTTAAGCCTGCAGAGAAGGCTAAAGAGGATCCTTGTGCCACTGCTCTAGTGGTTAGGACTAAGGAAGGGGAGGTTAGGTATCCGGCTGCTATCCCTTATACCCCAATTACTCGTCCTATCGTGCCTTATGCAGATAGTGGGCTTAGGGTGCATGATATTGACCTATATAAGCGTAGAAAGTCTAACGAGTATCGCCCAACGACCATTAGGTTTCCTAGAGAGGAACCACAGCAGATTAACATTCTAGGTACTCTGCCTGATGGGAAGGGGCATCTTATAGCTATGGTGGATGAGGACGGGATCATTAGACGGAGAATCATGAGCAGAGATGGTCACATTGGGAGTGTAGAGGATTAAAGCATGCTACTACAGAACATGACAAGTTGTGGTATTCAGGAGATAGGGTCTATCCATACCCATCCTACAGCTGAGGATGCCCTAATCTCCTTCTGTAAACAGAAGACAGGATATTCTCCATCTCCTGAGAAGCCTTGCTTGCAGAGTAATCTGCATGAGTTCTACGTGTTTAGTGGGTTTATTGGGATGGATGGAGCAATCCGAGAGACTGCTCCCTATAACATTGTGCCTGAGTTTGTCAAGCTAATTGAAGACAATAATCTTGGGGAAGTGTGGAAGACTAAGGTTGGACGGAATAGAGCGGTTCATCCCAATCATACATATCAGGCATATATTTGGAGTCCTGACGTAGAGCGGCTACAGGAGTGGTATCGTGGTACCCTTGTCAAGCCTACAGTTAAGGTTGAGGTTAAGGTTGAGACTATGCCTCAGGTTGTTCAGCGTGATGTGATGAACGCAGTTAGAAATATCGCTATGCAGGCTATTCCTGAGTTTGACAGAGCAGCTAGACTTGGTGCTGCACATGGTAGACAAGCTAATCTAGAGGAACAGACTCAGCATGTACCAGATGCACCTAAGGTTGCTAAGGCTGCTGTAAAAGAAGAGAGAAAGCTGCCTCAGGCCTACTATGATATCCCTGACAAGCCTGTTAGACGTGCTACAGTAAAGCTGGGGCTGAAGCCAAGAAAGAGACTTTTTAGACGAGGAGGAGGGTTCTAATGGCATTGCTAGGAAAGTCATTGAGTGTTGCTGAGACTGAGCCATGGGTGCTGGATGAGGGGCTTGCACTGATTCGAGCCATTCAGACTGACACTAGAAACTACGGCTACCATATCGCATTGGGTGGTGGAGTTCTTAATAAGGGTAGATCAAGTAAGGATATTGATTTATTCTTCCTTCCTATGGAGGGTAAGGGTTTCACCATGCTCGATAAGAAGCTGGTGGCATGGCTTATTAGTATGTGGGGTGAGCCTGAGGACATGACTAAGCCTTCTAAAGAAGGTCCTAAGTATAAGACTGTGAGATCACAGCCAGTGTTAAGAACGTCCCCATGGTCTCTTAACATTGATAACATTGTTGCTACTAATGCTCCACCACCCCCAGCCCCAGTAGCACCTAACAATCTAGGTGATGGTCTAACTGAAGCTCAGAGGGAGTATGCTAGATATCAGGAGCATGCTAGACAGATTAGGGATGAGAACAATAGGATAGAGGCCGAGAGACGAGCTAGACAAGCTGAGAATCTTATACCTGAACAACCTCTCCATCAGTACTATGTGGCTAACTATAATGCTGATGGGACTATGGACTTTAGAGTTAATCCAGTATTTGCTGAGACTGTAGCTGAGGGTCCAGCTCCTGATCCTATTCCTGGAACCATTGGTGCTGAGATGCAGGCAGCTAGTGCTGGTCTAGGTGTAATCACTGAGGCTTCTGTTGAGCCTTATAAGTCTGGAAGTTCTATCTATCGGTATAAGCTGAAGTTTCATCGTGGTGATGGTAGAATTGACGCGTTCATCGTTTAGGAAGGGGAAGAAATGGCTGAGACAATTAATATGATTAAGAGGGGTGAGACATGTATGCAGATCACCCTGCATCGGTCTGCGATTGGGCTAAGTGTCCATGTCAAGACCCATCCTGCTATTGAGGACTTCATGAGAAGTCTGGGAGATGGTCTTGTAAAACCAGTTGAGATCTATGGTAAGTCGTGGATCTCTATGCCTGGGTCCGAGAGAAGTCTGGAGATCTATAATATGGATCGTAGTCTGCCATATGATATGTATCGCCTAGATATCGCTGGTAGACCAATGGAGCAAGAGGGGCAGCTAAATATGAGCTTCCTACGGCTTGCAGGTACAAGTGAGGGTAATGGGGTTACCTTTGGAGTGAAGGGCGTATATAGTTTGGAGTCCCTTAGAAATCTGAGAGACAAGATTAGTGCCTCTGCTAGACAGCTCTATATCGAGTACCTCCGTCCGGTTGATCTCACTGTGACTGTGAGTACTCAGGAAATGGCAGGATAGAATGGGTAGAGAAGCAAACGTTACGAAGGAGCGGGTCTGTCCGCTGTGTGCCAAGATTCTAGTTGTTACTGGTAAGGAACTTCGGTCACATATTGCAAATTGTAAAGGGTTAGAGGCATGAACTTTAGACAGTTTCTAAATCAGATTTCTGAGGTAGCTGGACATAGAAATGCTGCTACAGAGGTTAGGTTTCTGTTTTGGAATGACATTTGTCCCTACACGGCAGGAGAGCCAGTGAAGGTGGAATGGGATAAGAAGAACAATGAAGTTACAGTCATTATCGGCCAAGAGCCGAAAGATTTCCTCTAACCTAGAGTTAGAAGGTCTTAGGGTGTTTGCCCTGAGGATCGGAGCGGGCTGGGTGGAAATTAGAGCCTCTGAGACTAAGCCAACTGGATACATCTCTAAGGCTACTAAGATGGTGGAGACCCCTGAACTATACTTTGACTCCAATGGCCGTGAACGGTCAAAGCTTGTCAAGAAGGAATTAGTTATAGAGATGATCCACCATGAGGGAGGGGAGATTCTGTGCTCGCTGAAGACTTCTAAGTTTTCAGCCCTGACCAGGCTCCCACTCCCACCTAAAGGACACATCACCGAAGTCCCTGCTGAGCAGGCGAGTCGGTTTCTTGACAAATCGTGGAGACGGAAGCATAATCTTTCCTAGCCTGCGGTGCCGTGGAGGGTTAGGTTGAGAGGGAAGGAGAGGTATGAGTGACTGTAAAGACAATGGTCTATATCATCAGAAGTTGGATCTGTTAATTAGTCTACAGAGAGAGTCAAACAGCCAACAGGCTGAGATTATAGAGCAGAATGAAGAGATTATCGAGAAACTGACTGAGATTAACTTGAGTGGCAGAGGGTATGACATTGAGAATTAAAAGCGTCCAATGTTCATATAGTGGGTGTGGCGATAGACGTAGACACCATGAGAATCCAGAGCCAAGAGGCATTAGAAATACCTTCATCGTTCCTGGAGATTCTAAAGGACCGTGGTTTTGCTCTATAGAGTGCTCAGCTTATTATAAAGCGGTAGGAGATAATGGAAGACCCAACGCGCCAACAGAAAATAGACCTTATCCGTAAGCTAATGGATCGTGCTCTAGAGGCTATAGAAAGAGACTATCAAGAGGCTATGGCTAAGATCTACTTTAGTAAGGACTGGGGACCGAAAGAAGAGGAAGAGGATCATTAGGTGGACAAATCGGTAGACCCTGGACAGCTGGCGATAGACCTACTGTCTAGGTCCATATGTTCCGTACAGGTCGCAGCGGTCATTGTGGATAGAAAAGGTAGCATATTCGCATGGGGATGGAATTCCTGTGGTTCAGACGGGTATGGTGAACATGCAGAATGTGCTGCCATCAGGCGGGCAAATCAACGTAGGTTAAAGCATGCTACGATATATGTGGCTGCAAGGCGTAGGGATAGGAAGTGGGACAAGTGCGTAACTGCTAAGCCCTGTCTATCTTGTCAGTATAGACTTGATAGATGGGGTCTTAGCGTGGTATTTAGAGATGGTAAAGGAGTGTGGAATGGGTGAGCCTAGATGGGAACCTAGATATAGTGGCCCTAAAAAGAGTGGAATCTGTGTTTGTGGTCACTCTTGGGAAGATCACCATCTAGGTATAGTTATGAACTCAGACTATGCAAGAGAGACACAAGAAGGGTATATACCCCAAGAGTGTGAGTTCTTTGGATTTAACGAGAGTGGCGGATTAGATGATAAGGGTAACTATCATTGTGGTAGTTATAAGGATGTGGGAGTAGAAAATGGTTAATTATGTCTATTTGAGTTTGGCTATTGCTGCTGGTATGGTCCTAGAGGCCCTAATTCTAGGTGCTATCGGTGCAAGCTTTAGATATTGGCAGTGGAGACGGTCTGAGCCACAGCGCAAGCTAATGGAAGAGAAGATGAGACAGTATTTGGAACAGGCAAGCAAGGCTGCAAGTGAGCAGGACGATCTGCCCCTATTCCCAACCTCAGGCTCTGTGAACTAACATGAACTTCAACTCCAGTGGGCGTATTAAGACCTCTGTCTTAGCTAAGATGGCTAGGTTGAATGCATCTGTCTTGAGAGAAGATGGTAGGATTGAGAGGATGTGCAATCATGGGATTGGTCATACTGTTGGCAATGCTGCTGATACTCCTAGAGGTGAGTACTTCTGGAGCCATGGCTGCGACGGCTGTTGTACAGGATGGGAGAAGGATGATGGGACAGTCTATGAGGCTCTTCAACCTACTGAGGACTGAGGATGTCTCGGGTGTGAGTGGAGTGGGAAGGGTAGCTCAAGGAGTGCAATTCCATGATGGTCAGTGTGTTGTCTCATGGTTTGGGGTCTATCATAGTATAGAGGTACATCCCAATATTGAGACTGTAGAGAAGGTTCATGGACATGAAGGAAAGACTAAGGTTGAATGGTTAGACTAACATCCCCCTGAGCAGGGGGTTAACCGATGGGTGAGGTGTAACTATTGATTATAGTTGCTATTATCGTGGCGGTGATTGGATTGAGAGTGGTGTTGGAGTATAGAGGAAAGATATAATGCAGTATAAGATAGTTTATACACATGGATCATGGTATACGTTTCCATATGAAGTGTATAGAAAGTATAGTTTTGGGTGGGCTATAGTTAACACTTACCTTACTCTAAAAGGAGCCAAGCGTAAGGTAGCTAAGATCGCTAGAGAAGAAGCTAAAAAGAGTGGTAAGGACTCTGACAGTGAAACTATATGGGAAGGGGTTATCGTATGAGATTAAAGGTTAGTAGAGACAGTAATCGTAAGGCGTATCTAAGGGTTCCACGCTCACTTCTACGTAAGATTGGAGTTAAGAATGGAGACACCATTAAGGCCGAGTATGTTCAGTATAGCCTGCCGCATCCTTCAATTGGACCTGGCTACATCACTATCTTTAGAAAGTAAGGTATCTAATGAACGCTAAGGTTAAGCTCGACTACAAGACAGGGGAGTACTATTTAGTACTCCCTCCAGAGGTTGTTAATCTCCTTAAGTGGGGAGATGGGACTAAGCTTGTAGTGGATGTCCCTACTACACATAAGGATCAGATTGTGGTACATAGATATGGTAGCTGAGTTTATCCTTAAGTATAATGACGGAAGGGAGGCTATGAGGTTTGCCTTCCACCCTAGGTCATTCTTTAGATGGTTAGCTACTCCTGGACAGGAGATTATCTGTGAGGATGGATATAAGATTAATGAGATTAGTACTATGTGCCATACACCCCTACAAAGCTCTCTTATAACAGAGTATATACCTGAAGATCCTGAAGATGATTGGAGAGACTATTAATGTCTAAATCCTTATGTCCTACATGTAAATTACCGATTAAAAAGGGTGACATCCACGGTATAATGGATGCATCTTATTCTATCTACTGTATAGTGTCTATGATTACTACAAATCCTAAGAAACTAGGAGTTATTAAGAGTGAGTAGACATAAATATGAGGTGTGGTGTAAGGAGTGTGGCTGCATCATGTCTAAGAGAGAAGGGAAGTATGGACAATTCTACGGTTGCACGGGCTATCCTAGATGCAGGAATACGAGAACTCTTAGGGACGCTGAGGTTGAGGAGACTGAAGAAGATCAATCGCGTCTACGATCAAGGCTGGAGCGTATGGATGACCTCGACACAAATGAAGGAGAAGAAAGATGATAGACGTTACACAGAAGATTATTGACCTCGCCATCAAGCGTGACATAGAAGGTATGAAGAACACATTAGAGATGGCTGGATGGGATCAGATCTCCGTGGAGGGCTTTCTAATCGGCTTCACCCGTGGTCAGTGGCGAGCTTCCTACCCCCTAGAAGTCTACTTTCAAGGAGCATCAAATGTCTGAGTCCCGCCCCCCTGACGACACCCCGCGCCCGAGTGATGGTGATTCGATGGCGTCTGCCGAATATCCGAATAAGGCAGTCCGGTTGGCTCACGAGCCGACCGCGTGTAAAGCGCCCATCGAGTCGCCTTCCATCGCCCCTGACGACACCCCCACACGCCTCGATGAGATAGAGAAGCGGTGGCAAGATCAGGCCGACATCAATACCGACGTGCAATTCCTGCTGGCCGAAGTCTCCCGTCTCCGCGAGGCAGGAAATGAAATAGCTAAGGAGCTACATGCGGCTATCAATGAGCCCATGTATGCCGGGACTCGGCGGGATTGGATATGGAGAGCACAAACAGCCGAGGCCGAAGTCTCCCGTCTCCAGCAGGAGAATGCCAGACTGTCTGACATCCTTGAACGTTACAGCATCGAAGACTAGGCTGAGGTGCCTGCCCCCGCAGGGGGCGAGGTGCATCAGCCGGGTCGCCCTCTCATCCTTACCCCACCCGCTCCGCAGCGTGGGGGGTCTGGGGGGAGCGGAGAAAGCTGGGGGGTACTTAGGGGGGTTTGAGTGAGTTAACTCACACAGTAGGGGTGATGGGTCACCCATCAGTGCTGCATGCCCTTTGTTTGCAGAGAGTTGTGGGTGATGGGTCACCCCTCAAAATGCTGATGTAACTCAAAGTGTACTGCGCAGTCGACACCACAACATATGGTGGTTTGTTGACATCTGTGGATGGTCGTGCTATCGTTTGAAATTCGGAATTTGTAAAGATGTAAATATGCCAAATCAACCTATCGTTATCAACGTTCGACAAAGTGGGGAGAATGATTGGCAGATACTAAAAGGTTTCTCACCCTTGATGACTTGACACATATGCCTCAACCTCAATGGCTTATCGAAGGTCTCTTCGAAGTTAATGGTTTGGTAATGTTGGCTGGTCCTCCAGGTAACTATAAGTCCTTCTTGGCCTTAGACTGGCTTCTTTGTATGTCCACGGGACTCAAGTGGTGTAACAGATTGACTACACCGGCAAAGACCCTATATGTGTTAGGTGAGGGTAAGGCATCATTGCTAAAGAGAATGGAGACATGGATCACCTACAATGACCTAGGAGAGCGAGAGATGGAGAGGCTAAAGGAGAACTTCAGAGTCACCTTTAATGTGCCTCAGATGGCATCCAAGGCCTCCACAGATAACCTCCTGAATGACTTAGAGAATGAGAACTTCCATCCCTCTGTCATCGTAATTGATACCTTCGCTAGGTCGTTCGTAGGCCTCGACGAAAATAGTCAAAAGGATACCGGCTTATGGATTGAGAGTGCTGAGCGTCTAAGGGAAAAGGGGATGGCTGTGATATTCCTACACCATACCAAGAAGAATATGGATTATGGCCTCCAGTATCGTGGTTCGTCTGCTATAATGGGAGCCATGGACACAGCTATGGTCCTATCTAAGGATGGTCAATCAGCTAGGGTTGTTCTTAAGGTTGTGAAGCAGAAGGACCATGAGGAAGCTAAGCCTATGACCTTCATTAGACAGGTCATTGGATCGTCTAGAGAAGAGGGATCAGTTGTGCTAGTCCCTGCCCCCTCTATTGACGAGAGGTTTACTGTCGAGGGTCAGCATATTGATGAGGTTATCAAGCAATTAATTAGAGATGATACCTTCGAATCCGATCGAGCTAGAAGTCGTATCCTAGTCACAAGTTATGGGTTTACTGATAGTGCTGCCCAAAGTCGAGTAGCAGCCATGAAGAAACGAATGGAGAAGGAGAAGGATAATGAGCAAGCCCTTGTCACCAGATGACCTAGATTGTCCTGACTGTGGAACGAAGATGAAGCATAAGTTTACTACGACCTTTTGGACCCGCCACGATACTTATCAGTGTCCTAAATGTGGCAGATGGGAGATGAGATGAGTAAACACTACGTAAAGCCTGAGAGTTGCCGCCCCCCTCATAAGGTCACACACCCTGAAGCCGTAGATGACCTATATGAGTCTATTCTAAATGAGGGATGGAGGGTGGGAGCACCCTCCCTAGTAGGCTACATTGATGACCATAAGATTCAGCTCCTAAGTGGCACACATCGGCATGCAGCTGCCTCTAGAATTAGTGGGTTCAGGATTCCAGTCTATATCATCAACAAGTCAGCCGTTCAACATTCTGTAGGCAATCCACTAGCGTGGAAGAGAATCATGGAGTTAGGTGATGAAGAAGGAACAATGGGAATCTTTAGTTAAGCTAGTTCTAGCTTTCCTAGTGGGTAACGTTCTCGGTCAAGCATTAGTATGGGGGATAAAGTATTGGAAATAAAGCAGCTTAGGCTATATTCTAAGTCAAGTGTTGGGGTGGATTGGACCTGTCCTCGTAAGTACTACTATAACTATGAGTATGAAGGTAAGGGGATTGTCTCGCATAGTACGTCTTTGCAGTTATTCACTGGTACTAGCTTGCATGATGGGCTGGCTGCTATTGCACTACAGCACATGGCTGGCTCTGTGGATATCGATCTTATTGGTGAGACTGCTCGGCAGCAGATGCTTGAGGCCCTCCTTCCTAAGACCCAAGGTGAAGTAGATGGTGAGGAATTTGCTATGGAGCAAGCTGCCCTTGTAGAGGGTCTCCTTAGGGGATTCTATTTGCATGCATGGCCCTTACTTATGCAGCAGTATCCTAATATTAAGATGCTTGAACAGCCCCTTGTGTATAAGCATGACGGGGTAGGGATGATGGCTAAACCAGACATTGTCCTCTCAGATAACGATGGAATCAATGTCTATGTCGAATATAAGTCTACGTCTAGTAAGAAAGATACATGGATTAATAGCTGGGATACTGCTATCCAGCTCCATTCTACTGTCAAAGCTATTGAAGCAAAGTTAGGAGAGAAGGTTGAAAGTGTCATTGTCCAAGGGCTTTATAAGGGTTATGAAAGCTACGGTAAGCAATCGTCTCCGTTCTGCTACGCATACAAACGCAACGGTAACCCTCCATTCACGCAGGATCAATACGAGTATGCTTACAAGGCCGGGTTCAAGCGGTACCCGACGTGGCAGCTTCCAGGCGGAGTGAAGGAGTGGGTGGAGACTATGCCCTCCCACGTCTTAGCTGAACAGTTCCCTCAAACTCCTCCTATCTTCATCAATGAACCATTGATTGAGGCCTTCTTTAAGCAGAGAGCCATCAGGGAACATGAGATTCTTACTGCCTCCCAACTTATGGAGAAGTATAAGGATGATCCTGGTCAGGTCCAATACGAACTTGATAGAGTCTTCCCGCAGAAGTTTGACCAATGTCGTCCATCCTTTGGCTCCCCCTGCTCCTACCTTAAGTTGTGTCATGGGAGTGTGCAGGATCCTATCGCACAGGGCTACAGTTGGAGAGACACCGAGCATCAGAGTGAGTTTAGAAAGATTGCAGAAGGGATGACAGACTAAGATGCCTACTATTGCAGAGCTATTTACTGTAGGGTTTCCTGCAGTTCTTCAAAATATGAAGGGTGGAAGGAGATGGGTTGACCGTGACCTAGAGGCCCTCCAACAGCGTGGGAGAATCCTCCTCCTGCATCATCTAGGTATTCATGTAGAGCTATATAATGATAGGGGACCTAATAGAATCTATCCAATAGTAGAAGTTAGAGTCCCTATTGTGTGGACTAAGAGGGATGACAATCAGACTGATAATGAGATTATCAGTCTTACCGCTCGGCTAATTGAGAATGGTATACACTCCCATGATGATATCCTCCTGGAGAGAATTAGGAATCATAGGGCATATGTAGCTGAGCAATATCGCTACATGATCTCTCAACCTGTAGAGGTTGAGGGTACTAATGGAGGTATTATGTGCATGCTATCTACAGCTGCAGCCTTTGTCCCAGATGAGACCTCCCTAGACATACCAGAAGAATTTGAGGATTACTAATGTCACCAAACCGTAACTATATCGCAGGGAGAGCGTTTGAGTATAAGATCATGGCTCAATGGAAGGCTAAAGATAATATTGTCATGCGAACTGCTGGCAGTCATGGGCCTTTTGACGTTATTGCTATTGACCCAGGACATGTTTGTACCCTGATCCAATGCAAAAGGGTCGCTAAGATGGGTCAGGCTAATGCTCTTATTGAGAAGTGGAAGACCAATCCCCCTATCAAACAGGGGAACTATCATTTGTGTCTGGAGGTATATGTGAGTGAGGATAGGGAGCAGATGAGGGTGGTGCTATGATTAAAGGTATATTATTTGTTATAGCTGTAGTAGTGTGGGTTTATGTCTTGGTTACTGGAATTGATGGTGAGGAGTCAGATGTTTAAGTTTATTATGAGTAGAGTTGGGTTAGAAGTGTTGGGTGGGGTTGCGGCTACTGTGTTAGGTGTGTGGCTACACTCCCACTTTGGACCTGTTGCTATGCAGGTTGTGCAGACCACTCCCACAGTTCAGACAGTGTATGTGGATAGACCTACTATTGACACTAAGGTGGTTAATCAGGTAGTGAAGGACCCTAAGGAACAGGCTATCATTAAGGAACTATTGTCAGAGAATAGGGCTTTGAAGGTGACTGTTACCACACTTACTGATACTGTGGCTGAGCTTAAACAGACAGGCGGGACTACGAATGGTGGGGTGATTACCCCTGTTCCAGTGGACACTGCTGCAACAGAACCACTTCCTGCCCATCCCCTGTTCAACTTTAAGGATTGGCAGTTATCAGCCACCTATAATGATATTCAGTTTAGTTACACTCTAGATCAGAAGTTTCATATCATCTCCACAACTGGTAGGGAGGTTGATGGTAGGAAGGTTAGTATTGTACAGTTGTTCCAGGAGGGGCCTAATGGGGAGAGGCTAGCTATCCCGGCCACCACTACAGCCATTCAGTCTGACCTAACTACTAACCATTGGATGTTCAATCCTAGAATCCAGGGTGGATTGGCTCTTACCTTTAAGGATAAAGTTAATGAGGCAGGTGGAATCGTAGGCCTACAGTGGCTCAAGTATGGTAAGGGATCATCTGCCGAGGATGTCTCCCTCTCTCTGCTCACACCTACAGTGTTCCTGTCTAAGTCTATTAGGGAGCTAGGGGTTATGCCTATCTCATATAATCTAGGTCAACTCCCTCATCAGCCCTTCACCAACTTGTGGGTATCCCCATATATCGGTGTAGTGGATAGCGGGGGTGTGGATATTAGTAGGGTTGGTGTGGTGCTAAGTGCTACATTCTAAAGGAGAAAAAGGATGAACGAACTATTACAGGCGACGTTGGATTGGAAGAAGGCTAACCCAGACCCAGAGGATGACTTCTTCTTTGAGAAGGAAGCTCTAACATTAGGCCAGTGGAACACGGGATCTACTACAGACGAGGCTAGAACCATGACTTGGGGCTACCAATCCCCACACTACGAGGATATCACCAGGTCTACTAATCCCTTCTGGAGAAATACTCAGGTTGAGCCTCCTGGTCCTATTGTTCACCTTGACTGGTCTGGCTGGCGGGAGCGAGATAATCTTCCCGGCTTCAGAGGGAACTGGCAGGCAGTCCTACCAGACGGTGATCTAGTCAACTCTCCAGTAAACATTAGTGCTAGCGACTATAACAATGTTCCCTTTAGGGAGAGAGCCTATATGAATGCCTTTGAGATTGCTACTAACCTAGTTAGGGAAGCTTACCCTAATGCTAGAATCGGCTAAGATTGACCCCCTAGCATGCGATGTGCTATAATATAGGTCTTTCGTTAACCTTAAGGAGATAGCTAAGAATGAAGAAACTGTTTGTTATGTTGATGTTACTGGTAAGCACAGCTGTATGTGCTCAAAGTATGGTCGTTACTGGAAAGGTTACAAACCTAGTCGCTGTAGCAGTAACTACAGCCGAGGGAGATCAGGTTATTGAGACAGATGTTACAGTTGTCGATTCTAAGGGGAAGGGTACTACATTTAGGGTTAGAGGAGGAGATCTGAATGGCCTAACCTTAAGAGCTAGTTACGAACAGGTTCCCAAGAAGGGCGAGAATATGAAAGTTCACCTTGCTATGAAGAACGGTCACTATAGACTAGAGCATGGTCAACAGAGTGTGGAGAAGTAATGTTTAAGAAACTACTACCGATTGCTATGCTCCTAAGCTGTGTCGTTGGGCTTGGGGCTTATGTCTCAAATGGTGTATTTTGGCCCAATGTTCCTGTAAAGTATTATATTAATACGGCTAATACTTCAGGAATGAATCCTGCCACAGTTGTCTCAGATATTCAGGCAGGAGGTAATGCTTGGGCTACACAGGCTAGCTCAGGTGCTACCCTATCTTATCAAGGTACAACAAGTGATCCTTGCACATTTGCTTATGATCAGAAGAATCATGTGTGCTTTAGGGTAGATTCTGGTGGGTGGATTGCTTATACCCAAATCTACACATTCACTGGTCAGACAGCTATTCTTGATGCTGATATGATTGTGAACACTACCTATCCATTATTTACAGATGATCAACAATGTAATGGTGGATATTCTATTAAGAATACAGTTACACATGAGTTTGGACATCTGTTTGGTCTAGGTCACTCAGCTGATCCTACAGCTACAATGTATCCTACTGCTAATGCTTGTGAGACAAGCAAAGAGGTGCTATCAGCCGATGATATTGCTGGTATCCTTTCTCTATACCCTACAGCTGGACCTCCTCCACCTGCTGCACCAGTCTTAACCTCTGTTTCTCCATCTAGTGGCGCTCAGGGTACTACAGTTCCAGTAACATTGAGTGGTTCTAACTTTGTTATTAGTGGGACCTCTCCAAATATTAGTGGTAGTGGAGTTACATTTAGCAATATTGTAGCAAATAACACTACATCTATGACGGCTAACTTTGTGATTAGCTCAGCAGCAGTTGCAGGTGCAAGAACAGTCACTGTAACCACATCAAGTGGAACGAGTGGAACACAGCCATTTACAGTCACGGTTCCTCCTCCACCATCTGCTCCAGCTACCCCATCTAACCCCTCACCTGCCAACATGGGTACGGTTAGACATAACTCCAACACTACTCTCACATGGGTTGCTGCGGGAGCTACCAGATACACAGTTGTACTTGATGGAGTTGCCCACGCAGTCACCCCCGCCAGTTATAAGGCCGGTAAGGTTAGCGTAGGAGTACATACATGGTCAGTTACAGCTACTAATAACACTGGTAGCACGAATGGTCCAACCTGGACATTTACATCTAACTAAGGAACCTAGGGAGTTAAATGTTCACCTTAAATAATCTATTGATTGTGTTAGCTGTTCTAGGGATTATCTACTTATTCCGTAGACTCTAACTTCTTATGTATGGTCGTGTGAGGACCCCCCACTGGGGGTGATACCTCTCAAACCATGGGGCTAAATGCCCTGGACGACCCCGGAGGTACTGAGACCCTCCACCTATTGTGTCCCCAACCTCTTGCACCACGAGGGGTTGGGGATTGTTATTTGTGGGCAGATCGTGGTAAGATTGGAGAGTGAAAATGAGCAAGGTTCCTGAGGTCCTCCCCACCTTCTTAGTGAAGGCTATGTGGAGAGCGACAGCGATTAAAATGAAGGTAGTAGCTAAGGATGAAGAGGATGCTTGGGACAAGGCTGCGAAACTTGTAAAGAAGATGGAAGGGGGAAGTTCTTGTATAGAGATAAAGGTAATGGGGACGATCTAGCACAAACTCCAATCACCTTAGGGTTTATGGTTGCTATTGAAACTACAATTCTTGACTCAGAGAGGGTCATTGCTGAAGTAGTAAGCCAAGCTATTATGAAAGAGTTTGGTTTGAGAGGTATTGATATTAAGAGTCTAGATGTAGCTGAACTCGGTCCAATTGATTGTTATAATGATGACGAATTAGATGAAGAGGATGAATGAGAAAACGTACCATTCTGATGTACTCCCGCTCTAGAGGGGGTAAGACTACTCAGATAGCTGAGCTTGCTGAGTATGTCTACAAGACCACAGGTAAGAAAACCCTCGTCTACTCGATTGACAAGGGCGGCATTGGGCCTATGATCCCCCATATTGAAGTGGGCATGGTAGACTTGGTCTTACTAGAGAATAGTGACCCATGGATTTTCCTCTCAAAGTTGTCTAAGGGACATGTTAGGGATGCTAGTGGTAAGTGGGTTGAAGCTGACCTCTCTAAGTATGGTATGATTGCTAACGAATCCCTAACCGGATTTGGTGATGCATTCATGAACTCCCTCGCAGACAAGAGTGCCCAAGGAGTTAACATTGGAGGACAAGCTAATGTCTCCTTCAATATCCAAGACGGGACCGAGAGTTTGAAGATTGGTGGTTCCAACATGGCCCACTACAACGTAGTTCAGACTAGAATCTTAGACGAAGTATGGCGCTCACAGAAGTTGAATGTCCCATACATTGTATGGACAGCCTCGGCATCCAAAGAGGATGATGAGAATGCAGGCGGGAAAGTGATTGGGCCAGCCGTAGTTGGTAAGAAATTGACTGCGGAGATGCCTAGACACTTCGACCTAACCTTCAGATTGGATTGTCTCCCTGCTCAAATGGGCAAACCAGAGCGACATATCCTCTACCTCGGGAACACCGTTGACCTAGCTGCAGGTAATGCAGTAGGCTTAGGTAACACCCGAGTCCCCCTGAATCCTGGGGTGAAGGAAATGGATTCAAGCATTGAACCGGCTTCGCTCGTGAAGGCACTCTCGATGATTGAACAGGCAGAAGGTGCAGCGAAGGAAGCACTGATTAAGAGAATGGAGGCATCGAAGTTTGTAGCTAAGTAGGTCTTGACAACGTGTGAAGTTGTGAGTATGATAGTCAAATCGTAAACATTGTTTAGGAGAGTAGAAAAATATGGCAGATCTAAGCGCACTAGGCGGTCTACAGGCAGTTGAACCACTCGACCTCGCAAACTACGTTGATGCGAAGGAGTCGACTTTTCGTCTTGCCCCCAAGGGTGTCTATACCCTCCAGGCCCCACCATCGTTCCCAACGGCTGCGTTCTCTAGAACTAAGTCAGGGAACCTCTCAATCCAGGTTGATCCGACGATTGCTGGACCCTCGAACGAAGGTTACACAATCCGGTTCGTAAAGATTTCTGGCAAGCAGTTCGACCGCTCAGGCCAGAAGGTCTCCCAGATTGGTGACTATCTCCGTGCTTGTGGGTACAAGGGTACTCTTCGTAATGAGCAGGAGCAGGCTGACGCAGTTGAGTCAACAGCGAATCAGGTCTATCAGGCCAAGATTGATTGGAGAGCCTTTAACAAGAAGACCGGCTTCACAGTTGAGGGTATGGAGCGTTTCCCAAAGCGGGAAGACGGCACCTACCAGTCATGGATTGAGGACCCCACAGATAAGGATGAGAATGGTAAGGCTGTCAGAGTGCCTGCTAGACTCTACATCCCACTCAATGGGTTCATTCCCGCCCTCTAATAGCTTCGCTGTTAGAGTCGTGTAAGGTTGACGGGGTAGGGGAATTGTCCTCTACCCCATTTGTGTCTTAGGGGGTCCTAAAGGTAAAGATGGATAACATTGGAAAAAGTGAAGCAACAGGTGAGGATATTGAGAAGATTATTTCTAAGTTAGAGCCAGTTCTAGAGAAGGAACCCCGTACCCATGTTCTCATGGCCTGTCTAGCCATTGCATTGATTGCTAATGACCCAGACATTACCACCGAGAGGCTCGTGACTGGGGTAAGGGACTTGAGTCAGTGGATTTGCCTCTACCTAGATGATTCTAGTGGAGCTACCCAGTTCATCCCTACAGATAAAGCTAAACTAAACTAAGGTTAATATGATATTATTTGGAGTTGGGTTCGTAGTTGGAACACTTCTAGGAGGATTCGTAGCTATTGTAGCTATAGATAACTCTATTGGCCTGTTAAGAAGGAGATAGATATGTTTTATATTGTTATGTTAGTGTTAGGTATTGCTATTGGTTACTATGGTGTCGAGACAATCATCACCTACATTAAGAGTCTATTGAGTAAATAGTATGCATGTAGATCTAGAGTTAGTCTTCAACTTGATGAGGTTCTACCAAGTAGGTATTATAGGTAGTGCTACAAGAAACTATGAGGGTGCTAAGGATATTGATGTCCTCTTCCTCCACTTCTCAGAGTTTAGTGATGCATGTATAAGGTTTGGGGTTAAGTATCAGGGATGGGATGCTCATAATGGTCACATTAGGATAACTAAACTTGAGCGACCTGAGATTGATAAGCCTATCCAACTCATTAACCTTGCATCTGTGTCTAGTTTTGAGGAGCATCCCCACCAAGTCCTTCTACCTGATGGCTCTCTCCTAAATGAGGGCCATTATTATGTTAAGGAAGATGGATGGAAGTATGACAAAGTGATTAAACTAGATAGGCGTAAGGAGTCTAAGCAGGTGATTGCGATGGACTTCGATGGAACCATTAGGGACTGGGACACCTCCAAGCCCCTACCTGGGGTGAAGGATGCCATCAACCTCCTCAGGGAGCATGGCTTTAAGGTCCTCATACACAGTGCAAACACTGTCAAGTTCATCGAGCAGTGGATGAATGATAATGATATTAGATATGATGGGATCTGGTCTGGAGCGGGTAAGCCCGTTGCAAGCATATATGTGGATGACCGAGGATTTAAGCTGCAGGACTGGTCTACAGATCTAGCACATATCCTAGAGACTCTAGCTAATGAAGGGGTTAGGTGGTAACAAGAAATGATAGATAGTGCTAATCAGTCTATGGGCGATAGAGTTTTTGATATCGTGGAGAAGATTCATCGACTTAGGAATGATGTTACTATGGCTAAGTTAAATGCAGCCTTTACTATGGAGTTAGAAGAAAGGCTACAGATAGCAGCTGACATTCTAACTAAGGTTGAGAAGGTCCTTATGGAAATTGAAGGCAATAATGAATGAGCCTAAACATAATCGTGGGAGGAGTGTTCAAGAGGTCTGTACCCCTCATGAGTTTCTAGAAGCTCTCAAGAAGAAGCTAGGAATGAATGGCGGTAACTTCTATTATGACCTAGCAGCGACAGAGGAGAATAAGGTTACACGACTATGCTATACACCCGAGCAGGATTCCCTGGTTCAGAGTTGGTACAGTTATGGTATATGGAACTTCTGCAATCCTCCATATGGAGATATCACTCCTTGGGTCCAGAAGGCCTATCTGGAATGTAGAAACCATAATGCTCATACTGCCATGCTTGTGCCAGCAAGTGTGGGATCTAATTGGTGGAGAGATAATGTGGATGGCAAAGCCGATGTCCTCTTCCTCAATGGTCGTATTACATTCGTAGGCCATAATGCTCCCTATCCTAAGGACTGTGCTATACTTCTCTATGCTCCCTTCTTAAATGGTAACTATAGTGTATGGAGTTGGAACAATGACTAAGAAGCATGATGATTATGACTATGGTGATAACTTCGATGTCGATAGTGACTACGAAGCCTACAATGATTATATGGACTACCTAGACGAGAACGCGGAAAGATATGACCATGTAGATGGCTATAGTGTTGACCAGTATAAGGCTGAGATTACCCTAAGACTCGTTGAGGCTATTGATGATTTCCTAACCGTAGGCACCGTCTCCGAGCTATTAAAGATTGTAGCGGAAAACACTTAATGCTGCCTAAACCATCTTCGTGTATTGGTTGTAGTTTATATGAGAAGCCCCACGGTAAGACTATGGGCTTCTCCATACCCTGTGGGACAGGTAGGAACGGAGTACTTATTGTAGCAGAGGCCTTGGGAGAGCACGAAGAGAAAGAAGGAATGGCCCTAGTTGGGAAGACTGGTCAGACCCTCTTCCAACAGCTAGCTAGGGTAGGGATCGAGAGGGATGACTTCACCATCTTCAACACAGTTGCATGCAGACCCCCCAATAATAAGCTTGCTAAGATGGTCTATGAGCAGGATGCTATTGCCCACTGTGCTCCTAACCTCGACAAAGCCATTGAGGATGCCCACACAATCGCTAAGGCTAATGGTAAGAACTTCGTAATATTAACTCTCGGAGTCATCGCCTTTAAGAGGGTGATGGGATTGGACTATAAGAAGGATGCGAACTTCCTTAAAGCGGATTATATTGGATACCCTCATTGGAGTGACAAGTATGCTTGCTGGGTTATGGCTACTGACCATCCCTCTTACCTCCTACGCGGGAATACTCATCTATGGCCTGTCCTGCAGTTTGTATTTAAGCGGGCTTTGGAGATTGCTGATGGGGGCCTTACACTCTACGACCGACCATACGATCTAGACCCTACCCCCACAGGATTCGATGAGTGGATCAAAGGCTACGAACGTAGTCTAGTAGAGGACAAAGAGAATCCCCTCTCCTATGACATTGAAACCCCATATAAGAAGAAGAAGTCTGAGGATGACCTAGCTAATGAGGATGATGCTGATCATACAATTCTTAGGATATCTTTTAGTTATTTTAGCAGTGGAAGTACTCATACTTGTAGTATTAAATGGAGTGCTGAGTATCTGGCAGGGATTGAACGACTATTTAAAATAGCCCCTTTCGTCCTGGGGTGGAACAGTGATAATTATGATTACCCCAGAGTCTCGCGCCACGTTAAGATTCATGGCATTAGCGTTGATGGCATGGTTGCTTGGCATATTCTTAATTCGTCTCTCCCTAAAGGACTGGGGTTCGTTACTCCATACTATGTTCAGAACACTCTGATGTGGAAGCATCTGTCAGAGTCTCAGCCTGCCTTCTACAATGCGAAGGATGCTGATATGGCCCTACAGAACTACCTAGGGATTAAGAAGGATCTGATTAGGAATAAGCTGTGGGAAGTGTTTGAGATCCATGTCCTCAGGATCAATGAGGCCCTCAACTATATGACAGGGATTGGGGTGTTGAGAGACACCAAGATGAGGGATGAAGCAGAGCTTCGCCTGCAGGGTGTGTTAGATGGTATTGAGAAGAAGATGGAGGACGTGGTTCCTGTCGAGGCCAGGAAGCTGAAGTTCTATAAGAAGACTCCTAAGGTTATCAAGGAAGGGATGTTTGAAGTTGAGAAAGACTATCCAGTCAAATACTGCGGAGTATGTGGGGTCTATAGACCAACTAAAGGACATGCTAAAGTTTGTCCTACTTATGTTGTTGTTGAGATACTTGAGAGACAAAAGGTCTGGGCAGAACCCTTAGAGTTTAAGATCTCTAAGCTAGGCATGACCAACTACCAGAAGTCTCTCAGGCATATGGCAGTTGTTAATAGGAGAGAGCAGAAGGTTACGTTCGATGAGGATGCTATTGTTAGACTAATGAAGGACTATCCTAAGGATCCCCTTTATCCCCTCATTATTAGCCATAGGAAGACTCAGAAACTCCTCTCCACCTATGTAGGTGTAACTCAGGAGAGTGGGAGAGTAAGGGGAGGGATGCCAGTAGGTAAGGACGGACGCATTCATGCCACCTACACCCATAACCCATCAACATTGAGGTTTGCATGTGAAGATCCTAATTTACAGAATCTACCGAGACCTAATCCGAGTGATCCTAACGATCCTGTTAATATCATTAGGAATCTTATTATTGCCTCTCCTGGCAATATACTTTATGCTAGAGACTTCTCTGGCATCGAGGCTGTACTCACGGGATACTTTGCCATGGACCCCAAATACATTCGTATTGCTAAGAGGGATATCCATACGTATTACACGGTGCATGCCTTATATGAGCTTGAGGGTGGGGCTAGAATAAAGGCTAGCGACCTCCCCGACCTAGACTGGCCTGATGACCGTCTATTCCCCTACCTAGAACAGCTCAAGAAAGAGTTCAAGCGGGAGAGAAATAGTCTATATAAGCATCTGGTTCATGCTGCTAACTTCATGCAGAGTCCTAAGGGTGCTCAGGAGAAGATCTTCTCAGAGACCAGGATTGAGTATCCTATTAAGACAGTAGCAAAGGTAATGGATGTCTACTACTCTCTATTCCCGTCTATTCGTAGATGGCATAAGGCAGTGTTAGATGAGGCCGAGAAGGATGGATACTTACGCAACCCGTACGGTTACGTCCATAGATTTTCAAAAGTCTACGACTATACGAGAGAGTATGGTGAATGGGTTAAGAAAAGTGGCCCGGATAGTAACAAGGTAATCGCGTTTAAGCCTCAGTCTACTGCAGCTGGTATTATCAAGGAGGCTATCCTAGAGCTATTCTTCAATCGGTTTGAAGAGGCTGGTCAATACCTTAGGTTGCAGGTCCATGACGAGCTTCTTAGTGAGATTCCTAGAGGAGAGTGGGAGAGGGTAGACGGGATTATGAGAGAGGTTATGGAGAGACCTAACCCACAGATGAGGATGCCTGAGAGTTGGGGTATGGGCGAATACCTCTCAATATTGACTGAGGCTAAGGCTGACCTTTCTGAGGTTAGTCGGTGGGGGAGTATGAAAGGACTATGATTTATTTAATAGGTAGTCTAAGGAATCCTAAGATCCCTGAGATAACTAATAGACTAAGTGAGGCTGGACATGAAGTGTTCTCGGATTGGTATGCTGCTGGAGAGCATGCTGATGATGCTTGGAGGGATTATGAAAAAGGTAGAGGTAGAAGTTACATCCAGGCTCTTAGAGGATATGCTGCGAAGAACGTATATGAGTTCGATAGAAGGCACTTGGAGAGAGCGGATACTGTTATCCTGGCTGCCCCTGCCGGTAAGTCTGGTCATCTTGAACTTGGCTGGGCGTTGGGACAGGGTAAGAATGGTTATTACCTCCTTGACTCGCCGGATAGATGGGATGTAATGCTACAGTTCTGCACAGGAGTATACACAGATATTGAGGACTTAATAGATGAACTTAAAGATTGACCTCCTCCCTATTGCAATGAACACATGTATGACCTTTGGTTATGCCTATAAAGGTAATGAGCCTGGGAAGACAGTCTATTGGTTAGGTGCGACTGTGATTACCCTCGGTCTATATATGATGAAAGGATAAGCATGCCGTATATTGGAGTGGATAGAAGGGCGGCTCTAATTAATGGAGCACCTATGGAGACCCCAGGCGAATTAAACTATATGATTACCAGCCTAATATTAGAGTATCAGGGGCTGAAGGGGTTGTCGTACCAGACAATTAATGATATAATCGGTGCCCTAGGCGGGGCCTCCCATGAGTATTATCGAAGAGTGGCTGTGCCCTACGAGTATCAGAAACAGTTAGATAATGGAGATGTATTTCTATGAAGATTGCATTCAGTTCTGCACCGTTCGGTAAGGTTGGAAGTGATGACTTTAAACAGGTAGGGGAGCTTATTGCTCAGCCTAATGGCTACTCGATTCTTAAGTGGGGTCCAACCACAGGGAATGGACAGTCTCCCATCAACCCAGGCACCATCTTAGGAATCAATCCTGAGGGGGTATATTCGGCAGGGGATGCCTCCCTTATTGGTAATGGGCAGCAGTTCAAGCTTGTGAGCGGCTCACTTGTTATTAGGCCTAATATTAACATTAATGATGGGTCTATTCTTATTCCTGGGGCACCTACGGTAGCGTATGTGATTGCCGCTAGGGAGCTATAATGAAGCTCCTCTTTAGTTCAGTGCCATTTGGTAAGGCCGGGAGCGATGATTTCAAACAAGTAGGGGATACTCAGCCTAATGGAACAGTGCAGTGGGGACCTACTGATGCGAATGGCAGGGTACCTAATAACCCCCAAACGGTGTTAAGTGTCCAGCCTGATGGGGCTTATCAGACGAGACCACTAGGGTCTAATGGCCCATTTGAGGTCATGAAGTTTACCGGCTCTGAGTTGATTGTTAGACCTAATACAGGGGACTTTGGTGGCCCCACCACTGGGTATGTGATTGCAGCGAGGACATTATGAGTAATAGTTTGATTCTTCTATCAGGGGGTAGTGGGGGAGGGGGTGGAAATGCAGGTCAAAAGGGTAGGATCTGGATTGATAACCTAGTCTTCAGGGATGCCTCAGGAGCCATTTGGCCTTGGAGAGGGGTAACAGCCTTTACCCTCTATTTGAAGTGGCTACAGGGCAGGGAAGGGGCTGTAGACCCCCTCCTAAGCAACTGGCTAGCCAACTGTCCAGGTCTCAACGTGGTTAGGGTCCTAGGGATGGTCAATAGCTTCGCACACCTCCATCCTCAGGAGTGGCCTGACTACTACTCCCAACTTAAGCCCTTCGCCGACCACCTACTCAATGTGTGGGGGATCCGGGTGGAGTTCGTTATCTTTGCAGATAGCGGGGATATCATGCCAGATCCTAACCAGCAGAATGTTCATGCCTCCATTATAGTAGATACCCTAAGTGGGTGTGAGAATGTCTTCATCGAGGTTGCTAACGAGCCTTCACAGCATACTAACCTGGATGGTGGGGATGCTAGAGCCTTTGATATCTACTATAGTATTAGAAGTAGAGGGTTGCTGGTGGCTACAGGGGCTGGAGATGGAGATTATCCTGGTGACTATATCACTGTCCATACTCCTAGAGATGATCAGTGGCCTAGAAAGGCTAAGGATCTCCTAGATGTCAGAGACATTACTCATAGTCCATGTGTGGGGGATGAGCCTATGGGCTGTGCAGAGGTCTTCATTGATGGTAAGAGAGACACCAACCCACGCAACTTTGCTGATTATGCCGCTACTGCTCAGTTAGAGGGAGCAGGAGCCACCTTCCACTCAGACGCAGGGATCAATGGGGAAGTCTTTGGACCTGTGACGGCTGCATGCGCTAAGGCATGGTTCGCAGCGGCTGCCTGGGTACCACCTCAGGCTCAGCTGGAGCAGTTCCTACGTGGACAGGTCAACACCCCATGTATGTGGACTCATGCCCCAGGAGATGAACCTGGACCCTGCCAGCACGATGATAGTATCGAGATTAGAAGCTATGGTAAGATCATCGGGAGTGAGTGCTGGGTTACTCAGGTTCAGACCCAGAGAGCTAGTCCTACCGTATGTGGTGGGTGGGCTATTGATAGTGTTGGACCCTCAACTGGTCTGACTAAGTTTAGGAGAGTTTGATGAAAATATATATTGCAGGGCCTTGGGTCCAGAAAGAGGACATTGCTAAGATTGCTTTACAGGTTGAAGCCGAAGGCCATAAGATTACCCATAAGTGGTGGGAAGTAGAGAATGGTGAAGAGTTAGAGGCTAATAGAGAGCCTGCAGAGCTAAGAAGGCAGGGACAGCTAGACCTAGCAGGTGTAATGAATGCTGATACTGTTCTGCTAATTAATAGTATGAAGAGTGAGGGTAAGGCTGTTGAACAGGGTATTGCCTTAGGGCAGGATATACCTATCATTGCTGTGGGTAAGAGAGGGGAACACTCTAATAACGTATTTCATTACCTACCTAACTATAGATGGGTTGATGATGTTGAACATGCCATTGAAGAACTTCAGTGGATTGATGCTGTAAAGGGGATGAATGTCTAAGGATCTATTAGCTAAACATTATGACGAAGTCGTGAGTAAGACCTGGAACTATGCACATAGATGTGAGACCGAGAGGGACCATACTACTAATGCAGTCCTAGGGTTGGTGGGTGAGGCTGGTGAGGTAGCTGATGCCCATAAGAAGCTATGGTTCCATGCCCCCAAGGATAGATTACATGATATCAAGCTAGAGTTAGGGGATGTTCTCTACTATCAGTCCAAGCTCCATAATATTTATGGGGTGACTATGGAGGAGTTGCTGGCTATGAACAAGGCTAAGTTGTTTGAGCGATATGAGGTTATTTCCATTTGAAGGTAGGAGGATGTCGATGGCGTACACACAGGATCTAGAGAGAATCACTAACCCCAAGCAAGATGAGACCTCCAAACCTTCCAACCCTAAGGACATCATAGGGAGTGATAAGCTCCCTTTACACCTTTGGCCGGAGACAGCTACCGCGATGGGCTGCCTCGGCCTTTTGGATGGGATGCTCAAGTATGGCAGGAACAACTGGAGAGCCGTGGGAGTCAGGCCATCTATCTATGTAGATGCTTTGAAGAGACATGTGAATGCGTGGTTCGACGAGGGGGAGGAGATGGACCCAGACTCTGGCCTACCTCACTTAGCGCATGCACTAGCCTGCCTAGCAATCATCGTAGACTCCCAAGCTACAGGTAATATGAATGATGATAGGATGATTAGGGGAGGCTACCGAAGGTTGGTGAACACCCTCACCCCTCATGTTAAGCGCCTAAAGGATCTACATAAGGACAAGAGTCCATATCACTATAGTATTAAGGATAACAAAGATGTTTGAAATCGTACGAGTCGGTGACTATGTATTTAGAATTGACCTAAGATCTGGTCAGACTTGGAAGCTTATGGGATACGGTCTAGAGGCTCCAGTTTGGGTAGAGGTAAAGGAAAAAGGATGAGCGATGACAAAGGTATCCGAGACCACCTAAAGGATCTCACAGATAGAATTAGAGAGACAGATCTACTGGAGCGTATTAAGAAGTTGGAGAGAAAGAAATGACTGATGAACAGCTGTTAGAGGTAGTAGAGGCCATCGAGGAGAGACTCGATAGGCTAGAGTACAAAGTGTTTATGCGCCTATGGGATAGTCCTAAGCGTGTAAGGGAGGACCTAGAGAAGATTAAGAAGATCCAATCTAGGGTTAAGAAAGTCAGTAGATAATAAAAAAGGCCCCAACCAAGTTAATGGAAGGGGCCTTTAGTTTTTGTAGGGTGCGTCTAGGTTACTTACGCTCGGTGATGAACTTGATTAGGGTGTCCTGGGGGATTCCTGCAGACATCGAGCAGAACCCTTGATACTCAATAGGCACACCGAAGGGGTTACTGATTCTGCAGAACCCTCCAGTAATCATACCCACCAACTCACCTCTCTGATTAAGAACAGGTGCCCCACTATTTCCATTAGCAGATGCGAGGTTAAGGATCATGCGACCTCCAGGCCAGTTGGTTGCCTGGAAGCCGATATGGGCAATAGTGCCTGGGGTAAAGATGAGTTCGCTGAAGAATAGAGGGAAGCCTAGGACATAGACTGAGTCTCCCTGCTTAACCTTCTTATCTGCTAGCTCAAGACGAGGAGTAGACTTCCCACCCTTGAACATCGCTATGTCTTTAGGAATATTAGCTACAATAACCTGTGCTGGAACCCCACCTATCTTATAGCCGTCCATAAGGACAACTGAGGGGGCCTCCTCGGTGGTTACACAGTGTCCCGCACTCATCCAGACAATCTCTCCCTGTGATACGGTGGAGTAGGCTGTACACATAGCTTGTAGTTCGCCCATATCGTTGAACCTCTCTAGGAGAGCAACAGACTCTGAGGGCTGTCCTGCTGAAAGATTAAGGGGCTGAAGGGCAAGGGCAATTCCAAGGAGCAGGGAGAAGAGTCTGAACTTCAAGGGGGCCTCCTTTCAGGAGGTGTCAACTGGCTGGGGGAACGCTTGTCGAGGGGGATCGCTTCTTTCTGGGCTTAGTTAGATTGAATGGGGTAACGGACTTAATCATAGCCCGAGGAATGAAGGTACGGCCACGGAAGACATCATGGCCGTCCTGAGTTGATCGTTCATTAGCTACGCTTACCCCTATTGCATCCTCTTGGATAAGCCAGCCCATTGTTTCTACCGGCATAGGCTCATGGGTAGAGATGATTCCATGAGCGGTTGTGAAGTTCTCCTGATCCTGCCAAGCATCATCCCAAATCACGACTACGAACTGTCGCTTGACTGTTGGAGAGGTCATTAGAGCACCCGAGTTGTGGTAGCTGCAGTCTCAGGCTTAACTGTTCTGAACCATCCCCCACACCCCTGGCACTGGAAGCGTTGGTAGATCCTAGAGATAGCCTTATGCACCCCTCTAGACTGGACCTTCTTCGAGCCGCATCTCGGGCATCCTTCGGTCTGACCGAACAGCTGTCTATTGATATGGTTCTGGCAGAAGGGCTGGAGCTTCTGGAATACCTTCTTTAGAAGTACCACATCTTGTTTGTTATATGTGACCATCTCCTTGATGGCCTTAGGGTCACCTTTCAAGGCTCCTAACCATAGACCCTTAGTTGTTTGGATCTTCCTGCCTAGTCCTAGGTAGTGACCTAGATAGTCTAACTTATTTGAGTTAAACTTGAAGCGATTCTTAGCAATCTTATACGTGTCTATGGAGGGGATAACAGGTAGAGGTGAGAGTCCATGGAACAGCATGCGGGTTTCAACATACTTGGTATCGAAGCTATCACCGTTGTGAGCCACGAGACAATCGGCTGAGGATAGAACTTCATGTAACTTCTCACATACTCCCTTATCGTTATGTGGATCTTTCTTAAACATGCTAGGGAAGTCTAGTAGGGAGACTGAGTGTACCTTCTCCTCACCTTCCCACTGCCATGCTGCTGAGATTAGATGTCTCTCCTGATAGATATTGGAGGGATCAATGAAATCGTTATATTTAAGGTCGAAGACCGATACTAGTTCTAACGAAGTCTCGATATCCCAATACAATACTCTAGGTTTTGCCATTCAAACTCCTTAAAATTGGTGCAAACTCCCCGATTCTACCACAGCTGCGCAGCTGGGTCAAGCTTCCTCGTCGGTCTCCAGGCTCATCGTCAGGTTACCCCCATCCAATGTCCCACGTAGTCGTATGGTGCCCATAAAGAATGACCTGGAAAAGGGGATAAACTCGGTATAGACCTCTAAGGCCCATATGAGTTCGGTCTCGTCTCTCGACCAGACCTTAGAGCATGCATGTTTAGAACACTCTCTGTCCTCGCTCCAGTACCAATCTTTAGTCATGTCCATACCTACGTCATCAATGGAACTTATCCGTATTATACTTAGCTTCTCCCCATATTAACCATATATAAAGTAGGAAGATTATGATACCTGCACCTATAAATATACCTGCTAACATTATCGTGTAATTCCTAATCTCTTGAGAGTCTCAATTAGCTTGAGAGCACGAGAGGGATCTTCTACAGGCTTCTGACCTGAGCCTTGTGGAGGGAGATTGATATCTCCTCTCATCATTCCTGCTGCACTCGTCATAGGGTTGTTCTTAGGGTCTACGAGGCGTGGGTCGATGAGGGGGGTCTGACCTGGGAGTCCCTGCCTGTCTATTTTCCTCTGTCCTTGTCCCCACTGGTCAGGTGTAATGTCTGTAGTGACTTGAGGAGAAGCATCCTGGTTACCTGATAGGTTTCTAATATTCCTTATTAGGACATTGATGAGGGGTTCATGAGGCGGCTGTACATTACTTGGCATTTTGTTTCCTAGAGGCTAAGAGTTGAAGCATGATCTCACGGGCATTGGGAGGGAGTTGGTTAGGGATACCAAAGGTTCTATGTCTAGCTATCTGTCCAGCTTCTTCAGGGGTCTTCTCATCTCCATAGCCAGCAGCGTGTGCGGCTTCATGTACCACAGTGGGGAGGAGTTCTCCTGGGTTTGTTCCTACATGGTCAAGAGGTAGGTCTGAGGGGTGACCTTGTGCAGATATGCGAGGATTAAGGCTGATACTAGAGGGCCATAGACCAAACTTAGTTGTACCTAGGAGGTTGAGCTTGGGGAAATCCTCAGGCTTCCACTTAGTATTATTCTCCTCATTAGACCTATCTATGTAGTGCATAGCATCGTCTGTGGGGCCATACTGGACCTTACCAATCATCCCTTGGAGTGATGGAGCAAACCTTAGAAGCTGTTGGATGATCCTAGAGGCATCTGCTCCATTGACTGTGGGGAGAGGCTGGAAGTTGGAGGCATTAGGGACAAGGGCATGATCTTCCCCACCTGGCATAGTGACGGTGTTTATGCGGGGCAAAGCCAGTTTCTGCTTACCTGTGGGTTCGTCTAGGATCTCTAATAGACGTTGAGTGTTAGGACCTTGGGGCATCTTTACCTTGGAATCTTTAGAAGTTTAAGGGCATTAGTCCAGTTAGACTCGCCCTCCACCTATCTACCTTGTCCTTGCATCATCTTCAAGATAGCCTGAGAGATAATCTGGTTCTGATCTGGTGGGATCCTATTGACTAGGTCATTGATCTGTGGCTGAGGAGGAGTCCCCCTCTGGACTAGATCATCTAACATGTTAGGCTTACTAGGATCATGTAAGGGCATGGGTGGGATAGACTGAGGCCCATTGAATGTAGATGGGTCTCTATTGACTAGGTCATCCATCCCTGGAGGCATAGCAGCTGATGGTGGATTGCCTAGGTCAGGAAGTCCCTGTCCTGGTGCTGGGGGCATCTGGAAGTCTGTACCTCTACCACTAAACCCTCCGGTGCCTGGACCGTCCATAGCGAGAGGGGGCTTCTCAGGAATCATGATAGGCTTGAGGACCTTCTCTAGGAATCCAGCATGCTTATCTAGGGACTTGTGGTGAGCATCTTTAGTGTCTAGATAGCGTTGTAGGAGTTGCTGTTGGAGATTCTCTGGAGTCATATCCCCAGCGGTGGGGGTAGCTCCATGAGAGGGCATGGGGGCTATGGGCTGTGTGAGGTGGTCATCGACAGGGTGGGAGATAGCCATACCGTCTGGGGCTTGTGGGATTGGAGGTGTCATAGTTGTTGGCATCCATTGGCCCCCATCGAAGGGACCGAGTGAGTATTTACTTTCGTGGGAGAAGGTTGGGTGACCGTGCTGCTTATAGGTGTCTACGAAGTGTCTACCTGCAGATTGAGGCACAATGAGACCGTTCGTGTCCTTGAATAGTCCACGATAGTCGTAGTAGGAGTCAGGCTCATCTGCATCATGTATGCCTGAGGCCTTAAGCCACTGTTGGTAGTGGAGTTCCTCTATAGGTGAGAGGTGGGTGACTTCGGGGTTATTGTTCGGGTTGGGTGGAGGGAGGGGTTTGGGCATTTTGACCTTGTTGATGTTGCCAGATCATGTAGAGTGAGGTGAGGAGGGGGAGACCCTTCTCCTTGATTTGTGCCTTCAGTTCAGGGGAGATCCTAGTGATCCATGATTCAAAGCTATTGGTATTCTTCTGTCCGAAGATGGGATGGTCCTGTTGTCTTTTTAGGAGATCAACTAATCTACGCTCATTTCTTAAGGTGTTATTACCTTCTGTACCGGCTAGTTTGGGCCATACAGATGCTACCTGTCTAGGATCATTAGCTGTGACGCCTAGGGGATTAAACTCTTGGTCGTGAGGGACCTCGACAATCTGCCCAAAGTTTCCACCAGCATAGATCTGATTCTTATTCGTGGGGGGAGCCTCGATAGGTGCCTTCTCCACGCCCTTAGCCTCAGAGAAGGGCTTGAGGATTCTATTTACCCTACCTGCCTCTTGGACATCATAGTAGGACTTCATGCCCTCGGCCCTAGGCTGGTAGACACCAAACTCAGGCGAAGCTTGTATGCGTTTCCATGCCTTGTCTGCACTAACCTTATGACCACCCTGGTCATAGAGGAGAGCACCTAGACCCTCCCTGGTCTTAATATGACCACTTACATTATTGATAAGACCTCGTCTAATGGCTTCCTCTCCAATATCTGGGATACCTTGACCACGTCCTCCAACCTGAGGCTGGAACCTAACGTTCCATCCCTCCTCAGTGGGGTGCTTCTCCCAGGTTAGTTGTTGGGTACCATAGCGTTTGACCTGTTGGTCACCTGTAGTCCATCCATACCATGACTTCTCTGGGTCATTAACCACATCCATGATATGTTGCTTGGTTACAAGATCAGGCCAGGATTCCTTGAAGGGCTTATCTGGAACTGCGTCCATACTATTATGATCCATATCTAGCTGGTTGAGTTGGTGCTCATTCGCTAGATACTTCTTGACCATGTCTCTGAGGTCTTCATTACCAGGAGTGTTAAGGCCATACTCTTGCATTGCATAGTCATAACCACGCTGTCTGGCTGTCCAACTAACATTACCTAGATAGTCAGCTGGATGGTCTCCTCCAGTTACAGGTGAGCCTGCGAGAGCCTCTTGAAGATCCTGATACATAGCCATATGGTCTGCAGATAGCTTGTCTATCTGTCTTTGTCTGTCTGGATCCTGGTAGCCAAACTCCTTACCGGCTTGGTGGAGGTCTGACTGAGACTCCTCATTGAACTGCCCTAACTCGCCTGAGCCAGTAGGCTTGTCCTGTGTGAATCTGTCCATAGCGCTCTCTGGAACGGCTAGTCTACGGTCGGTATGCCGAGTGTGTGCCATGATGTCGGGATCAGAGAAGTGCCCACCAGTATATTGAGCATTGTAGGGCTGCTGCATCTGCTGCATCTTCATGCGTCTATATTCTTCAGCTATGTTCCCGTAGTCTTCTGGCCTTTCTGACATAACATCAGCTAGAACACTCTCATTAGGATTATACCCATACTTCTTCTGATACCAGGTTGAGAACTCTTGAGGATCAATCTCTAGTGGCTTAGGGCCTTTGAGCTTGATTAGAGTCTCGGTGTAGTTGGTGCCTCCAGGTTGTCTGAGATCTTTTCTATCTGCATATTGGGCAGGCCTGTAGTTCATGTCCTGCATCTTCTCAGCCTTCCAGATACCTACAGATGTCTTATAGGTCTCAGGGTGCTCGCTGGCATTAGGTGCAAGATGTTGATCATATCGCTTGTAATACCAATCTCTAAACTCAGGCTGCTCCAGGACATCCCTTACTGGTGCCCTAGATAGGGGGTGCTCTGGGCCACCTAGTCTAGATACCTCCACGTCTAGAGGATTGTCTTTAAGGTGATTGAGGATATCCTCCCTACTAATTTTGGGTGCTCTCTGGTCAGCCAGGAACCCTGGTAAACCTCTAGTGGCTATTTCCTCGCCTGAGGCCATGTTTTTGGCTACGGAGAGGGCACGGTTGGGAGCTACCATGGAGGGTAACTCTTCCATAGACCTAGTTAGCCTAGAGTAGGTCCCAGGGATCCCCTTAAGACCGCCCACGAGGGGCAAGGCTGCCCCTAGGGTGGCGAAGGCATTAGTGGTAGTCCTACCGGCAGGCCCCTGGTCTCCTAGCCCTGTAATGCCCTTGAAGGCCTCCATAGCCTGGTCCACCCCCTTACCCATATATCGCTGGGCAGGAGACAGCTTGGCCTGTGCCCTCTTAGCCACCTCATCCTGAAGGGCTTGCTGGTCAGGAGTTAATGGCTCAGGGGTGGGCGGTAGGTTAAAGCCTAACTTAGATAGTAGGATCTGAGTAAGGGTAGGGTCAGGCATGATGTAGGGTTATCTAGTAGCTCCATTATCTTTGTTAAAGTAGTTACCAGCTCCACCTGCAATCTTACTCATGGTATCTCCGAAGCCTGCTCCTAGACCTGAGCCTGCTCCACCACCAACCATACTGCCAATAGCGCCACCTATGCCGCCTGTAGCACCACCGGCACCACTAGCAACTCTACCAGCAGCGTTGAGGGCATTACCAAAGTCTCCACCGACACCACCTTGCTGCTGGTTGTACCAGTCGTTCTTCCCACTTTTATAGGTAGGACCAAGGAGGCTCTTGAGGAAGCCTGGATCGTGTGGATCAAACTTGCGGGGCTGACCACCTGGAGGGGTACCTGGCCCTTGCTGGGGAGGATTAATACCCGCAGCTTTACCCATGGCGTCCATGAATGAACCTCCACCTCCACCCATAGTATGCATGACAGGTTCATAACCAGCATCAGTCATACGCTGATATAGGACATTCAACTCATTTCTCGTGGGGTCGTTGGGATTAGATCCCGAGATGGGAGTAGGGTAATTCTGACTCTCCTTTTGAAGTTCATTGATACGATCAATAGTGTTCTGAAAGTCCTGGTCACTGAGGGGGGCTGTACCCTTACCATTGTTCATCCAGTCTTTATTGCCACCGGGAGCACTCCCTCCACCACCCGGCATCTGGAAGATGGGTGGGAATGGGAAGGTTCCTCCGCCACCACCTGGAAGTGGGAAGGGACGTGGTGCGTTGGGATCCTTGATGACATCTGGCGCTCTCTGGATATCTCCTGGTTGGGGAATTCTGCCTGTCATCCCGCCTGGGCCTGTGTCAGGCACGACGGAGCCATCTGGGTTGTGCATGGTTCCATCAGGATCTTGATAGGAGCCATTCCCACCTGGAGCAGGACCATTCATTCCACCATTGAACCACTTCATGAAATCTGGAGGAAGATTGCTATTATCATTCCCGCCAGAAGGGTCGAACTGTCGTTGCAACATTTGATCAAAGAGTGACATAATTTAAGTCCTAAAGAGAGCACGGGGTAAGAGGTCCCCAGAGTGCATATTTATATTGAAGGTGGGATAGGATCTTGGAGGGATAGAGTCTATTCTCTGTCATGGCTGAAGGGGATCTTGAGGAGTACCGTTCCACCGATCCGAACCATCTGTTAGTGTCTCCGCCACTTTGTTTAGTAAGTGTTTTATCACGGTTGAGATTGCCCTCACCGCCATTATAAGCTGAGAGGGTGAAGCCCCATTGGTTGCAAGCATCAGAGGCGGTAGATTGTCTATCATATAAGTACTTATCATATATGGCTAGGGCACGGATAGCCCATTGAGGCTCTAGGGGATTGTTAAGACTTAGAGTTTCTGGGAATCTTCTGGAGATCCAGTCAGCGGTGGAGGGAGTGAACTGTGCCAATCCTGAGGCATAGACTGAACGAGCAGTCGTGTCCCAAGAAGATTCTGCCTCAATTTGTCCGGCCATCGTAGCGACGGGTGCAGAGAGTCCCCACACGAAGCGTGTATTAGTAATGACCATTCTTTCATACTGTCTAGCCTTAGACGGAACTGAGTTAGAGGCCAAGGGAGAGGGCAAGAAGGACCCCAACGACAACGATAGCACGAGCAAGGAGACGGGCAGCACCAAAGGCATCAGCATCCACCTTATCAATAGGGGTAACATATTTGAATAGTTCTCGGTCTGCTGTATAGCCTAGGCATACCCCTAAGGTAATCTGGAGTATCTTAAAGAGAAGGACTCCTACCTGCTGTGGTGCTAGATATCCTATTAATAGTAAGGCTACCGTAGATATCCACAACCATCCACCTAATCTTCTCACGGTATCTATCATATTAGGCCTTGGGGAATTTAGGGAAGAGATTACGCAGCTTTCCCTGTTGTGTTGGCTCACGATATCTAGAGACATCTCTAGGAACCAAAGTTCCTGTAGAAGGAATAGAAGGGTTCTTAGTAGACTGTTTGAACCTCCGCTTAAGCATCTCTCCTAGGAGGGGGGATTTATGTGCTGCAGATTTAATTGGGTCGATCATTGCTGTTCTCCTTCAGCCCCTTCGGTGGGTGGGGGAGCACCCTGAGCTTGTGCTTGCATTGCCTCTTGGCCTTCATCATCTCCACCTTGTTCAGGTTGATCATGGCCTGGCTGGAAGTTGTTGCAACAGCCTTGAGGATCGATAGGACCCGCTACAACCATGCATGCAGATGGAGCAGAGAAGAAGTGACAATGCTGACATTCGAATGGACCACTCTCTGATCCCATATAGCCAGCATGCTGCGGATCAATCTTAGAGTCATCACTATTATCTGCACCCTGATCATCTACTGGGGTGACATCTGTGGCTTCAGGATCTCCCTGTGCCTCAGGTGGTGGTGCAGACTGTGAGGGGTCATCCTGAGGTGGTGGTGGGGTAGGCTGTGGGGGAGCTATTCTTAGCATAATTAATCTCTCTTACGGAGGTCAGTGCTACCAATCTCGATGCGTGGGTAGGCTAGTAGAAGCCTATCGACAGAGTCATTCCACTTCTTTAGTATAGCCTGATTCTCTCTAGTACTCTGAGCCACCTGCTCTATGATTGTAGCAATCTGTTGGTGGGTTACTTTCTGACCGTCCTCTAGAGCATCTAGGTGCTCAGTGAGGGAGCTAATCTGGTTATTCATAACTGCTGATTGAATCCTAATCTGTTCAGCTACTTCTATAAGGTCTCTCTTGTCTGTCTCGAGTGCGCCGATCCTTTGGGTTACGCTAGCATATGCAACACCGGATAGGCTCACCACAACAACTAAAAGGAAACCAATTATCTTGTTCGTGAGGTTATCCATTGCCTTCTTCATTTCAGTGTCTGCTTAACATTGCTTGAAGCAGGACGGGGTTAGGGGACCAGTTGTTTGCATACGCTCCTTGGATTTTCTGTGCATTCTCAAAGCGGTCAACTGCTGGGGGGACTTTGCTGGAGGCGTTCGGTGGGGTAGGAGGAAGAGGTGCACCCGCTGGTGGCCCACCTGGTGGTGGGGGTTGGGGGGCACCCGCCCCTGCCCCTTGTGGGGGTGGGGGCATACCTTGTGGAGGTGCTCCTGGTGGGGGAGGTCCTCCTGGGCCTGGGGGTCCACCCTTGTCAGGGGGAGGAGCAGCCCATAGTCCGTTAGCAATAGTCTTAGGTAGAGGGGGAGGGCCTTGTGGGGGTTGAGGAGGTCCACCTTGAGGGGGTGGAGGCCCGCCAGGTGAGGGTGGCTGTGCGGCCATAGCCCTCTGCATCATCTGTTGTTGAAGTGGGTCCATTAGTATCTCTTAAGGAAGCCTAGGTCTACTGAAGACCCTGCTGGTGTCTCTGCTGATCCTGATGGAACAGTCTCACCTTTGGTTGGTAGTGTGTTGCGAAGACCAGGAATACCTGCTTGTGCTCTATTGGTGAGGTATTCGATTGGTGTTAGGTTATCTGAGGTTGTTTCTACTTCTCTAGGTTCGAAGAGTTTGTCTGACCCTTCCTTACGGTCTAGGGCCTCAGCTATAGGTCGAGTGACGTTAGTATAGCGAGAGAGGTAGTTCTTGGGAAAGGATGCCAAGTCTAGGACATCCTGGGCTGTTCTTAGTCCTGGAACATCTTTGAAAGCAGCCTTCGAAGCCCCGCTAATTTGAGACTTCCAATTTTTTCCTCTATTAGATCCCATAGCCATACCTGCAGCAATTGGTAGACCATAGACGTTGGTCATGGCTCCAATTAGGGAGGCTGTCCTAGGGTGTTCTTTGACCCAGTCTTGTGGGGTGAGAGCGCCAGCGGCAACACCAACTCCAGTTCCAATACCTGCTTTCTTAACAACATTCATAGCAGCTTCTGGGGAGTCAGCTTGGAGGAGGTCAAGTAGACCTAGAGGAGAACGTTCGATACCAGCTGAGAGGCGGTTGAGGCCGATTCTAGCTAGGGGTTCGATGTTCTTGAGAATGGGATGAGATTGTAGGACCCCATAATAGCGTCCTGAGATAGGACCATCAGGCACCTTGGTGAAGGAATATTCTCCGATTTGTTCGGGGGAGAACCCTGTCCTACCCATATTACTTTTAAGGGCATTAGTAAACCCAGCCATTGTACGATGGATTGGGTTCTTTTGCAAGGCTGCTTCTAGGCCTGAGGCCTCCTCGGTGATGGGGGAGTTGAAGCCCTGCATGAAGTCAGCCTTGGCATTAGCTAGGCCACCATTCCTCATATTCTCGATGAATGGTTTGATCATCCTAGGGTTCTCTAGAAGGGAGGTAAGAATAGCCCCACTGTTAGAGGAACCATGACGCATCATAGATTCAGGGGAGAGCAGTCCAGCCATCTGGACCTTATTAAGGGTATCGATGCCTTTCTCAAACTTGTTCTGATTCTCGACAAGCTGCTCAGCATTATTAAAGCCCTTACCATAGAAGGCTCTACCTAGGGATGGAAGCATATAGCCAGCCCCAGCACCTAAGAGGCCACTGGAGATTCTACCTAGAGGATCGGCTCCTTCTCCTGAGCCTAGAGGATCCTGTCTAGCACCCTCTTCACCGCCTACAGCACCTAGACCGAGACGAACTGCAAGGAGTGGATCGATACCACCCTTGTCAGACTGTGCTCTGGCCCATGCGGTTAATGCTGCACGTCTAGCTTCTGGAGGAATGTCTGGTTGGTCTAGTTCAAGGTTACCTGCTTGGGCTGTGAGGTCATCTACGCCCTTTAAGGTTTGGGCGTCGATAGCCTCCGGGCCTTGAGCAGCCGCTGCAGCCTTCTTAGCGTCTCTAGCTGCTTTGGCCGCGATAGTGGCTTTAGAAGTTTGAGCAGTTGTATCTGCAGCCTGAGCTGTGGAGACATTGGGGTTAATCTCCGGTGAGACCTCTTGGTTGAGGAATTTACGAAGGGTATCTGGACCCCCACTCTTGGTCTCTAAGCCTGCCTTACGAGCAGCATCCCCTACGGAGATGCCTAGGTAACGCTTAGCTAGAGGATTGATGTTGGGGTCAGTCTGAGCCGTTCTAGAGGCCATTCCTGCAGCATCTAGGGGACTTCTGGCAACCATACGCATTGGGATGGCACCTTGAGGTAGATCCTCAGCGGGACCCTCAGCGATTGGGGAGGTTGATGGAGCAGGGACATCTGGTGGTGGAGCAGCACCTGGAGCGATAGCCTTGAGTTCCTCTGCGACTGCGGGAGGAACCTCAGGGGCAGCAGGAGCAGGGGGAGTTGGAGGTGGTTGTGGTGCAATGGGAGCTGCACCTTGAGCTGGTGGTGGAGGAGCTTCAGGCGGAAGGGGAGGCTTAGCCATCTGCTCAAAGAGATCCTGACCACCTGGAGGAGGTGGAGGTTCTGGCATACCTGGTAGGGCAGCTTGAGCCTCTGGAGGTGGCTGAGAGATACCTGGGATCTTACCCTTCTCAAAGTTAATCTTACCAACCTGAGGGGTCTTGTTCTCGATGTTGGAGACGGCTTCTAGAGTTGGAAGGGAGGGTTCTACCTCGGCTTTGCCTAAGGTGGGTGGTGGAGTCTCGGCATCAATTCCAGGCTCATGTAGTTCGTCTGGTTCGGGGATGTCGAATGGAGCCTCATCTGGAAGCTTATTAGCAGCTGCTTTAGCAGCATTCTGCTCATCTAGAAGTTTAGATACTTCGTTATAATCAATAGGTGGTCTGGGGTTATCATTATATGGGAAGCTAGTACCATACTCACCCTTTAGTCTACCTTGAGCTATCTTACGGATAGCATTCATGGTGGCGTTGGTCTTGGAGCCTGGTTTAGCCTTTAGAAGTCTATCAGCTTGGGCAATGACTTGTCCTCTGGTTCCATAGCCACCCTCACCAATAACATCATGGTAGATGGGTGCTCCACCAGAACCAGCTACAATATCAGCCTGACCTCCTGCAGCGTTACCTGTTAATGCAGCTTTACCCTCTAGTTGGTTCCATGTTCTAGGGGTATAGTCCACGGTGCTCATCTCGTCGATGAATCTTTTAACCTCACGCTCTTCCTCTGGAGATAGAGGAGTGTGTGGAGGCTGTGGGACCCTGGTCTTAACAGGTTTACCAGTCTTAGGATTAATCTTGGGATGGTCTACGACTGGAGATGGGTTAGCCTCTGGTGAGGTAACTCCTGGCATATCTGGTGGAACCTCAGCCGCTGCTGGAGCGGGAGGGGTGGATGGTGGGGGTTCTGGAGCTGCTGCTACTGGAGCGGCTGGTGGTTCGTCTGCAGGTGGAGGAATATCCTCTACCTTAGATGCAATAGGATACTTAGAGTTGATGTCGTCTAGAGCAGAAGCAGGAGGATTACCATTCTCAGCTAGTCTAACAGCTTTCTCGTGAGGGATACCCTTATTCATCCATGCATCGTAGATGGCACGGGCACGAGTACCTTCGGGTGGAGCTTCGGCTGTGGGCGTACGACCCTGTGGACCGACTGAGGGTTGATTGGTCTTGACGCCAGCTACATCGCTAGGCGTACGAGTAGCCTGACGGTCAAGGATATCATTCCTGACTCTAGCTGCTTTAGCTTCGGGAGTGGGGGCTGGTGCTGGAGCAGGAGGTGGTGGGGGTGGTTCGTCTGGAGGAGGTGCAGCTGCTACTGGAGGTGGTTCCTCAGCTGGTGGCTCTTTACCTTCTACCTGTGCCTTACCCTTTTCAGACATCTGGTCAAGCATCTCAGGCGACTTGTAAGGTGCCGGAGGTTCGCCTGCGGGGGCGGTAGGGGCTGGCTTAGGCTTGATGGGAGCTGGGCCTGAGGCTGGGGCTGCACCAACTTCGGGGGGAACCTCTTTCGGGAAGATTCCCATAGCAGCATTAGCGATGGCCTTGTCTGGGGTTGCACCTTTGGCGATCCAGGCATCATAGCTTCGTCTGGCAGCTGAGTCACCTTCGGGTGGGGGAACTAGACTATCTAGGTCCTCTTCACCTTCGGCAGGCTTGAACGTGCTTGTAAGGGTCTGTTTACCACCTGGGACTTTAGTAGAGTAGGTATCTTTGACAACCTTGTTCTCAACCATGTCACCTGCGGCCAGCGCATCATCAATCCGTCTCTTAGCCTCAGCCTCTGTCTCAGCTGTCGCCTTAGCCTTAATAGACTTATCTAGTCCTGCAGCCTGATCTCTAGCATCAGCCATCTTCTTGGCTTCGATCTTAGCATCTTCAGCTGCTTGCATAGATTCAGCTGTAGAGTGGGCCTTAGCCACTTCGACCTTTGTGTCAACGGCCTTAGAGACTGGCTTAGGAAGCTTAGGGGAGGCAGCATTCTCGCGGGCTAGGATCTCGGCTGCAGTCTTATGTTCGAGAGTGGTGAGGGGACGGTTGGAATTGGCAGCTGTAACGATGTCCTCTGTGTTGGGGAGGGCTGGCTTATTGTAGGGTGCCTCGAATCTATTCTTGATAGCCTGACGAATAGGGGTACGCTCACCTGGGCGGTAGGGAGCATTCTTGGCTGAGACCTTAGCTACAGGAGGGGCTGGTGGTGGTGCAGATGGACCTCCTGGGGGTGGGGGAGGATTGCCTCCTGGAGGGCCTGGACGAAGCTGTAGGTCAGAGCCTGGAGGGGCTGGGTGGAGGGGGAGGTCGAAGTCTGGAGGAGCACCTGGACCAGGGGGTGGGGGAGGTGGGGGAGGAGTCTTAGGCTCGACAATGGGATTCTTATCTACGAAGGTTGGACCACCATGGATACCATGAGCCACACCTACTCCACCCATGAGGGCGTTAGCACCACCCATGACACGCTCTAGTGGCTTCTTCTCGGTGTCTAGGGCCTGTGCCGCACCATGAGTGCCGATGAGAGCATTAGCTCCCATAGAGGCTGCTTTGACCGGGAGGCTCGCTCCACCTGAGCCAAACATAGCAAGGATATTGGCTACGGTTTCTGGGTTGATGGAATTAGCCGCACCTGTAACGAACCCCTTTAGCTGCTCCCTAACCTTGTCGTGCAGGAATTTGTTAGGGTCTTCGGCTGGGTTGGCGATGTCCTTGGTTTGGGCTGAGCTGGCAAACTTCTCCAAAGCTTCCTTAGCCTTAGGGAAGTGCTCGGTGATCGGAGTTTCAGCAAACTTCTCTACAGACTTCACTCCAGGCTTGACAAAGTTCATCACCTTGTCGATGAGAGACTGTTCGTCTGGAGGTAGAGGGACATTCTTATTACGAGGCATTATTTGGCTCCAATAGCTGTCATGGCTTCTCTAACCTTCTCACGATATAACTCGGGATCTTCGCCTGGGGGTGCAGTATATAGTCCGGCGTCGAAGAACTGGTCTACGGTGAGGGACTTCTTTCTACCGTTATTGTCTTGGATCATCCCACGAACATCTGCCTGGACATTTCTATCTGTGATGGAGTTGATTAGGGCTGCAGCAACCTGAGGCTTGTCTTGAGGTTTAGCTGAGGAGAACTTAGATGCAAGAGCTTTATCGTAGAGGCCTAGGGTAGCTGCACGAGGAGCAGGCTCATTGCCCTTCCTAAGGGTCTTTGGGTTCATGTCGGTTGGGAATGCAGCTCCAGGTTTAACCCAGACTGTCTTATGGTTACCTTGGGCATCATCGTATTGGAAGAACTCTGGGGCTGGACCCTGGGGACCAACAGGTGGTCTAGACCGAATAACTGGTCGTTCACCCTTCTTGCCCATAATAACATGACCATTTTCATCTTTGGCAGTCTCATACTTACCTGTAGCTTCGTTGAAAGTCATGAGGGGTTCTTCAAGCTCCGCTGGGGTGGGCTTGGGATGGAAGATGGCTTCTGCTGGAGGATTCTCACCTTTCTGCATAACAGATCTCATCATGATCCATCGTTCGAGGTCGGTTCCCTGTTGAAATTCTGGAGACTTAGTAAGGGCCTGTAGTTTACTATTTCTATCCTGCTCCATGCGATAGTCAGCTGAACCCTTATAGGTCTTGGTGATGGGGACTGAGGAATCTGCAACGGAGGGGGATTGGGTGTCCTGCATGGGAGCTACTTGACCTAGTGGGGCACCTACTCCTGTCATCTGCTTGGATGGGAGTGTGGCTCCTCCAGTTACATCTACGGAAGATGGGTCAATCTGTTGGAGTCTATCGGCTGTAGCTCCAGTGACAGCACCTGGGGGAATTCTATTCTGGAAGACCTGATCTGCTTTCTCTTTACGCTCTAAGGCTAGAGCATTCCTCTCCTCAGCTAGAGACTTGGCATTCTCATCTCTATATGAGATCATACTCTCTTTATCCCTACGGTCAAGCTCATCGAGCATAGCTTGTCTAGCATCCATACGCTTACGGGCGAGGATGTTCTGGAGCTGTGTAGAGACAGCTAGACCAGGTGAGACATACTGATGGTATGCTGAGTATGGTTCAGGATCTTCGTAATCGTTGTTTGCCATTGTTAACCTTAGGAGAAGATACCCTTAATGAAGTGTCCAGCCTGAGACATCCAGTTGGGATCAGCTTGGGAGAGTGCACCAATGCCTCCGGTGATTAGGGAGCCTGCATTGGCAATGTTGTCGGCTGTGGTTGGACCTTCCGGCCACACACTTCCACCTGGAGCTAGTCTCTGGGTAAGCATGGGTTCTAGGGTGCCTGCAGCCTGCTTCTGTGCAGCTGAGGGGGCTAGGAAGCCTGCCCCCATGTCGGGGAGTTTAATCTGCTTACCATTGAAGGAGCCAATGGTTGGGGGTTGGTAGCCGTGGGTTTGGTTGGTAAGGTAGTTGGTAACCATCAACTTACGTAGGGCGTCAGACTCGTTAGAGTTACGAGCAGTCTGGGCCGCGATTCTATCTCTATCTAGGTTACGTTGATTGTTAACGTTGGTGTCAGCATAGGTGCCTAGAGACTTGGAGATCTGGTCCCAGGCATCTGAGGCAGTCTTTCCCTTCTTCATGAGGTCTTCGATCTGCTGACCAATCTGTGCTTTACCTGCGGCAGCTCCCACACCACCTACGGCAGGGTTAGTGCCTCCTGCTGTTAGGGCACCATTGTTGAGGGCTACCTCACCACCTGCGGAGTCTGTAAGGGGGCCTGAGGCAAGTGGAGCTAGACTTGCTGCTCCACCAGCACCTCCTGCAGCAGCACCTGCGGCGGCTGCGGCACTGAAGTCTGCTCCAGCTGTCGAGGCGAGGCCTGTGCTAGCAAGAGGAAGGGAGATAGGGGTTGAGGCTAGGGTTCCTCCGGCTGCTGCGCTTCCTGAGGCACCACCCATCGCTCCAGCGTTTCCGGCCATAAGAGCTGGAGCTACTACGCCACCAAGTCCTGCACCGAAACCTACCTGTAACCATGACTCTGGATGGGACCAGAAGCCGTGATGCTCCTTAGTGTCCCAATCACCTGTTGTGGTGTTGAACTCTTTGAAGTGATCTTCATCTCCATTGATCTCAGAGCCATGAGAATAGTCTGCGAATGCCTGAGGATTATCTTTATTTAATCCTATCATGCCACCGCCGATATCCTCAATTTCTTCTGGGGTTGTGCCAGGATTGGGGACGAATGGCTTGCCGCTATTTACTTGATCGTAAAAGCCAGCCCTCTTCCTAATATCATACCACTTAGCAAGAGCCTGTTCGGTTGTTAGTCCTGTATATAGTCCCATTATATTATCCTGTTAGATTCCTGGAGGGGTGCCTGTGGAGTTGAGCCAGTTCCAACGGTTCGCCCAGTTCTGGGAATCGAGACCGAGTTGGCCCGAAGCAAGCATTGCATTGATTTCGCCTAGCTCCTTCTGTAGGGCTAGTTGCTGATCGGCTGTGAGGAGGGTGCCCATCTCTTGGAGGGCCTGAGTGATTTCACCTCTACGGGCTGTTAGCTCATTTTGCATGAGGGAGGCCTGGAGGGAGCCTGTAGCCTGAGCTGCGTGTTCTGAGGAGAGTCTACGCTCAGCACCTAGATTAGCATCAGGACCCTCTGATTCAGCCAGCTGGTCAATGTAGTCTCTAGCACCTCTAGTCTGCTGGGCACCAAAGGCGTTGACCTGGTTGGCAATGATTGGGTCTTTAGGGTCTAAGGCTAGAGACTGTGAGGCCCTGCTCATGAGCATGTTGTAAAGATCATTTGAGCGGGGGTCTCGGCCTGAGGTGAACATCGAAGAGATATCTCCGAAACTAGATCCTGCTTGTCCATTAAGACTGCCTGCACCACCGGCACCGCCTCCGCCCCAAGCATCACCATTAGCATTAGAGACAAGTTTCCAATTACCCTGACTATCATTAACACGATATAGCACACCATTAATATAAAGGGAGTCTCTACGACCATATTCGTCAGTTGGGCCATCTTGGGTAATATAGCCCTTCTGCTGTAGGCTATTCTTAAGCTGGTCAATCCCTGTATGATCTTTGTTATCATTGCTAAGCGCGTTGTTTGGTAACGACTTTGCAATATCGTTAAAGTCATTCGAAAGTTTTGTGTTATCCACCTGTGGCATCGGGATGGTACCAGAGGTCGAACCATCGGGATTCTTCGTGCCACCTTGGATAGGAGTCGTACTACCACTACCAGCTGGAACGCCACCAGAGCCAGGTTGTGGGGTTGTTGTACCTGGATAAGTTCCACTTGTACTTGTAGAAGGAGTAGTAGTAGTGTCAGGCGGTTGGGTAACTGGCCCATTAGATCCAAACCCACCAGGTCTTAGCCCTGTAGGTGAGGAGGTAGGCTGGGTCGTATTAGTGGTACGCTGGTTAGCTCGGGTAATTGTAGGATCGTCTAGGGCCATTATAATTCCTTAAGAGGTTGGCTCGATATTGTAGGACACAATGATCGTTAGGGTATTTGCAGCGTTGCCGCCAGTGAGCACACCTGAACCATTGTTATCCATGAAGACTTGTAGGGGTGAGTTATCGTTAGATGCCTTTGCAATGGTGGCTGCAACGGAGATCGACCCATTTGCACTTGGAAAGATGGCTACTGGGGACAAGTCCACACAACTCACGTAACCGAGGGCAAGGAAGGTGCTTACATCCGTAATAGCTCCTGCCGTGCTATTGTTGACAAGGGGGTTACACATGTAGTCGGTTGTGGTGTTCTGAACCCCTATAGCAGCAAAGGTCGTATTAATGTTCGTGTAGGCCCCAGCTGCAAAACTTCCTGTTAGGGAGACGGCTATGGGCTTAATCCTAAAACCAGATCCAGGTGCTGAGACAATGTCAATTGGAGTTGTAGGGAGTGCTTTGATTTCGGCATTCGTTAGGATGGCCCGGACAATATGATGTCTGGCTGTGCCACCAGCACTATCAGCCGAAAATATAGTAGAAAGACTTGCCATTAGACAGGCTCCGCAACATAGTAAAGGGTAACTCGTAGGGTGTTGGCAGCATTGCCTCCGGTAAGGTTACCGCTACCGTTGTTATCCATAGAGATTCTGATAACCTGGTTATCAACATCGGGGATACCAGGTGAAGCTGTGGGATAGTTCCACTCAGTAGAGCCAGAAGCAGCTCCTGAACCTAAGATAGTGGCTAGATTAACCAAGTCAATTGGGTGGTTCTGGGCGTTACCAAAGATAGCTGATACTGCTGTGGCCGCTGTATTCATGCTATTGTCATTGACACAGAGGGGGGCCATTACCCAGTAGCCACTAGGAACATCTAATTGGACTGTAGAATATGTGGTGTTAATGTTGGTGTAGGCACCTGCAGCAAACTTCGTTTCAGCTGTCCCACCTAGGATACGTGTACGGAATCCTGAACCCTGAGCCGCAATCACAGTGATTGGTGTGGTAGGAAGGGCCTTAATTTGTGCGTCAGTGAGAATAGTGATTGAACGTTTTAACATGATGTTATGGGAGGGTAATGGTTTTATAGTCTACAATGACTACTAGACTATTAGCAGCATTTCCACCTGTGAGGTTACCTAAAGCTGCGTTAGAGATAGTAAGTTTTAAGGCTGTATTTGCATTAGTAACTGACTGCCCAACAAAGGTTGTTATACCCCAATCATTAAAGTCTTCATTCTCAGAGGATGGACAAGTGATTGACTGGATAACACCTGTAGTTGATGTAAGAAGATCACTTAATTGGGTAAACCCTGCAATTGTCGAGTCATTCCCAATATAGTTACTAGCATCATCTACCCACTTAGCGAACATATAACCATCTGGACTGATGTTTGTATAAGCAGTTGCTCCTGCCTTAAATACGAAGGTGATAAGGGAGGGCCAGATAATCTTGCCTGCCCCAGGCGCTGCTACTAGGGTGATAGGGGTGGTTGGGAGGGCTAGGATATTGGCGTTAGTGAGGGTGACTGTGGCTGAGCCTGAACCTGTGGAGCCTGTTCCACCAATCTGGAACCATGCACCACTATACCAGATGAACACACTCCCGGTGTCAGTCTCATAGAATTCTACGAGGATGTTGACAGGGGGGTTGGGGACGAACGCTAGTCTGTCAGCGTTGGTGCCATAAGTGAGGAATTTGTCTAAGGTAGTATCTGACATATTATGGTACGAATGGGACTAGGACTGGATGACCTAGGCCGTCTGAGATGAATGTTAGAGGTTCTACGCCTGTGGCTAGGGGGATGTATGAGACGGAGGAACCTGTGGCTGAGAGGGTGAGGTTGGTCATGTCTAGACCAACACCTAGAGCAATTTGTTGCCAGTCTCCTCCACCAAATAACTCACCTCTACCTAGGAGGACAGAGTTTGTAGTAGCCTGGGTGAAATGGTTATAGGCGAGTCTAGACTTAACACCTGTAGCTACGTTAACTTTATCCCAGGTAGGTTTAAAGTGAAGCCCCGTGTTAGAAACATATTGGGGAACAATGGTCTTATTTCCACCAATAGCATCACCTGTAAGGGTGCCATCATCATTGAAAGCTACTGCCCATTGCCTGGAGATAGCAAGTCTAAGCTGTTCGAACTCTTCTGCTACGAAGGTTCTAGCCTGTTCCCAGGGGAGGTTAAGGTAGTCGCTAAAGATACCGCCAAAGGTTGACATTAGGTGTCCGAAATCTCAATCTGAAGAGTTTTCATAGAGGACATATCAAGGTTATCGAACACCTTGATAACAGTGTTCTCATTGTTCTCAGGAACGAGATCAGTAACTACGCTGTTAACTTCTTTGCCAAAGTCCCTGATGAATCTGACATTGAGGGTGGTGCCTGGGTCATCTACTGGGAGGGCTAGGAGTGCTGCAGTCATGGCTCCCCACCGATTAAGGAGACCATTAGCGATGTAGGGGCGGGTTAAAATCTTAGCCTTATAGTCCACGCCATTGTCTTGGTTGGTGATGTCGATACGCTGGATGAAGTTAGGCGCAACGTAGCCGCCATAGGGCCTAAACGACAAATGTGGCACCCCTGCATCGTCCTCAATAATCTCTGGGACAATGGTAGAGCACCATGCTTCTGTAATAGCCCCTGTAACTACGGACCAACCACAGTGGGTACCATCTGGCTTGGATTCGATCTCAGTAATCTGAGAGACTAGACCAAAAGCTGGTGCGTTTGATCCGTCATATGCTACCCACCACTTTACCTGGCGTAGGTCAGGGTAGTAGACGCCGTGAGCGATAACCTTAGTGGCTGAGGTGTTGATGTGAAGCCAGGTATCATTAAGGTCTTGCATGTACTGCAAGCCTCCTGAGCCAATTCTGGCTGGTCCAGCTTGTGGGTCGAGGAAGTAAACACATGCTCTACCATATTCGTCTACTCCGTTTACGATAGAACCAATGATTGCACCACGGGAAGGAGAGATTAGAAATGACTCGTAGGCACCATCTAACTTACCTGTACGCTGAATCTTATAGATTCTATTATGTTTGAATGCGTAAAAGGAGCCGTTGATGGGGGCTGAGATGCCTGTAAGCTGACCGCCATCTAACCAGTCTAGGTCGATAAAGTTATCAGTTCGTAGTGGGATACGCTCATCGTTACCAAATCCTGTAGCTGCATAGACTGGTGTCCAGTAGAGTCTGGAATCATGCTCAGGATCTTCCCAGGAACCACCAAAGATAACCCGGTCCTGATCCTGGGTACAGAACCGGACAGAGGGAATGAGGTCATAGTCGCCAATTTCAGCTGAGAGTTCACCTAAGTTGGCATAATCAGTGGCTGGAATTGTAGTGTCTGTGTAGGTAGTTGTTCCAATTGGAACGGTAGCAATAACATAGAAGTCACCATCTCCATCAGATGCTTCTACTTCCCAAAAATTCTCACCTTCGTCTACGATAGCTGGGCGAGTGATAATAACTCCTGCTCCAGCACCAGAAGGGGTGAACGATAACTCAGGGGACGGCTCACTTCTTCTTAGAATCTTAACTCCCACCTTCTCAATGAACCTAACACGGTAGATGCGGACATCGGTAAATGCTCCACCACCTGTATCTACTGCTGTGGGAGCTAGGATTGGTTCAGCGATGCCTGTTCTACGAATAGTGGTTCCATCCCATACGTGCATTCTGTCTACACCACTCTTGTAGGCTACGAACCACTTACCGTGGATGGAGGTAGTTTGGATCTGATAGATATATGGGTTATTCGTATTGATATCATCCTTAACTGTGGGGATGGTCCACACGTTCATATTGCGGTAGGCGATAGAGTAGGAGGTACCTTCGGTAGCAGCAATGGCCCATAGCCAGCTGTCTTTAATCTCGGCAAACTTAGGCTGATAAGTTGATAGAGATACAACAACTGCCTCATCATCAAGACTAGAGTCACCTAGATCAATAGGCTCCATACCTCTTCTACGCTCACCTAGAGTTGAGCTGAAGAACTCTACGTTCTCCGCCAACACGCATTGGTTGTCTGGGAGAGCATGAGCTGGGTCTGTATTATTCATGCCGCCTTTGATGTTAGCGATGATTAGGTCTTTAGGCATAAGTTAAGCCCACATACCAATACGTGAGAACCACTGGCGATACCAGAGTTGATTAGGTCGATTTTTGCCTTGATAGAGGTCGAGGTAGGCTGACTTGGCAATGAACATGCGGAGGTCGGAAAGTCTAAGCTGGTAACTTTGCTCTCTAACCTGAGCTAGTTCAGGCTTTTCCATCTTATTTAGTTCATCTGCCATAGCACCTTCGATGAGGATGTCATGGTAGTCAGTAGGCATGAAGGGGACTGCGTCATCTTCTAGGATGGGAGCTACGTCGTAGCCTTCAAAGTTGAGGGTCTGAGAGTCTACAGTGGAGTCGCCAGTGGGAGTGGCAAAGCTGTCCAGGCGGATAGTGGACATGCCAGCACCCATGCGCTTGAGTGCCCATCCTCTGGCGGGCCGCTCTAGATCTCTCATGTTATCTAGCTCGTCAAAGGTAAGTTCTTTGAGAACTAAGATACCTTCAGGGTCATCTCCTGTGCCGATGGTGGTAATCTTCATGATCTTCTCTAGGCCAATAACATCCATCTCTGGAAGATTAGGCCATCGAGCCGTGTCATTAGGATCTACTATGAGGGTGAAGGTCGCTCTTCTAGATGTGATTAGGCCAATAGAGGAAGTTGTCTTCTTGTAACGTTCATTAACCCTCTGACCTACACGAACTCTAGCATCCTCAGAGGTGAGGTTAAGTCTAGTCATTACGTCTTGTACGATTTCGTCAAAGGTCATTAGAGGGTCCTATTACTTCTTCTTGTTAGACTTGCCAGCTTTACTTAAGGCGATAGCAACTGCCTGCTTCTGAGGCTTACCAGCTTGCATCTCGGCCTTGATATTGTAACTGACTACTGATTTACTTGATCCATTGAGTAGCGGCATGGTTAAGCTCTTTCTTCTTCGCGTGTCTTGATGTCGAATCTAATGAGTTCCCAACGTGGGACTGTGGAGATAGAAGGGGGTGGAACTGGAGGTACCGGAGGTAGAATTGCCTTCCTAGTGATCCATATTGGGCAAGACTGTGAAGCTCCAAATCGAGCTGTGGGGGCTATGGTAATTTGTGGAAGGAAGGCGGCGTTGGTATCTCCCCCAGGTGCGTAGCGAGCAAACTCATAATTCGGGATGAGATCACCAGTGGTAGAGATAGTTGAAACATCACTCACCTTAACATTGCGGTACTCGCTGAAACCACTCTGAGTATAGCTGCCAAGAAAGTTGAAGGCTTCCTGAATCCAAACCCAGTAGGAATTGGGATCGTCTAAGGCGTGAGTAAGGCGGTCTAGGAGGTTAGGTATGGCTAGTGAGCTAACTAATGCCCCCGCTGGGGTGTAGGTGTTGACAAGACCATCGTGGTTATTCTTGACAAAGGGGACTACGATATTTCCGTCCTGTAGGACTAGAATGTCGCAGGAACCACCTGAGATGTTTGGCCTAGTGTGGTAACCTACAGGGGCAGCCGTAAGGTCAGACATTGCAATGTTATTGACAAGGTCCCATCTCTTAATAGCGTTGTCGGTATTGGTTCCAACTGTATAGTAGAGGATGGTGTCGTCTAATGATACAGCCATTCCCATAAACACAAAACCTGTAATTGGGATATCCCAAATCGTAGCACCAGGTAACCCAGTAACAGAGTCAATAGTCGTAACTTTAGCTAATGTATTGCTCATTGCCTGTCCGACATAGAACGTATCGCTTCGATTACTTGTTACAAGGTAACCCCTATTGGTCATCGGAGGAACAGCTATTCTGCTGAAGAGGAGGTTTAGATCCGCATCATACATGAATAGGTATTCATTCGCGTCGATGACATCATCACCACTTAGAAGTAGAGTACCATTCGGCAGGCATTCTGTGTTGTTGGCGATAGGGAAGAGGTTCTTAAACTTAAGAGGTTGCCCTGTTGATGCACTTAGGAGAGCTAGAGGAAGCCCAAACTCACCATCTCCGTCATCTGTAATAGCAAGAGAGCCTATTGGCACAACTTCATCAGGTGCTTTTAGTCCTGTATATAATAGGACGGCAGGGGTAACCGCTGTACCACCATGCGAGTGTACTTGGCAGTAGTAGGTATGGCCTTCAAAGACTGGGACTTGGATGGGAGCATTGAAGTTGCTACCATTGATAAACACTATGTAGTAGACACCATTGTTAGCGTTGTCTAAGCCATCATAGATATAGGTTTCTGGAACGTAGCCTGTGTTAAAGGTGCCATAGTTACAGAGACCAATGACCGTGTCACCTGCTACTGCGGTGTACTTAAACCATACATCGTGGGTGGTAGTGTCTCTTACATTCTCTACATAGGCTACAGGGAGAGCACCTAGGTCAATAGCGGTGGCAGGGGTAAGGTTGGGGATACCGCTGACAATGATTGGACCGTCAGATAAGGTAGCAGTTCCGACTAGTGTCCAGGTTCTATTGTTACCTGATACATCTGTGAGATCGGCTGGACCTGTGAGAGGGGTGTCACAGAAGGGAGTCGCGTGGACGGCTGTAGCCGAGCACATTTCCGCTTTGATCTCGGTGGCCGTGAGCTTAGCTTGGAAGGAACGGTAGTATTGGAAGGCAAGATTAGGTGAGACACCCGTTAAATCAAATCCAAGTCTTTCAGCAGCAAATGTAGCCGCACTAAGGTCTACAGCAGTGGCAGCCTGAAAGAGATTCCCATTCATATAGTATGAAGCTATATGAGTAGTGGCATCGTAGGTTACTGCAATGTGCGCCCAGATAGTTTGAATCTGAGTAGCAGGGTTTGTACTCGTTGTTGTCGGGACATTATTTTGTGAGAATAGAATTAAGTTGTCACTTAATGCTTCTGTAGAAAGATTAGAAGAGCTAATAGTTACTGCTGCTGCAGCAAATGTAGCATCTCCTAGAACTGATGCAGTCCTATTGTTCCCACTAACACGAGGTCCAGTAAAAGTCACCCAGTACATGAACGTGAAGTCACTCGCAGGACTGAGGAAGCTGCCAGTTGTGCGGGCAAGGCCATTCCCTGTAGTGGTAAACTTAATCGCCATTAAGCCCTCTCCTCATCTCTAGGCTTAGCATCGAACCTATGAAGTTCCCATCTAGGGATTGTGGAGATAATGGGGTTAGGAGGGTTAGGTGGAGCGAATGGGTTAGCTCGATAGAGGACTATGGAGGTGCAAGAAGCATAACCTAGCTGTGTCCAAACATCCACAACCTGTGCTCCGGTCTGCATGTCGAACTTGAAGAGGGAGGTGGAGTCCTGGTCGAGGACCCAGAAGAATCTACCGTCATCTTGAAGTTCTACGTCTGCTAAGGAGAGGGAACGATCTGGAGCATTAGTCGTATAGGTTGTTACAATGTTACCAGCTAGATCTGTACGGTAGATATTAGAGCCGTTGGTGTAGAGCATCCCTCCATTAGGTGTGGTCGCGGTGATGGGTAGGGGGAAGACACCTTTGAGACCTGGGTTAGGACCGGTACCGACAGGGACTGTGGCAAAGTCGGGGAGTTGAGTATTACCTGCTACATCATAAGCTTTGATCTTGACACCACCGTTAGGTAGATACCATCCACCTGAGGTGTAATAGAAGATAGTACCAGTTGCTGGATCAAGCTGACCATAGTTGGATCCACCGACTTCCATAGCAGTTGTGCCAATGGTAGCTTCTGGGAATGGAGCACCTGGTTGATCATCAGCATGGATACAGTCTATGGTGTTAAGATCCCCTGTCCCATTAAGAGCTACAGTATCTTGGTAAGAGAAGAGGTTATCATCTACGTGCTTGAAGCCATCTCCGAACCATCCCGCTGTGAGCATACCTGTATCGCGGGCAATATCGATGGCTGCGAGGTGGACATTATGAAAAAATGGATAGGTGCCGAAGTGTGAGCCTAGTGGGTCGCTCATGAAATCGATTTCAGCTGTGCCAATGTTAAGGGTGGCGAGGTCTACGATTTCAATAAAATCATAACCCTGGCCGAAGATCGCACAGTAGAGCCTAAGACCTGTATGATCTGGGGGACCATTGAAGTCCGTCATTGGACGAAGAGTGTAGTCGATGGCTAGCCCAGAGACAGCGAGTCCACCGAAACCGCTAGTAATGGCAGCAAGAACACCGTCTTTTGTGTAGCGGGCTACGAAACTTGCAGAGCCTAGAATAACATCCCCATCAGCTAGATCTTGTGCATAGAGGACTTGGAACCGAACCATTCCGCCTGCAGAGGGTGAATGGTAAATATCACTATAACCTTCGACATAGAAGTAGTAGGTAGTACCAGCTACAGCATTAAAAATGCTATTAGAACAAGAAGTGATAGGAGTGTGTGTTGTGCCGTCAAGGAGGGTAACTCCTGGTCCACCATTGCCTGTCCAGACATGGATATTTGTAGGCTGGACACTGCCAATTGTGTGAGGAATGACTTGACCATCACGCTCAGCTGTCCACTTATACCATAATGAACGAGTACCCTGATCGGTAGTGCGGTTGTCTAGGAAGCCACTATCGAATGGAAGGGTGCCGATATCCTGGGCAGTAGCAAAGGTGTTATTAGGAAGCGGGGTAATCGTGACTGTCTGCTCGACAAAGGTATGAGAGAAGTCAAAGTAGGATAGTCTCGGGAAACCATCGTTCTGCTCTGCATCTCCAGCAGTTGCATCAGCACATCCAGGACTATTGATATCTAGAACACCATTACCTGCAATAGCAAGGCCACGATAGTTAGAGCAGCCATAGTGCATCCTTGCTACGTTCCATTTATTAGGTGGGAAGACAGGTGCTGGAAAGGAGGTAGCATTGGTTGCATGATAACCAAGTTCAATACAGACTCTATCACCAGCTTGACAAACTACTGAGTTGAGTGTCTGAGCACCTATAAGGTCACTGAAGGTAAGAGTGATAGGATTCCAAGGCTTGGTGTCTGTATACTTGTCTAATAGGGTTCCTCTAATAGTGCAGGAGTCACCAACTGAGACATACATGTGGACTCTAAAATAACCTGTAGGGATTGGGTTACCCGTAGATGTATCATTTCTAACAATACCTACAGCAACACATAGGTTGAAGGTGCCATCTATGGTTTGAGCGGCTAGAGGAGGAGTGAAGTATCTAAACTGGAGTTCGTTAACTGTGTCTTTGTTTGTAGAGATCTGGTAAGCTTGGATGATTCCCCCATCACTCTTAAACTGGGAGAGTTCAAAGGGTCTATGCCAGTTAGAATATCCACCTGGTCCATCAGCGTTGCCGTCCCACTCACCATGCAGGGGACCATAGATGAAGGTTGGAAGACCTCTCGTAGAAAGGTAGTAGCGAGTACCGGATGAGGTTGAGGTGATGTCTTGCTGAAAGACAGCAATGATCCCTACGTTATCACCTGTGACTGTACATTTCCATACATCAGTTGTACCTGGAACAGCTTTAGTTACACAGCCACTTGTAAGAGATGCCGCTGTCGCATTGCCACCAGTGTTCTGGGCAAGATGGTTAATAGAAATATCTGCGTAGACTTGAACAGCTGGAAACTGATAGGGTTGAAAGATGTTGCCAAAGTTGTTGGCTGAGCCAGCTGCAACCATCCCAAAGATAAGTTGATGTGGTAGAGTTGTAGTAACAGCTGGGGCAATGTTAGCTGGGGCTGTAGCATTGGCTTGGGAGACAGCACTTACTACAATATCTCCACTTGTAAGACCGCCTGTGAAGGTGACGATATGTCCCTGTGCAGCTGTGGCTAGTCCTGTGATTGAGTAGCTAGCACCTTCGCCTGAGGCCCTCCTCCAGTACATCTCCCCACGAATAGCGCTACTAATATTCTGAGCTACAAGGGTCCAACCTGCAGGCATGGTCGCGTAGCTCGTCCCCTTGTGGGAGAGGCACATGATCATGATATCACCATCAACTGTAGTGTTTGGTTTGGTGATAGAGAGGGAGGTTGTTCCGGTGGCTGAGATTGAGCGCTGTTTGATTCCCCAGCCTGGGGCGATAGGCATGGTTAGGGTTGGTCCTTATACTTCTCTATGAACTTATGAGCGTGAGAGACTAGATCTTTGACTGGAGTGCCTGGGGCATACATCCTACGAATGGTGTGGACAATAAGACCCATCTTCTTGGTTTTAGTGGCGTCTTTAACAGTCATGTACTGAATGGAGCGGGGGGATCCTATCGGCATTGGAGTGAGTGGATGAGGGGGTTGATGAGGAAAAGGCGGCAGGTAATGACAAATATTATACCATAAATGACCCAGAATAGCAAGTATTTAGAGGGCATTAACTGGTTCTCACACCTGGCTTTACGGTGAATGTGCCTATCGACAAAACAGAGTAGTCATCGGTATTGGTACGGACTACGTCATAGACATAGGATCCTGGCTGGATTGAGGTGTTGTCTCTATCTATGATGACTTTGAAAGTGCCATTGGTAGGATCTACAAGGCTTCCATCAATGGAGCAGATGGCCGAGTTTGAGGTGTAACTTTTCTTCAGGGTGAAGGCGACAGTCCAATCAGTGATATCTTCAACTGGACTCATAGTGAAGTCGAGTTCGATGTCTTCACCCTTGTAGATTATGATGTCTTGGACTTTAGCCATAGTTTAGCAGTGTGACTTGAGGGTGACTGTGGTGCCGTCTTCAGCGATTAGGATGATATCTGTGTCGCCATGAGCACGGAGGGTGACGGTAGTTCCATCTGCAGCAATCATGTTAAAGGAGGTGAGGCTTGCTGCGAGTAGGTGGATGTTGGTGGAGTCTACCCCTATGAGTGGGATGACTACGCAGGGAGGAGCAGGAACTGGCGGTGGAACGAAGGGGATTGGGAGCCAGAACCCTGTCCATGGAGCCTCATACACTCGTGTTGGGATACGACGGATGTCTGGGCTTAGGAAGCTTGGAGTGTCACGATTTACCCTCTGGTCGAACTGTGGGAAGATGGTGACAGGTGTTACACGCTTGTAGTAGTTGTAGACAGGCTGTGAGAGGGTGAAGTGATCGGTTTGTCTAACTGCGACATCCGGTGGGTACTTCGCCGCTACTTCATAACGTAAGAACTGCTTGAGTAAGTATGATCTAAACTCTGGTTGAAGAAGAGTGAAGTGATCGGTCTGTCGAGTGGTGTTATCAACAGGATACTTAGCTTCAACTTCATATCTAGGCCACTGCTTTAGGAGATAAGATCTAAGCTCAGGCTGGGATAGGAGGAATTCGAAGGTTGCCTGAGTTGTAGCTCCTGGGATTGGGTTGATTGAGCCTACAATATAGCGGTTACGTTCCTTGTTTAGGTATGAACGTCTCTCAGGTTGACCTAGAAGGAACTCGTAGAGTTGTTGGGAGGTTGCCCCTTCTAGCCTCTTAACTACATCAACTAGATAGCGGTTGAGGTTCTTGAGGGCGTAGCGAGCTTGGTCAGGCTCGTTGGTTGGGAAAATGTAAGAGTTGTTGTCCCTAGTAGCTCCGTCGAGTCGTGGTGGGGCTGGAACCTGGTATCTCTCTAATTCCTTGAGTAGGTAGGATCTAACTTCGGGCTGACCTAGAAGGAACTCATAACTTTGAATGTTAGGAGTGGTTCCTAGGATGGGCATGATTGCCTGAGTGATAAACCTATTTAGCTGAAGCTCTCTGTACGAAGCCATCTCTGGCTGAGAGACTGGAGGAATAGGTGAGGTGTCCTGAGACGTAGCACCTTCTAGCCTCTTAACTACGTCTACGATGTAGCGGTTGAGGGTAGACTTCTCTAGGTAGCTCCAGATTTCTGGCTGACTTAGAAGGAATTCATAGGTCTGCTGAGCAGTTGGCTCCTGAGGAGACTTGATTGCCGCTGTAATATAGCGGTTGAGTTGGAGAAGAGCATAGCGACGTAGTTCAGGTTGATTTGGGAAGAACTCAAACGAACCCTGAGTAGTTGCCCCTTCTAGTCGTGGAAGGGCATCTACGATACGTCTAGCAATCGGATACCAGCGGTCGGGGATAGAGCCGTTGATTAGGGATGGGATTAGCTGCTGAGAGGTAGCTCCATCGAGACGGGGCGGAGCACCTACAAGGTAGCGACTACGTTGAGTTAGCCTAGAGAACCAGTTAATCTCTGGTTGGTCTGGGAAGAACTCATACTTCTGTTGAGAGGTTGCACCATCAAATCTCTTGATGGGATCAACGATGTATCTATTTCTCTGGATGAAGCGGAGGAACTGTGTAGTCTCAGGCTGACCTGGGAAGAACTCATATGTCTGTTGGGCAGTGGGTTCCTGTGGACTCTTAATTGCTCCAACGATGAACCTATTGAATTGCAGACGTAGATACTGTGATAGCTCTGGTTGGGAGACAGGTGGAACTGGGAATGTTTGTTGAGAGGTTGCACCTTCGAAGCTCTTGACTGTGTCAACGATGTAACGGTTCCGTTGGATGAACCGTAGGAATGAGCTAGTCTCTGGCTGTGATGGGAAGAACTCGTAAGTTTGCTGAGAGGTGGCTCCTTCGAATCTTGGAAGTGCATCTACAATCCTACGAGCAATTGGATACCATCTGTCAGGGATGGAACCATTGATTAGAGAGGGAATGAGTTGCTGATTAGTTGCACCCTCAGTGCGTGGGGGTGGGGCTGTGTTGAAGCGGAGGAACTGCTTAAGTCTATCGTAACGAGATTGATCGGGCTGGCTCTGGGTATATGGTGGATGTGTGTCGGTTACTGTTGTTACGTCAAGGGCTGCTCTAGATGTATTGTAGACGAATTGACGCTCCTCAGCACCTATGATGAGAGTAACAGAGGAGCCTGTAACTGCTGTTACTGTATCAGTAACTGTTGAGGGGTGGATGAGGATAGATGGCTGAACAAAGGGACGCTCATCGATTCCAAAGATGATGAGAAGGGGAACACCTGCTACGCTATCAGTGACTGTGGCTCCGCTGTGGATGGAGATGGGTGGAGCGAAGACGAACTGATTATCCTTCTTACCTCTTGGGGTGTTCGTTGGGAGGTTGAAGACATCTGTTTGAGTAGGTGCAGTTACGGTGACATGGATGGCAGCTGGAGAAGCAGGGTAGACAAACTGAGTTTCCTCAGGTCCCATGCTTAGGAGTAGGAGGACCCCTGTGACATCACTCGGAATAATAATAATTGGGTCTACTTGAGGAGTTGGCCCAGTAAAGGATCTACGAATATTTTTAACAAGCTCAAATCTATTTATCTGGGGTTGAGAGATAGTAGATGGGAGCGTTGGGTGAGACTGTTGAACAGTTGCACCCTGATGAATCTGTGGAGCTGCAGCTACAATATAACGGTTATACTGAAGAAGAGTATACTGAGACCGTTCAGCAAATCCTACTGGTGGAGTAGGGTGGGTTTGTTGGCGTGTTGCGCCTTGCTGCTCAGCGAGGGAGCGTGGAGCTGGAAGCTGGCGTAACATTTAGACCATATGCCAATCATGGCGGTAGTGATTAGATGGTTGCTGAACAGGGAAGTAGGGTTCTAGGGCTGTTAAGGTTGAGATGTCTACTTCGATAGCGCCAGAGGAGAATGCAGATGGTGATGTGCCTCCCCATGTAATAGTGGCCGAGGTTTCTCCAGAGTCTATAGTTGCTACGTCTAGTCCAGTCGCGGGAACGTTATAGCCTAGGTCAGCTCGTGAAGTGTAGGCAGGAGAACTACGAACTGTAGTGCCAGCTGTGTTCGATCCGTTGAAGACGTAGGTGATGATAGGATTGGCTGGAGCTGGGGTAAAGGTGAAGGCGGGGGCTGGGGTGCCTGAAGCAACGTTTGATTGGAAGGTAGACTGTCTGATGAGAGGTAGGCCAGTTCGGGTTGTTGAGGTAACCTTGAGGACAACACCTCCTCCTCCTGTGCTACTTGCTCCAGTGATGGTAAAGACTGTGGAGGTGGCTGAGCCAACTCTAGAGTTTCGCATGAAGATGAAAGCAGAGTCAGCACTAGTGTTCTTGACTGAGGCAGCACCTGTGATATTAGTATAGACTCCGAGGGTATCCGTGTTGTTATCAGAGACTGTAGGAGTGGTGACAATGCCTGAGTTACCACAGACAATAATAATCATATCCCCAACAGCGGGAGTGGCTGTAATGGTATGGGAACCTGTTGTGGTATTCCATGCGTTGCCTAGGGAGGTAACTGCGGCCATTATCTACGTCTACGCTGAATCATGATTGTAGGGCGGGCGATATAACCTAAGGATGCGGCACCTGAGCTAAATGGTGTTAGCGCACCCCATGAGAGAAACGTTGAAGAAACTTTCTGGTTGTTGTAGCTGGCGGTGATGTAGTCGTCCGACCGCTTGATGGTCGAGACACGGACCTCGTCAAGATCCCCGTCGAAATAGACTTCATCTAGTGATTGCCGGTTCCCTAAATCAAGTATCCCTGCGGCGGTCCCAGTTCCACCCGTTGCGCCAGCAGACGCTGATCCATTGTTCCACGTCTTGATGCCACCAGCACCTGTGCGCTGAAGGACGATGTGTAGCCAGCCACTCTGACCTATGTTGGCGTCGAGCGAACCTCTCACCTGCGTGATCACGCCCGTCGCATTATACTGCTGGATCTCGGCTCCTCCAGATGTATTACCGATAGCAAAAATGCCGCCAAAGGGAGTCGGCGCCACACCGCTATACTTGACAATAACCTCCATCGTGAAATCACCAGAACCGAGGTTCGTGGAAACCCCCTCCATGTATTGTGATGACGCCGCAACAAAGTGGGCGGCTCCTCCAGCAACTTCTGCTGCTGAGGCCGTTGCGCCGTGATTCGTGAGCGTATGACCGCCGCTCACTGAGCTATTCAGGCCGAGTGTGGTGCCATCGCCGAAATGGTAAACTTCCAAGAAGCTGCTGTCCCACGCCGAGGTTGAGGAACCATCAGTTGAGAGACTAGAATTACCAAAGGCTAGATAGAAGACTACGTTTGTTGAGGCGTCAAGGGTGGGAATCTTGACATGCATCTCTAGCTGTCCTGTGATAGGAGTGTAGACTACAAGCTCAAAGGTAAGGGCTGTGGTGAGGGTGATGTCTGAATAGGGCCGGATGTCGAAGCCACTGCTATTGAGGACATACCCACCATTACCTGTAGTTTTAAGATCGGCGTCGGTGACATAGATTGCGACTGGGAAATCAGTAGAGTTCGATGACCCACATTGGGTGTGATCTATTGTTACTGATTTGTAGTAAGTGAAAGCCATTATCTACGTCTACGGTATTGGATGGTAGGGCCTAGTGAGATAAAGCCTGCTGAACCTGACCCAGAAATAAATGAAGCAATTGTTACTTTACCGTCGCCAACTGACCATGTGACATTTTCAGAGGTCGCTGTGGTTTGGATTAGGTAGGCAATGCCATTTCCTATATGTTGGGCTGTAACGTTAGGTACGGCTATACCAGTAAATCCACTATCTACAGTCGCTGTAGCAGAGTCTATCGAACTCATCCCAGATACGACAACCTCATTATTCTGGGTAGGTGTAATACTTCCCGATTGGCCCGAGAAGTTTGAATTAAATTGATCTAGTGGTGATCCTGAGGCCCCAGAGAATGCCACTACACCTATTGATGGAAATGAGCCAGCGCCAGGGCTAGTGAGTGTAAAAGTATGGCTTGAGTCTATAGTAGGTGAAACACAATAGTATAGTCTATCGGTGCTATCTGTATTACCAATACTGACAATGGAGGTCCATGTATTTGACTTACTATCACTAAGTATTGGTTCTGTGGCACCGGAGTACCAAGAAGAACTAATAACTATAAGGTTGGCTCCAGTTGTATTGATGGCCCCGGTTGTTATATTAATGCTATCTGTTGAACCAGCGATTACCGAGGCAATAAAACTATATG